ATACTCTTGGAAAAAATGTCAAGAAATCGGTAAGTCAAGTAACAGTGAAAGGCCCAACGCCAATTCTACCTTCAGGCTTACCAACTCCTATTGCTGGAAGTGGATTTTTACGAGTTATAATGTATATAATTGCTGGCATCCTTGTAATCGGTATACTTCTTCTTGTAATAGACCAATGGATAACACCTATATTTCAAAGTGATCCAGGTAGTGCTGGATATATATTTATGCCCGGCACCGATACATCTGTAGTGTTTTGGAAAAAGACATCAGACATAAAAAATATCATTATCGGCACATTACCTCCTCCCGATTCAGGTTCTAATTTGCCTAGTAGTGGACCTCTATCTACATCCGTAATTGAAGGGCAATCATCATATAGTATAACCTTGGATGTATTAATACAGGATGAATATCCACAGGATTTAGGAACATCCACATCCGATAGTCAAAGTTTATACCGCACCTTTTTTTCTCTCGGTCCATCTTTAACGAATCCAACATTAGTATTTGAAGTTGATAATTATAAAAATACAGTGTATATTACATCATATGATGCAAATAGACTAGTTCAAACAGCTGTAATTGATAATGTTCCTATACACAAGCCATTCAGAATTGGTGTTGTTAAAACCCCGAATTTATTGGAGGGATATTTGAATGGTATGTTAGTCAGAACGATTAAACTGCGTAGTAATACGCTTGACCCCAATACGGGTGACACCATATATTCAGCAGATGAAATTGTAAAAGCGGGGAAACTCCAATCAAACGGGATTAAGACTATGAATCTCAGATTATTCGGAGAAGCAATAGCACCTGCAGAAATGAAGGCTCGTATGACAGATTTAGCAGTTGCAGGTAAATCAACTTACAATGATTTAATGAATATTAGTTATTTCTAACGAAATATTTCTAAATATATATATAATTCTTAGATGCGCCTCTACTGGCTCTTAGCAGCAATATTACTTATAACATACGGCGTATATTATTCCGTGCGTTATATGATTTCAGGAAAACAGGGTCTAACGCTTGGTAAAGAGGCTATGAACTTATCTCTTACAAATATGGTTGCACATAGTGAAATTGTAAAAAATAACTGGGCTGATTCACCAAGTTCATCACTTGTATTCTATATTTTTCCAGAGATAGCTGACCGCACTGGATATGTTAATAATGAATATGCGGATGTTGTACAAATTGGTTCAAAGCAAACTCTTAAGATTTTAATTGCACCCGACGCAGGGCGTTTAATGGTTGCACCGGCTATACTTCAAATTTATACAACGGACAATAATGAGTCACCAGAAGAAGTAGAAATAAGCAATTTACGGCTTCAGCGATGGAACTTTGTTGTTATTGTAAAGGAGGGTAGAAAGTTTACTATTTATATAAATGGATTCGTATCTGCTTCACACACATGTACGGCAATGCCTGAATTTGACGGTCAACCTCTTAAAATTGGAAATCCAAGATTAAAGGGTAAGGTTGCTCTTGTCAGCTTATCGCCATATGCAATGAACTTAGATGATGTTAGAACAACATTAAAAGATACAATGCAAAAGGATGGTTCACCATTTTTATCGAGTGACTTACCTTCATTACCTCAGTTTTCAATGCCAAACTTAAACTTGTGTCCGGATGGAAATTGCTTTTCAGATAAATCAATATCAAACCCAATGAAGCAATGGTCTTCTTCATACGCATAAACTATTACTGCAGAATAGAATATAATGAACGCTGCCAATGGAGTTAGTTCTGGAGGATCTGGAAAGACCGCATTTAATGCTGTAGTCGTTGTTTTAGTAGTAGTGGCGCTATACTATTTCTATAAATGGCTATCTGGCACTGGAGATTACGATTCTAAAGAGGTCATTGTCTATACGTCTGCGAACCTTGGACTACCCGGTAAATCTATAGAGCCTAAAATTTTTACGAGCGGCAATAGCAACATGCCTGCATTATATGAAGGTGGAGAGTATTCCGTAAGTACTTGGGTATACGTAACAAACTGGGGTGTGAATAAAGGCTATAATAAGCCATTCTTACGGTTGAATGGAGGAAGCTCTAATGGGTATGAGACACTCATCATGTATTTGGGTCAGAACGTCAGTAAACTCGCTATTAGAGTAAGCACAGATAACTTGAAGCTTGATGCGGCTAAATTGAACGACATTCGTCCATCAACTGGGTCATCGTATGGTGCCACTCCATACACTGATGTCGATAGTAAAAAATGCGATATTGAGTCAATTGATTTGCAGCGTTGGGTCTGCATTACGGCTGTTCTAGATGGCCGCACCCTAGATGTATATATAGATGGAAAGCTCTCTAGAAGCTGCGTCCTAGATGGCATGTTTAAGGTTTCTGGTGATTCTGCAAAGCTTTTACTTGGTGGACCTACAGGGTTTGGTGGCTTGATTGGTCAGACACAGGTGGCAAATTATGCATATTCTCCGGATCAAGTCTATAGAATATATCAAAATGGACCAGTTGACTCTTCATTGTGGACAAAGCTTGTAAGCTATTTTGACCCAGGACAGTTCTCATTATCATTAAAGAGAAATGGTGCAGATGTTATTTCGGCGGGTAATTAATCAATAATCAATAATCAAACAATCTACCAATCATTTTTCATATGATTGGTAGATAGTATGGAAGCCGCATCTAGTTCGGATACAGTTACACAAATTCTTACTGGACTTGGTTTAGTAATTTTATTGTATGTAATACTTGCTACGATGGAGTTTATTTATACTTCATTTATTGGAATGTGGAAAGACCGTGTAGAACTATTTCCGGATACATATGTTTCTGGTTCAAAGATGTATACGGCAATTCAAAATCCATCTAATCCAAATGCTAAGACTGTATACTTCTCGGATAATCAGCGTTCCGGTATAGAATTTAGCTATTCCATGTTTTTGAATATAAATAGCGAAACATTTGCGAGTGGAGCTGACGAATTACGTCACGTCTTACATAAGGGATATAGTTCACCATTTCCATTAATGGGACCTGGTATATTCTGCCGTGGTAACAAGAATACGATTCGTGTATTCATGAACTCTTATGATAATTGGGATAATTGGATGGATATAGATAATATCCCGGTTGATAAATGGTTCCACTTTGTTGTTTCATGCAAAGGCAATAAAGTATATATTTATGTGAATGGAAATCTCAAGAGTAAGATTACACTCAGTGGAAACACGCCCCCATACCAGAATTATGGTAACGTCTATGCGTTTAGCAGCAGAAAACTCACTCTAAAAAGTGGAAATACGGTATCATTAACTAGGGATAAGGAGTATACTCCACCAAATATGGATATGATATTTAATGGTTCTGCTAAAGGTCAAATAAGTCGTGTATATTACTTTAGCTATGCCTTATCGTATGGTGAGGTTCAGACATTGATGAAGAGTGGTCCTTCATCGACTATAGTTGGTACAAATGGTGCATCAAGTGGTCTACAGACACAGTACTTGGCAGATACGTGGTGGACATCATAAATTAAGAACTCCACGGTAAGGCACTACCGTTAATTATTTAATTTTATTGCAGTGCAATAAAATTAAGAACTCCCTAAGCGGTATAAATGCCAACTCATCTTGTTTCACACTAGCAAGAAGAGTTGTCATGGTAGGTGGCGGATTATATATTTTAGTGGCCTACGGCTCGCAGAATGTCATTTTGAGTGGAAATCCAGACTTTACATATTTCTATACCGTCATGAAAAAGTATAGCCACTTTGCATTTGAATCTCTAACACTTCCCTTAGAGGGTCCCCAAGAACTCTTTTTTGACCAACCGATACAATTGCGTGCAAAGATAAAACGGATAGGCGATTTACTTACGGACCTATATTTTACTTTTACACTCCCCGATATTTACAGTAAATATGTTCCTGCTGGAACACGATCGTCGCAATACGAGTTTCAATGGGTAAGATATATTGGTGCTCAGATAATTCAACAGGCCTCATTTTTAGTTGGTGGAACACTTGTCCAGCAGTTTGATAGCGATTATATCATTGCTACGGCATTCACTGACCAAGATGAAACACAATATAATAAATGGCAGAACCTCGTTGGAGATATCCCAGAACTCCATGATCCTGCAAATGGTAAATACTCCGGTATAGTTGGGTCAAATACTGTCCGAACAGGTGGTCTATATCCGAATGTCTACGGAGACCCAACAGTTATTGGACCACAGGACAATTTTCCCTCAATTCCCGGCCGTGATATTACAGTCCCTCTATCCTTTTGGTTTACACAGAGTCCGACACTAGCCCTACCTCTTACTGCACTACAATATCATGAATGCGAGGTTCAACTTATCTTGAGACCCATTCAGGATTTATATACAGTTTTGGATATAAATGGTTATCGGGTTCGCCCTGAGAATGAGGTTGTAGCAACGAGTTCTCAGTTGGAATCAGGAAATATCGGCTACAGAAATACTACTGAAAGTGGAATATACATTCGCCAGTTTTTAACAGATGTTGGATATACAGCACCTATATTAAATACCTGGCCGTTGAATCCCCGTTTACAAACAACGCAAGTATTTTTAACGGATAATGAGCGTACTACATTTGCTACGAAACCGTTGAACTATATTGTCAGACAAGTAACACCATATCTTTTCCCGAGTGTAAGTTCTAGACAGTTATTTGAGCTTTTTACACACAATCCTGTACCCCGTCTTATTATACTTCCAAGAAGGACCGATTCTATAGCTAATAGGAATGATTGGATAAATTATACAAACTGGTGGCTATATCCAGCTGCACCGTTTATTCCCACAGCATCAGCTATACCAATTGGCGGATCATCGGGATTGAATGGTGTTGCGATTCAAGAAGATATCATAAGACAAATTCGCATCTTATGTGATGGTAATGAAATTCAGGAAATTAAACCGTTGGAGTATTTCAATGAGCTGTCATCATGGAAATATGCGGCTGGCGTATTTCCATCAGGACTTGCAATTTACAGTTTCGCTCTAGATACATCGAAATGGACAAAGCCGAGTGGGACATTGAATACCAGTAGAGTTAGAAAATTTCAGATTGATATTGATGTCTGGCCTCTTGCTTCAGATACGAAATATTTGTATAATCACACGGTCTATGTTGAGAGTTTGAACTTCTTTGTTATTGAAGGAGGTATGGGTGGTATGAAGTATGCCACCTAATACTTTTTAATACTTTTTAGAAAAAAGTATGTCAAAAATGCACTTTTTAGAAAAGTGCGCAAAATCCTAGAAAAAATTGAAGGGCATGTCTACATACTATTTATTACAGTCAAGAATGTCTACTAACTCAGTATCTCTTCAGAAACAGCGTGAGAAGTTATCAAAGGATACTGATTGGAATGGAATGATCACTCACCTATCTCCTGAATTGAAGACAGCTGAGGGAAGAAAAAATATTATTACCAGAATTGATTCAATGGGAAGAAAAGGGCTACAAAGAACCGCTCGTCTTATGTGTTTGATGGAGCAAACAGAGCGTCTAGAGTACAAACCTGCCCTTCTAGAGTCTCTTACCTCACTTGTGTTAACATCTGGAAAATATAACTTTCATAAGAGCTGTGATACACTTGAGAAGAAGAAAGAAATGATACATTGGGATATTGCGACTCTTTGTTATCATGGCAATGCAGCTCATATTCCGAGATCAAATTAGTCACTTCTTAATTAATGCTTCTTCCTCGTAATATTCTTCGCCTTACTCGGGTCCATTAGCCTAATTTCAGGCATCTTAGATTTCCTGGTCGGATTTAGTTTAATCCAACCCGGATATTTTTTCATCATCGCCTTGATAGTCTTATGCTCACGAGCGAGTCTATTGCCGAATTGTAAGCCACCCGGTGTTTTATAGACTGCAGTTTTCGGTGCAACAAAATTAAGACGTACAACTGCACCATCTGCCTTGAAAAACTGTATAGTTCTCTGATAATCCTCCTTCTCACCTTGACCAATATCAATACGCACCTCTTTTCCAGGATTTATACACCCCCAGAAGGGTCCAACACAGAATCTGAGTTCAGTTGATACAGTCGGTTTCATGAAAAATCCATTAGCACTTGGGTAAACTCCCCAGAATCTGCAGTCAGCCTTTTCACATTCTGAGAACCCCCGTCTTATGACTTCCTTGAGACTCCGGAGTGGTCTCTCATGCCTTTTAACTGACCCATCATACTCTATAAATCCAGATATATCATCATCACATGATACTAGTTTAGTCCCTTTTGGAAAGTGGTCAAATATCCAGTTACGAACTTGAGGTAAACCAGGAACACCCACTAGAATCTTTCCGTAAGTCTTAGAATCTAGAACTGCTTCATATGCAGCCTTTTGCTCGTCATTAGCAACCACGACAAATATTTTCTCTTTAGGAATCTTATATTTATGCAATACGGCAAGTGTCTTATCTCGGCATCCCTCTGGCCTTTTATATGATGGAATTACAACTGAATAATCCATCCCCTAATTATAGCATCGTTTATTTTTTAAAAACAAATATGATTTTTACTAGTAAGATAGATGGGTAATACATTGACATTAGCCTATAATAAGGTTCAATACATGATTGCAAAAAATTTATCAGACCCAGCAGCTGATAATTATGCTAAACAACAGGCCGCTCAAGCTAGACAAGATGAGTTAGCAAAGGAAAGAAAGGCTATTGCTTCTTTAAAGTTGTCTGAGGCTGAGAAGAAGAAACAGGAAGAAGAAGCTGCAGCACTCGAATTACAGAAGAGAAGTCAGTTTAGCTCATTTAGTGAAAATATGGCAAAAGCGTCAAATGGAATTATTAAGGTTTTTAGTAGTATAGTTTTAATTGCACTTATACTCTACGGAGGCTATATTAGTGCAAATAAGGCGATTGGATATAATATACCATTTAGGCTTGTAAGTTTTCTATATGGTTGCTTATTCTTTTTCTTTGTCATACCTAAAATGTTGTTTGATATATATTACAACAATATTAAATTTCATCATTATGCCTTTTTGCCTCTTTCTACACATGTTACAACTGGGTCTGTTGAAAGATTTTTTATAGGTGCATTTTGTTATACCGAAGATGCTGCATCTAGAGCTGCAAAAGAAGAAGTTCGAAAACTATATGAAACAGGCTTTAATAATAGCTTGAAATCTGTTGTAGGTGTAGTTGCAGCAGTAGGGGCTGCAGCATCTGCAGTAGCATCATCGAAACCTAATAGTCCAGTAAAATCTGAGATAAAACCTGAGACAAAGCCTGTAGCAGCAGCTGAGATAAAACCTGAGACAAAGCCTGTAGCAGCAGCTGAGATAAAACCTGAGACAAAGCCTGAGATAAAACCTGAGACAAAACCTGCAGCAGCAGCTGAGATAAAACCTGAGACAAAGCCTGAGATAAAACCTGCAGCAGCAGCTGAGGCAAAACCTGTAGCAACACCTGTAGCAACACCACCAGCAACACCACCAGCAACACCACCAGCAACACCACCAGGAACGCCTACAATAAAACCAAAAGGAGTTAGTATAAAGCCACCATCACCAAAGCCTAAATAATGCACGTATAGATATTATAGATGTTACCACTTGTAAGTATTGTAACGCCAACGTATAACCGTCGACGTTTCATTCCTGCTCTCATTAAAATAGTTCAGCAACAGACTTATCCACGAGACAGACTTGAATGGGTAATCTATGATGACGGTCAAGAACCGATTGGTGATTTACTTGAAGCCGCCAAAAATGATTTGCCGAAGCTAAACTATATCTTCAGCGAAGATAAAATGACAATCGGTGAAAAAAGGAATCGTCTTAACCAGGAAGCCAAGGGTGACATATTAGTAGCAATGGATGATGACGATTATTATTTTCCACAAAGAGTTTCTGCAGCGGTTTCTGCACTATCAAAATCACCCTCAGTGGATTTGGCCGGTTCAAGCAAAATTTACATGTTTTTCACGGATACGAAAGAGATATATACAATTGGTCCATATTTTCAGGAACATGCAACAAATGGTACAATGGCCTGGAGAAAGCGTTATGCCATGAGTCGTCATTACGATGAGACTGTCGCATTTGCTGAGGAGCGGTCGTTTTTAGAGGGTTATAAGAATCCACTTATCCAATTGGACTGCATGGATGTTATGCTTGTTATAAGTCACTCGGATAATACATTTGACAAGACGCAGCTTCGCAATAAAAATTCATTAACACCCGATGGTAAACAACTCATGAAAAAAACTGATTTATCACTGACTCATTTCATAAAGGATAATGATTTAAGGAAATTCTTTTCAGAGGTCTAAACATTAAATGGACTTGCCTAATTAGAATACATTATAATGTCTCGGGAGGAATCTGTAAATAAGATGTTAGATGTATATGAACAACCCTTATTGAATTCTATTACAGAAAATTCTTCATATTCTATTCAACCTAAGCATATTAAAACGAGTCTTAGACCCCATCAATTAGCAATGATACATGCAATGGAAAAAAAAGAGGATGCTAGTATAAATGGTTTTACAATCGACGGTGAGACACATTACAGTCAATTTTCAATATTAGGAGATAAGGTTGGTTCTGGAAAAACATTAACTACACTTGGTTATATATCAAATATGAAAATGAGTACTGAGCCACGGAATGTATACTCTAGAATTCATTCACATTCTAAAACTGCATTCTGGAGTACTAAACCAGTTCATTTAGCCGAATGTTCAGGTAATACACTTATTATTGTACCACATAGTCTCTATCACCAGTGGAAACACGCAATTCAGCAGCAAACTACATTATCATTTTTTGAAATTAAAACACTCAAGGTCTTTGAAAATCCTAATTTTATTAAGAATATTAAAGAATATGATGTAACTTTAATGTCTAATACAATTCTTAAACAATATATGGCTGATACTACGAGAGAGTCTGTGCAATGGTCTCGTATAATATTTGATGAAGTTGACAGCGTATATTTCACATCAACAATGAGAATGCCACCATCTAACTTTTACTGGCTAATCACGGCTACATGGCCAAACTTCTTATTTCAAGGACTATATATGTATATGTCTGAAGAATATCTGAATAGGAGAGTGGCTGCAGGACTTAATCCAGAATTAGTAGAAATCTTACATAATGACCAGATAACAAACGGCAATAACTTTTATGCACGATATGATATAAGGAGTATTAAATTTTTTGAGAATTTTATAAATAAACATCCCAATCGTGGTAATTTAGTATTAAGAACTAGTAATTCATTTATGGAACAAAGTTGGAGGACACCGCCAATTATTGAAAATCGCATTCTATGTGAATCACCTATATCTCATAGAATTGTAGCACAATTTGTAAGTCCTGAGATTCAAGAACTATTGCATGCGGGAGACGTACAAGGTGCGCTTGAAAAGCTGGGTGTTAATAATACCAGTCAATCATCATTAATCAACGCCCTATGTGATACCCGTGAGAAAGAATTAGACCGTCTAGAAAAAACACTCGTTTTCAAAGAGTCTATGGAGTATGCGACGCCACAGGCAAAAGAGATTGCCATTACCAGTCTTAAGAATAAAATCAAGTCATTAAAGGAGCAGATTGAAACACTCAAACAGCGTATTAAAAATGTAAAGGATGAGATATGTGCAATATGTTTTGAGGAACCAAATGTTCCTACATTGGTTATGTGTTGTTCTAGATTATTCTGTGGAGCGTGTATTATAAATTCTATGCAAAGAAACCCATCTTGTCCTCTTTGTAGAACAAAGATTGATTTCAAGAGCTTACAGCATATAGATATGGATGCTAAAACACCGACTGATGTCACTGAGAATATACTTATTTCAAATAAGCCTAAGAAACGGGATGCACTATTAAATTTAATAACTGAAACAAAGGGTGGAAAATTTCTAGTATTTAATCGCTATGACAACCCTTTCCTTGAGATTGAAGGATTACTTTTAGAGAGAGGAATACGTGTTGCAAGTGTACGTGGAAATAAGGACCATATTTCAAGCATCTTAAAACAGTTTGAGCGGGGTGACATTCAAGTTCTCCTTATGAATAGCACCCAGGCAGGTGCAGGGATTGATTTAAAATCGGCAACGCATATAGTTTTAATGCATGCAATGCGTAAGGAAGAGGAGAAGCAAATTATAGGTCGTGCCATACGCTTAGGGCGTATAGAACCACTTAATTTAGTTAGATTGCTGCATAATGAGGAATCGTAAATTCCAGGATTAATACAGTGTAGGAGTTGTTTTACATTTCTTACCACTTTCTGAATTACAATTTAGTAAAGAGCTTTTTGGTGATAACCCTTTTAACTTTAAAGATTCTATTAATTTATTTTTATTGGATAGGCCCTTTATTTTCAGAGCCTTAAATCCATTTCCATAAATAACATAGCATCTTTCTTCAAATAACATACTATTATCTATATAATAAAAATCAGCAATCTTCAGACCGTCCAATGACAGAACAGGCGATTCGTTTTCCCGAATGACCTGTTGTCTTAGAGTCTGGCTGACCACCTTTACCATAGTCATCAGGGTCTGCATGGACTATAACAGACCGTCCCCAAAGCTCCTCAAGAGTTAGTCCTTTCAGAGTATACTTATACTGTTTTATGATGGGGTCTCTAGATTCGGGTAATGAAATATTGCCTAAATCACCAGTATGTCTTAGACCTTTGTGGCCAGGAGGGCCTCCATGGTCACAGGGTTCACCAACGTGAAAGTGGTCACATGCCTTCTTGCAACCATCACCTCTCAAGTCTCCAGCTCGGTGAATATGGAATCCGTGTTCACCGGGCGGCAGTTGTGTAAAGGTCGCCTCAATATGTATGTTACTTGCAGATTGCTTGAATACAACATCACCTTTTACTGATCTAGTATTAAATACTGCAACGGCCATCCTATGTCTTATACATACATAATTGTTTAGGAATACTCATCGATTCAATCTTTTTTGCTTGACTTGCTGGAAGTTTCAATTGTTTTATACTAATGAGTGTATTTAAGTGTATTGGAACTTCCTCAATCGATATATTATGTTCATCAGAAAAATGGACCATTTGTTTCCATGTGTTATACATTGATGATTGCCTTGTTAAAACTTGAGTGAATTGAAGATTAGACACTGGCGGTACATCTTTTATTTTATATTCTGAAAGAAAGGCATTGGTTATTTTAAGTTTTAATTGAAAGCTCGGTCTTAGTAGGTTCCAATTCTGATAAAAAAAGGCCCAATAATCTGCCTTATCGCTCAAATCAAATAGTGCAAGGAATTTAATATACTGTGACCATGCATCTTCAACACCCTCGAGACGTTTATGTATATTTTCATGTACACAGAGTCCTGATAAATTTCCTAGATTATTTTCAACTTCTGGAATAATAAAAGGATCCCATCTCTCATATAAACATGAATGACTAAATTTCAGAATATCTGTGCTTGGTTCTTCAGCTTCGAGTTCATCTGATAATTCTGGCGGCTCTACATATTCATCGTCCTGTAATTGTGATATAGCGATTGAATCTCGGCCATTTACTGATCTCAAAATCACACGTAAATCGGCTGTAGCAATCACTTCTGGTCTGATATTTTTTCCTAACCATTGTTGAACTGTCTGAGTTGGAAATTCCATGGGAATATATGTACTCAGACGTACTATATGTTGGTATGAACGTCCCTTAATTTCATTGCATATAAGAACAAGCGGATGATTCGTCTGATTCGGTTTCCACGTTCTCATATAATCTAATAGTTCATTGAGGCCGCCTTTTTCACCCAAACTAAGTCCGTCAATCTCATCAAGAAGAACTGCAAGTTTATGTTTATTCGTTGAAGGAGACATTGCTTCTAGTACGGATTTTTGTGTGAGTAAAGGAATGATTTGCTTTTTGAATGCTTGACCGCTACGGGTATGGCTGGCATTAAGCTCAATGATACGATATGTTTCTTGTTTTAGGATTTCTCTTGCAAGTGTTGTTTTTCCAACACCAGGCGGACCTACAAGAAGAAAGGCCGCTGTTGTTGGATTTGATAGCCATCGCCTGAGTGATTCTTCTACACTCGGATGAAGGCTAGTATAGGCCATCGCTTTATCTTAGAACGAACATTTAGGCTTTAGGTTTAAATTAAGCAATTTGCACCACCAGCTGCAGCCTTTTTATTCGCTGTGTTTATAGCTACGCAGCTGTCACCGTCATACACTCCCTCCCATGTAATACCGGCTCTTACACATGCGTCACATATTGGCTTAAGCTCTTGTGCTGTTGTCGCTCGTTTTACCTCAGCAGACGTGTAAATAAATACCTTATTTGCTCCAAGACCTGTGCTAGCAGATATTTCGGATGGAAGTACTTTGAGAAGTCCACCATTCTTTGATACGCCTAGCATATCTACGCACCCGGGCCTATTTGAGCCAGGGAGACTTCCAACGTATGTTAAATAATCCGGACAGGTATTTATTACTGGTGGCCATATATCCGTGGTGCTTGAAGCATTTGAATAAAACCATCTATATCCGTAAAATCCAGAAATGAGAATTGCACCGATTGCAAAAATCACTGTACGTGGCATTCCGAGTGGGTATAGTTTAAATGAAGCACCAATGATAAATAGGATAGAGACTATAACATATAACCAGAATGCCCAGTTAAATGTTGAAAGATTTATACCAAGAAATATCAACGGCTTACTCATACTATCTAATTCATAGTATTAAAGTATTTTATAAAATCGATTCAGTATCAAAGTGATTCTGGATTGATTATGTTTTTGCTCCGCTGAACAAACTAGCGAACTATATCATTTAGAAGAGGTTGGGGTAGTAGGCGACGGGGACGGGGACGGAACCAGGGTTGATTGCGTTAAAGCCAGAAGAAAGCTCAATGTAGCCCGTGAGGTAGTCGACAACGGGGTTTGTCGTGACGCCAGCCGGGCCAGCAACGCCGCCCGTAGAGATGGTTGACGTCATTAGCTGAATCTTGCGGAACGTACGGCCGGATGAAACGACCGTCTTGCCCATGTCACGGAGGACACCGCCAGCAGCGACGGCTGAAATCGTTGACGTAGCCTTTGCGGGCGTTGAGCCGCCCTGCGCCCATGCAGCGAGTGCGAAGCTGCCAGCAACCGCTGACCCACCAGACCCAGTTCCAGCCGTATAGGCCTGAACTGACGCCGCAACGTTACCGAGAGGGATGAAATAACCACCAGACTGCTTGAAACTCCTTGACGTAACAGAGGACATTTGCTTATACCTCCGGCTTAGAAAATATTTTTTAGAAATTTAGGTATTTTTGCCCGTAGGGAAACTTGGCTACAAACAGAATGAACTTCCAGTTGCCAAATACGAACCCTTTGCCGGTAGGTGGAATGAATGGCCGAGTAAATTTATCCGCACCGTCTGGTCCAGGTGGCCATTCCGAAGTGCCAGGATTTGCTTACCGGACAACAACTGAAAAGACCTTTGCAACCGATGCCCTTCGGGGGAATTGGGAGGTGACACCACTCTCAAAGGCCTTTTTCAACAATGAAAATGCTCAGGTGATTCAGAATGCAATCCGTAGAGCCGTATATGACAAATCAGGCCCGAAAAAATACGTTATAGATGACCAGTCCACGGATGAACTCACAATTATTATGCGAACAATGTATCTTCAGTATGCCCAGAATCTGCCGTACGATATTGCCGGTCAGGTTACAGAGTTGAATGAAAAAGTATTAAATTGGTCCGTACCTCATATTTTGAGTGCCGTTGACCATTACAATTATTATTTGAACGATATTAGCCATATGCCGGTACCTCTTGCCAGGTCGGTCAGCCTAAGTTCTGCCGGTACCAAGAGTTTGCCACAGAATCCTTTCGTTTAGACATCAGCCTTCTTCAACTTAAGAACCTTCTTCCCCTCCTTTCGTAAGGGTGCATCGCTACGTGCAGCCTCACGAGATTCCCGGAGAGCAACCCATGCCTTCTCGAAAACATCCAAATCCCGAATCCAGAGATTCTCGGCACTCGTCGCCCGTAGAATCTCCAGGGCGGCGGCAGCGGCCTCAACATGTCGCCTGGCATCTTCTACGGCCGTTGCCTTTACACGGTCCATTCGCATCTTTAGCAAATACTCATATGAGTCAACTGAATCCGGCTTATTCATGGAATCGAGTGCCGGTAGCTTCTCCGCTTTCAGAGCCGCCACAATGGCCTCATCTGACTTGCGCCGTAGATCCATGCGGTCCTCGAGTAGGGCTAGAAGGAATCTGGCCTTTGCGTCGTATTCCATGTGTTCCCGCTCAAGTCTCTGAATCTCAAGAGTCTTGCGAGTCTCATAGCCCGTAAGCCGGACTTGATAGTAGTCCTCCATCATATCGCCCACAGTTCCGTAGCGCTTGATTTTCATTTCAGGACTGAAACAAACCATGTTTGTCGTATGCCACGTCGTAGTTAGCTGCAGCATCTTCTCAGCAGCGACTGCATCCGTGCGCATCTCATAGTACGTGTCGTAGTCAAAGTAGAGGATGAATTTCACATCCGTATCATTATATAGGTCATCAAATGACTCGAGAATTGGTTTGATTCCCTTTTCCTTGTCACCCGTACATAGGGTGTCCAGATAAGCCTTGTAGTCCTTCGTCCATGACCCGACTGGAAGCTCCGTGACGGTAATTGTGTGCTTGGCATCGTCCCACGTTGCGATACCCTTCGTCTGCCAGGTCGAATCTGCTGTGCGATGGACTGTGCCGGTGAATCCGTACCACCAAGGCTGCAAGGCAAGGCCAGCGAGTGTTGACCGCCGCAAGTGGAGGCGGTCTCGGAGTAGTGACAGGACATCACTTGGGTTGTGCGGAGGAATATTCGTTGAGAATCCAGTACCAATACCAAGCGCTCCGTTGATTACGAGAAGGGGTACAATCGGTTGATAGAACTCCGGTTCAACGATTTCACCGTCATCATCAACGTGCTTGAGGATACCGCTGTCATCCTTCTTGAACATCGCATCGACAATCGGCTCAAGCTGGGTGTGGATATACCTTGGCTGGGCCGCATCCTGACCACCCATAAGTCTCGAACCAAACTGGCCATTTGGGACCAGCAGATTCAGATTATTAGACCCAACAAAGTTCTGGGCCATTCCAGTAATCGTCGAATTGAGGGAAGCCTCACCGTGGTGGTAGGCTGCATGCTCTGAAACATAACCTGCAAGCTGTGCAACCTTAATCTCTGACCGCAGGCCACGCTTCAGGCAACAGTAGAGGATTTTCCGTTGTGACGGCTTAAGACCATCCATAACATGAGGGAGAGAACGAAGGTTATCGGCGTTGCTGAAGTGGATAAGCTCATCGTGGATAAAGCGGTTGTAGGGAATTCGCCCACCCTTGACAATAGCGAGTGTACGCCGAGAATCATAGGTCTTAAGCCATTCCTTTCTATCATCGGCACGCTTCTTAGAGAACGCAAGACAGATTGCATCATCTGATGTATCATCCCACTCATACTTCATGTCAAAGAGGTCCTTAAACCATTCACGTGCCTCCTGCGCTGTTGAAGTGCCTAGACCCTTATAGTACTTCATGGTTGCACCTCGAATTGCCGCATCACCGCCATTGGCCTCACGCCAGGTCTCGAACTCTCCTTGCGAGTAGAATGACAGGACATTTCCCCGTCGGGTCAGCTTGAGCAGTGGCGTGGCCAAGCAGCAGAGGAAGCCCTTCTGTAGGAGTGAGGGCCAGAACGTGTGGAAGAAGTTCATGAGAAGTCCCTTGATATGGGACCCATCATGGTCCTGGTCAGTCATAATCATAACCCGACCATAACGCAGCGAAGTCGTCGCTGTATATACCTTGCCCTGTTCCAAACCTAGAATCTTCTTGATTGAAGTCAGTTCCTCGTTCTTATTGAACTTCTCCTGACTGATGTCCTTCACATTCAGCATCTTACCACGGAGGGGGAATACACCCCAGCGCTCACGACCAACGACTGCTAGGCCGGCGATAGCAGATGCTGCAGCTGAATCTCCTTCAGTGAGAATCAGTGTTGCTTCGGATGACTTGGCTGTGCCGGCCCAGAGGGCATCCTCAAGCTTAGGGAGACCACGAAGCGTCTTACGCTTAGACCCATCCGTCTTCTTGGCATCCTTGGCGGACTTGGCATCGAGAATTGACTGAGCCTCCTCGAGGAGACCAATCTTCACTAGAAGGTCAGCCAGTTTATCAGACTTGAAGACTGACCCAAACTTTGCTGCAGGTGTTGTCAGGGTCTCCTTGGTCTGCGAATCGAAGGCTGGATTCACGATAGTCGCATTGATGAAGAAGACGACTGAATCCTTCAGTTGTGCAGGCTTGATGTCGACCTTCTTCTTTTTTGCGACCTCGGTAAAACTAGTAAGTACCGTCTTGAGAACCGTGTCGACATGTTTACCACCCTTTCTAGTATTGATACCATTTACGAATGAAATGTGTTTGTCATCAGGGGAATCGTCCTCAGCAAATAGGTTCTTGGCTAGGACAGCACCGACCTCCCAGCGCTCACCGCATCGCTCATAGGCGTGACTCGTGCCATCCCGAATGAAGAGATTGATGAACTTCTCAAATGTGTTTGTTGCAATAACGGCGCCATTCCACGAGACCTTGACGTCCTTGCCGGCCATGGAAGCTAGTTCGATTGCTCTCGTGTGAAGGACCTGAATCATTGCATCAATATTAAGGCCAGGAAAGCGACTCAGGTCAGGCTCATATGTGATTTTGACGAAGCCCTTTGCAGCCTTGTCCTTGACAATGGACGGCTTTCCTGCAATAGCCATATGGTCTTGCCAAATCTGGCTATAACGTTGGCCTGATGCAGGGTGTCTGGTACTCAAGGTAAACTTGTTGCTGAAGATATTTGTAAGCTTCGCACCATAGCCATTCTTGCCACCGACAATCTTCTCCTCATTCTTGTCGTAATTGCCGCTCGTCAAGAGATGACCGAAGATTAGCTCGGGTGCATAGACCTTATGTTCTGCATGCTGTTCAATGGGAATACCGTCACCATCGTTCTCGACATCTACAGTGACCTTGTTGCTTGCTGAATCTCTGGTCACTGAGACCTCTATGTGCTTGATAGGCTGACCCTTCGAACTCTGACTACGAACAAGAGCATCCCGAGCATTCACAATAATCTCATCGAAAATCTTGTAAAAGCCAGGATTGAAAGCGACCTTACGGTGCACCATCTTTGTAGAGGTCTCATCATAGACCCATCGAATCTCCTCGTGTGTCTCAGTGCTTCCCACATAGGTGTCAGGAAGCTCAAGAATATGCTCACGATGGGTATGCTTCTTATACTGGTCAGCCATGGAAACGGGTGTACTGAGGCAAGGGACCCCCACACGGGTCAATTTTTGAAGCATACCGTGAAATACTTAAATAAAGTATTAAGCGGTAAATTAAGTACTCCCTAATGATAGAATTTAAAAGATGATAATATCTAAAAAAAATTAGAGTTCTCTACTAGACTTTTTAGTTTTTCATCATGCTTATCTTTATAGTCATATTTTTTAAAATATTTCCAGTCTCTTACGTTTTCATGCTTCTTTGTATTCGCACTCCCTCTAGTCATTTTTACATTAGTAAAAAACTCTTTTGATTGGATAGCATAATGATTTAATTGAAATATAGATGGGCGTTTTATTGTTTTACCACGAAGAGAGTGATAATGTACATGTATTCCACCAGGTTTAATATCCTTAGTCCAAACAATCGCTTTAATATTTTTATCTAAATTTCTTTTTCGTATTGTAAATGACTTGCGAATACTATCTGGTTGCTTTCGATATCCATTAGAACCGAACATTGTCCAATTAATACGTATTTCCGAGGGATGATTTGGTTTTAAGAATATATCTGCAAGATTATCTATAATATTTTTATTGTTTTTACAAAAAATATATTCATCTAAATCAATTATAATAACTGCATCAATTTTCTTTTCCTTAAACCAAGCAGGTCCAAATTTATTGTAGTTTTCAACCTGTGCATGTCTTTTAGGAATACTCTTAATCGTTAAAAATTGTTCTAAACCTGTTATTTTATCTTGCCAATTATCCGTAGACCCATTATTTATTAGAAGGAACTCAGATACTCCTTGCCATAAATAGTGTTCTATCCACTCCCTTATGCCCATAGCTTCATTCTTGAATGTTGCCATAACTCCAAGTTTCAAGGGCTTATTTGGCAATTTGCATTTTATTTTACGAGTATACGATGGCATCTATTCAATAATAATAAAATATATTTATTGAATAGATTATGAGTAATCGTACTCGACGTTTACCTAAGTATACGAATAAGGTTGGATTCATAATTTTAAGACATGTTAACTCAGAAAATACAAATCTATATTGGCAGGAAGCTTATGATTGTATACGACATTTTTATCCAGAAAATAAAGTCGTTATAATTGATGATAATAGCAAGCAAGATTTTATAAGTAATAAACAACTATATAAGACAATCATTATTCAATCTGAATTTCCGGGTAGAGGTGAGCTATTACCATATTATTATTTTTCTAGAAATAAGTGGTTTGATACAGCCGTTGTAATACATGATTCCGTTTTTATAAATAAATATATAAATTTCAAAGTTAAAAATTATAAATTTATATGGGATTTTAATTCAAATATTTCTAAGAAAGTACGTGATGAAATGCGATTAATTAAGGCATTAGATAATAATGAGTCACTACTAAAATTATATAATGATAGGATTAAGTGGAGGGGGTGTTTTGGTGCTATGAGTATTATTGAGCATAAATTTTTAAAAAAGATTGATACAAAGTACGACTTATCAAAACTACTACCTATTATTCGTTCAAGAAAAAACAGGATGTCATTTGAAAGAATATTTGCATGTATGATGCAGGCAAATTATAAACGAGATGTGCTATTAGGAGATATAATATTATATTGTAACTGGGGATATTCATTTGATGATTATATCAAATGTAAGGATAATATTGATCTTCCAATTGTAAAAGTCTGGACAGGTAGGTAACGCATGGCAAAGTGGAGGTGGCACTAATTATATCTCCGACAATTGTAGTAAGGGATGTTATATATAATAACAGCCTGCTCTAGACGAGATAATTTACAAGCAATCTATGATTCTATGGACTTTAGAATGATTCATACATGGTACATCATATATGATACGTCAAAGGGTCGGTCATATACTCATCAATTCAAAGGGCATGCTAAAATCAAAGAAATAGACTATGATAAAGAGGGTGTATGCGGTCATCCGCAGATAAATTATGCCATAGACCTTATTGAGGATGGGTTTGTATATGTTATAGATGATGATAATATTATACACCCTGATTTTTGGAAGACCTATATCGAGCTAGATCCAGAATATATTTATACCTGGGATCAGAATCGTATTCGTGAAAAAAGAATAGCGAAAGGTGGCATTATCAAATTATCTCTAATAGATACGTCTCAATTTATCGTACCAAGAAAATATATAGGAGATATAAGATGGGATAACAATAAACGAAATGCAGACTTTAAATTTATAAATACTATACATGAAAAATATCATGAACAATTCAAATATGTAAATAAAATACTATGTTATCATAATTACCTTCGTAAAAAAATAGCGGTCTGTTTCTGGGGTTTATCACGTTCTCTTAAATTTACATTAATATCAATTGAACAATATATTTTTAAACCGATAAAAGATGCCAATATAGATTATGACGTATTTTTACATACATATAAAATCAATAGAAAATATACTAATCCACACGCATATGAGCATGATATTAAGTTGGATAATAACGAATATAAACTACTGAAACCTACCGATTCTATAGTAGAAAATCAAGACAATATATTTAAGAAAATAAATCCCAAAAAATATACAACAAAAGGAAATCCATGGGAATTAGAAAATAAGTCAATAAATACTGTATATAATGTTATACTTTCACTATGGTCATTAAAACAAGTTAGCTCTCTATGGTTAAAAAATGAGGAAATGTATACACACGTAATGTATTGTCGACCAGATGTTACATATATTGCACCCTTGAATATGGAGTGGTTTACTTTTACAGATAATATATATATGCCCAATTTTGCAAGACATGGCTTTAATACGACTAAAGTTAATGATAGGTTTGCTATAGGGAGGCCAGAGCAGATGAAGTTTTATGGAAATCGCTTTGATGATGCCTTGGAATATTCCAAAAAAAAGCAGATGCATTCTGAGACATTTTTATCGTATATAATAAAAAAGTATAATATCCACTTGAAACTAATTAAATTTGACTTTATACGAACCAGGGCAACAAGTCAGAAAAATCTCACAGATGTAAAGGAACTCATAAGGAAGAAGCGGCTTACAAAAAAACACGCTAAAGAATTACAGCAAAAATATACAAGGAAGGCTCGTAAACTTGGTTTAATAGATGAATAATAATATTAATTACATATAGAAATGCCAAAGAGACACCGTAGAAATTATTCAGGTGGGGGAATGCCACTTTCGTACTTGAATAAGCATTATGTAGAGCCGTCAGCTATAGCAGGTTCAAATGTAAATGTATCCGAGCCACTATTAGCTAGACCAGTCTTGAATCACAGAGGTGGTTCTCGTGTGCGTAGAAAGACGAGATGCAGAAAATGTGTAAAGGTTGGAGGCTTCTCACCTGGCGTCATGGGGTCCTTTATTCAGAATGCTCAGGCACTTATTCCAGCAGTAGGTATTATAGGCCATCGTATGTGGAATAACTTTAGTAAGACGAGAAAGAATCGATATTGATTCCGGGTCTGGTTTGCGTTAATTCGCCTAAAGACAGAAAGCGTCCGACAAGGAGAAGGCTATGTCCATACAGGTAAAGGCTACACCGAATGCGAATGGCAACCTATTTGAAGTGAAAACTGTACAGGCTGGTGCATTTCGCACACTAGTTGAAGCATTGAAGGAGATTTTGACTGAGGCGAACCTTGAGTTTGATTCTCAGGGAATCAAGATTGTGGCGGTTGATGAGACGCACACTGTTCTTGTTTATCTGAGACTACATGCAGACCGCTTTGAGAACTTTTACTGCCCAGTAAAACACGTTCTAGGAGTGAATATGATTTACCTATTCAAGCTGATTAAGACTATGGGGAACAACGACAGTCTAACGCTATACTTACCTGCAAATAATCCTAATAAGCTTGGTATTCGCATGGAGAATACTGAGAAGTCTCAGACGACGAATTTCTTTCTCAAACTTTTTGACACCGATGTTGAGGATATTAGTATTCCCAGCTTGAACTTTACGAGCATCATCCACATGAATAGCACGGACTTTCAGAAAATCTGTAGGGATATGAATGTTTTGGGTGAGAAGATGGAGATTACGAGTAGTGGAAGCAATCTGATTTTCAGATGTATGGGTGATTTCGCCGAGCAGGAGACGATTATTGCAGATAATCAGGCCTCTATGAAGGTTCAGACGAAAGGGACGACGACTGAGATTGTCCAGGGTATTTTTCAGCTCAAGCATCTCGTACTTTTCACGAAGTGCACGACTCTCTGCCCAAGCATTGAGCTATATCTTAAGAACGACTACCCTCTCATCCTTCGTTACATGGTGGCTAATTTGGGTGAGGTTAAACTTGTTTTGGCACCTATTAAAAATAAGAAGGAGTAACGTGACAACGTCACAGCTGTAAAATTTGAAAGTGACAGGTATAATATATACGTATCACTTAGCAATGGCTGATACTACTGCTGTACAAAATGTTCAATTAGCAATGCCCGATATTAATGCTATTCAGACTCTTCGTCTTCCACCCGCATTCTGTGTTGAGTCATATAATATAGCTGGAAGGGCGGGATATAGCATCTTTGGAACTGTTGAAGAAGAAGCGCAACCTATTAATGTATGTATTATAAAGGCAAAGAAGCATAATAACATGTATTTTCAAATTATAAATGATACTGCACATATATTACACAATCGGACAACATGGAGACAGACTCTAACAAGAAAGGGTCAAGGTCGTCTAAACCGTTTAGCAAAATGGAGGCACACTGGTACAAGTCTTAAACGTGATGATATTGAATATCCCGTCATTAGAATTAAAAGTCAAAATACTATTATTCCTGCAGTAGGAAATGATTCATTTATTCCAATTATTAATAATAATGAAGCTACAACCGTTGTTCCACCTCAAGCTCCTAGAAATATGAATCCGCCTACTAGAACTGTCCCTCCACCTCTTCAACCTGTAATTGATGTAATTCCTCAGCATGCAATTAAACTTATACTTCTTGGAGCACTTATTGAAGGTGAAACATGCCCTATTACAACAAATGATATAACACTTGAAAATGGTGCAGTCACTTCTTGCTTTCACTTGTTTGATAAAGATGCAATTAATCAGTGGTTAACTACACCGGCTTCTCGTAGAGAATGTCCAGTATGCAAAGACTCTTGCGTATCTTACAGCATGAATGTTAACACCACGTAAACGATTCAAAAAATTGAATCGGTACACTATATTTTTATATGCACACTAATTAAACGAATACAGTATGAGTACATCTTGCCCCCTTCCTAAATTCTTTGCAGTTAAGCGTGACAATGGTTACAAGTTTTATGAAAATAAGGCGTTTAAACCTAATGATTTGACATTAATCAATATTGTCTGTAATCTTAATAATATTGTAATTATCACGATTAATAAATATCATCGTATTGAGAGGATGAATAGTAGTGTCTTGCGTAAATATTATGGTGGATTAAATAATGATTGCAGTTGGACATATGCAGGATACGAGTTCCTTCTTAATAATAAAACAAATGACTCTCTATTTCATGTACCGTTGATTATGATTGAAAGTTCGTCTGAGACCATTCTTCCGCATGGTTCAGACCCATTCTTACCGACGGACCCTGTAGAAAATAGCGTTTCATTTCCATCTGAGTATGAATTAGTTGATTTATTCACTAGTGACCCGTATGAACTTCACACCTTACCTGTCGCATCTGTCGTTTCTCAACCACAGGCAGCTAGACCACAGGCAGCTATACCACAGGCAGCTAGACCGCAGCCGCAACTAGCTCAGCTAGTCACAAGCAGTTCGTCTAGTTTCCCCATCCATGTGAAAAATATCATCATTGCTGACAGTATAAGTAAGAAAGAGTGCTGCCCTATCGCCGGTATTGATATTGATAGAACAAATGCATCAGTTACATCTTGTGGGCATGTATTTACTACTGAGGCTATCGTACAATGGCTACAAATGTCGACAAAGAAAGAGTGTCCTATTTGCAAACAGAAGTGTTCGATTTAACTTCTTCAATCCACGTATTCACTGCATTTTTAATAAGAATATTTGTCTTATAGTCACTACTAAACCAATCACCATCTTTCATTATATATACAGTTGTTATATATAATGATTTTTGTTTAAATTCAATCTTAAATACTGCTTCAGATGCCAACCCATCTGTATAATATAAATCTATTGGCTTGATAATATCCATCTTACATTCAGGCCACCTTTCCTGTAACATGGCAAAATTTGCTTCTAGCTGCTTAGACAATTCCATCTAAATAATTTATCTAATAAATCGGGTTTGATTTTACGTGGTTCATTTTTACATGCGTTTTTGAACATGCGGAGTATATATAACTTCTGAATCACAGCATCGTGAATCAATAAATTTTAATCCATTCGAGTCATTGTACTTTTCTGAATCCATATTCCAAATCTTAAGAATATTGAAGGTCCCCTTTTTTGGACTCATACTTATCCCCATGCATACATTATCTTTATCATTAAAGCCTTCACCGACCATTGCATGCAAAAGCTGTGTCGTAAATATCTCTTTTACAGAATCGGAGGGGACTTTTATACTATAGCTTCCACCCCGAATATTCTGATAGTTTTCCCAGAGTGGTAATGTATCTCCCCTCATAAAAAATGGCAATCCAGATTTAAGGCGATTCTGTCCAACTTCTTCAAGAACACTTAATACATCTTCAAGAGTATTACATGTGTGAACTTTAACAAACGTATCGATAGTCCATCGTTCAGCATCCGCCTGATGAAAGTAAAGCGTCCATGGTCCTGTCATAATTTTGTCGGTTAGTTTCAACTCTGCCATTCTCTTGTATAAGAGTATTCGTAAAATCATTAAGCCCCTTTTTTATTGAATCCCCCTCATCTGTTATAATTTCAATTACTATATCTGTAGTATTATAACAAAGGCTTGAACCCTTTTCACAACACCATAGTATAAAAATATCAGATGGAGATGGTTCTTTATCACCTGTCCATTTTATATCATTTATCCAATCAGTTATATCAATTGTCTTATTATCAGGTAAGTGTATTATGAATCCAAGATGTGACACGTGCTTATAATCTTTATTATTTACAAATGCTGGATCTACAAATGTCACTGGATTTAATGATGATATCCACTTAATATTCTTTTCAGGTAATGTGGTAGTATCAAATTGTTGTGATGATACCGGATGCTTATTATCCTTTAAAAAAATCCATTCTTTCTTAGAATAAATTGCTGCATATATTGCACAATATACTGCATAATAATATTCAAATCTTAATGTAACTTGATTATAGAGCCAAGGACCCCAGTTCCAAAATATCTCCTTTAGCATATCTTATATAAGATATACTAAAATAGTTTTAAACGCACGGTAATTATTCATATTTTGATACTTTGCATTTTGGTTTTGGTTTAGGTTTACAAGATGGTTTTTTGCAACAGCATCTATTCACTGGTTCTTTACATTCATTGCATCCATTCTTATTGTACGCTACTATGCCGGAAATCAATAACATAATTGCAATAACAGCTAAACAGATCCAATTTATCATTTCATACCCATATCCACAAAGTCCGTAAAATAGCATGGTTGTTACTAATCCTAGAAAAACATGTGTAAGGATATTATCAGTATTATCACGCCATATATCATTTAAAAATATGGTAATTGTTAGAGCACCCATTATTATTGATGTTATGCAAACTGTCATCTCTAGTTAGATTAAATCTTTTTTAGAATCTTCTTTACTGGGTCATATTTTCCAATCGGCTCGCCAATCTCATCGCCATCTTTACTATATACAACGTGATTACTATCCTTAAAGAACATCATTCCCTTGTATGTCCATTCCTCAACCTCAACTTCCTCATCGTCCTCAACTTCAACCTCCTCTTCCTCCTCTTCTACCTCAACCTCCTCCTCTTCTACCTCCTCCTCGACTTCAATCTCCTCTTCCTCCTCGACTTCAACCTCCTCTTCCTCACCTTCAGAGGGAATAGTTAAATCAATACTTTTGTATACTGGTTGGCTAATAGACACCATCTCAATGGGTACTGACGTGGGTTGAATTGACGGAATCACTGAAGACATACTAATAGCATTAGCATTACCAATGTTATCAACAAGTTGTGTAAGTGTAGTATTCAGCTTCTGAATTGCATCAGTTAGAGTTTGAAACTGAGCATCCTGACGAGCCTGTAGCGTAGAAACAAGGTTCGTCAAGTCAGACTGATTTGGCGGCCCTTGAGAAACCTGTGAGTTCTGAATAACCTCATCAGCCAATTTTAGGAGGGATTCATTTACTTCATTTTGAGCTACCTTTAATGCACGATACATCTGTATATACGGGTATATACATGAGTAGAGCAATCAATTTTTAACCTTGACATGCAAATTCATAACTGCATCTAAGGTACTATCCTTATCCTTCAGAGGCTTTGAACGCTTTAGTCTAAGACCAGGTTCCATTGGCTTTGTCGTATCAATTATCACGCCTGCTGCAGTAGTATTACGAAGAGAAGTTTCATAAAAGTCGATTGGCTTCGTATCCAATGTAGTAAGAATACTGATAACTGGTGGTATATTCGCATCTACCCGAAGATGTTTCTTGTTAATAATATCACGAAACTGCTCATGAGATAAAGTTCCACCAAAGAATTTGAGAGATTCTCTTGGTGGCGCTGGATGAATATTGGTTTCCTGTTTATACATTCTATGAAGAAGAGCCTGTCTTTCCCAGCGAACTTGTGGGTCAATATGCTCATTTAATAGATAGGATAGACTGCATGGTAATGTACAATAATTACCGTATACTGTATAAACGCCTCCCTCCTCCTGTGTAGGAATTACAATGGGTCTCCCTTCAAAGTTTCCTGAACACCAGAAACATGCGGCCGACGTGGATTCAGGTATAGTTTGCGTTTCATTTGCAGAACGAAATTCAATCATTGCATCCATTGTTCTAAATGCCTTAATTGGTGCTTCTTCAACAGCTACTACTTCTTTTTGTGTAAGAGCCGATTCGCTTATAGCTGTAGGTAAGGTGGTATTCGCAGGAGCCTCTGTGAAATTCTCAGTCAATATTTCTGCATTACTTGAATATAAATTATCTGCAAGTGCATCATATGGCTGTGGAACTCCTGGTGGTGTTGGGTCATATACCAATGGACCATCATTAAAATTCACCTCGTTACTACGAAAAGGAAGATGAACAATAAGTGGGCGTCGAGTTTCAGAAACGAATGTTCCTTGAATACTTCCATCTGAGCCAACGACTGCAACAATTTGCGGAGCTTTAGACTTTGCTACTCTTTTGCTAGGTGCCTTTGGTGCCTTTGGCATATTATTCTATTAGTTATACTGACATTTTATGTTTAGGTCATTTTCAATAAAGGCACTTAATGCGATGCATCTATCTATAATAGATGAATGTATCTCGTGTAGATAGATGTATAAATGCTATGATTGAAAACCCGTCTAAGTTTCAACATTGTATATTTGTTGGTCCTCCAGGATGCGGAAAAACTACAGCGGCCTGGTATATAGTCAACCAATTCTATAAGACACCCTTAGAAAGAGTTGGACGTGCTCTCTTCCTAAATGCAAGTGATGAGCGGAGTCTAGAGGCTATTCGTTCGAAGGTCTATCCATTTACTGAATCGGCAGGGTCTGGTCTCTTTGGCTATACAGATAAACCTAAGATTATAATTTTCGACGAGGTTGAGACGCTTACAGAGCCTGCACAATTAGCATTAAGAACTTTATTGGAAAAGCCGACATCAGAAGTCTTGGTTTTTTTCTTATGTAATTCGCTTTGTAAGATTCATGCATCTCTTAGAACTAGATTTTTTGTATTAAGATTTGACCCTCTATCTGAAGACATTTTAAAAAATAGGCTAATAGGCATTGCACCAAATGCAATACAGCCAGGCAAATTCGACGTTAAACTTCGTCGCAGTGATTTGAGATATTTTTTACTGAATTCTGAAGAGTCTCAGAAGGCGACTATATGGCTTTGTACAGTCTTAAATTCGCATCCATCGGAAAGGTCTGGAATATTAAAAAAGATATATAATGAAATATCAATTCAAACATTTGGATGTTATATGCTAACATTATCACTTTTAACAAATACTGGATTTTCTCATTGGAAGGAGTGGATTGAAATGTGTGACCCGAATCTGTGTGCTTGGATTACTGAAGAATCTGCACTAGAATCTATGAAAAAGATGATAAGTGTTTTTATTTAGGGAAACACCGTGGAGTACTTAATTCCCAGAAGCAATGCTTCTGGGTGACCAAGTACTCCCTAAGGGTTTGCTGCGCTGAACCAAGTAGTGAATTATAATACTTAATATATGCTGCGCTGAAGACTCGCAAAGCGAGTCTTGACATTAAGAGTTCTTGGTCACCCAGAAGCTTCGCTTCTGGGAATTCAGTACTTGGCGGTACCAATGTTAGACTAAAAAATGAATCGACCCTTTAAAGCTATTTAAGTATTCCAAATGTCGACTGCATCTACGCCAGCTGAAGCTCTTACAATGACTCCTCTAAGAATTTCAACGACTGTCACTACATGCCATGTAGGATGTGGTATTCGTCTTAATAAGCTGTTTGAATCATTTCCAAAGTGGGCAATCCCTTTCGGTTATCCTGGCGAAGGCTTTCTAAAGATGGAATATCAGACTAATATGATTGGTTCTTCAACCCGTGATGTCTTGACTAAGCGTAAAGTCACTGAGAAGACTTTCTTCAATCAGGCAACGCTTGTTATCCGAAAGCGCTTGAATGATGAACGAGGGTGGAAGGAAGTAAATATCAAACTCTTTGCAAATGGCGGTGTCCAGATGACGGGTGTACCTACTCCAGAGTTTAGTCAGGAGGTCATTACATTCGTAATTGATGAGATTAAGAAGCAGGAACCAGAGGTCTTTACAGGAGTTGCAGGCATGACTAAGTTCCGTATTCAGCTTATTAACAGTGACTACAGTATTAATAGACATCTCTATCAAGATAAGCTGCATAAGATTCTGAGCAATGTCTATAACCTCTTTAGCTCACATGAAAGTACCATTTATCAGGGTGTGAATACCAAATACTATTATAATAAGAAAGGTGATATATTGAGACCAGGTATTTGTAATTGCACGGACCCGTGTAATGGTCAAGGCTCAGGTGACGGAAATGGACAATGTAAGCGAATCACAATTAGCCCGTTTAGCTCTGGCAAAATTATCATTACGGGCGCTCGTGATATGGACCAAATTAATGAGGCGTATGTATTCTTCAATGAGATTTTAACGGCGCATCAGGATGAAATTACCTTTGTTTCTCCGGCTGCGTAAAACTTTATCTACCCTTTTCCAGAACTACGGCAGACGATGTCAGCACCTGCGCCAACACCGAATGTTAATACGACTCTTGTAGCGGCCCCAGCTGTTAACAGTGCAGAGAAGATTCCTTCTGGCGTAACACTGCTAAATGCTGCTAAGTTGGCGATTCAGAAGGATATGCCAATTCAGTTGGATTATTTTGTTGATTCTACGAGCGAGAAGGCTTTTTTGGGTGAGGATGCACAGACGGGTGAGAAGATGCTTGTCAAGAATGCGGATGAGTACACGAGTCACATTCAGAAGATTTACAAGGCGGGGGACGATTTTATTATCATGACAGAGAACTCTATTTATATTGTCAGTGGTAAGATTCAGAAGCGCAAGATTCAGGCGTCTACGTTGAAGTCGATGGATGTTTAACCTGGTAAAAAAATTGATACCTTTTTTATTAACGTATAGCTTACATGGAGTGTATTCTAGGTATTCTCGGTGCAAGAAATTCAATGTCAAAACAGGTTATGCAAGATGAGATTCTAAATCCCATCTTGGATGATTTATCTAAGCGCCCGTCAAAGATATTGCTGCCATCTGAGCCGCTATCAAGCACATTTATCGAGTGCTGGGCTCAACGTACAGGTATTCCAACTATATCAATTAAATCTGATTGGATTACACATGGACGACGTGCAGGTATTGTGCGAGACGCTCAGATTCAGAAAGAGTGTAATGCTCTTCTAGTATTCGAAGGTCCGAAGAGCAGATACTATTTGGATTTGGCAACACGGATTGCAAAAAATAGGCGTGATTGCCGTGTATACATAGTTGAAGCAAAGAGTGTTTCGCCTGAACTTCTAGAAGTAGACCAGGCGACACATATTACAATTGATGAAAAGCAGGAGGCAAGCATTTTAACACTGCCGGGTATGTGGTCTTCAAAAGCCACGAAATGTCTCATTACGGATGATTAGTACGTTCCTGAAGGCTTCATCATAAGCGCCTCCATATTCTTAGGCATCGCCATTTTGTGCATAGGCTTATCTGCAAATCCCTCGCCATTTAATCCACGGTTGCATATTAAGAAGAGGAACCAAGAATTCGCAAATGCGCCAATAGCACCAAGACTTAACATTAACATATTAAGAGTGTTAATTTTTGATTTAAATGCCATATTTATAGCAAGAAGTATTACGGCAACTCCAAGTATGGCATCAATCGTGGCTAAAATGAAAAACCACGTACAGACTGTTGAATTCGAAATATCCTTCGACCATTGGGGTTCAGTGGGCATTTTCTAATTTAGCGCGGATATTTTTTCGAGTCCATATGTAGAATGGCAAATAAGTCGAACTCACGCAAGATGCGTCAAACTAAGAATAGACACCGGCGGGCTTGGAGTCGGCGTGCCCGCAAAGTCCACCGGGGTGGAATGGCGCCAGTTGGAGATACCAGCATGCTTCTCGGACAGAAGGATAACCTATCGCAGGGTACTCAGTTCCTTAACATTCACCGGGCTCAGCATGGTGGTGCGGGGCCATACCCATTGTCAGTGACTGACAGTGTTCTTTCTGGTTCATTGATTGCTTCAGCTCGCACCGGCCCTCTCGACGTTGCGATTGCCCAGACAAGAGGAATGCAGGATGGCGGTCGTAGACGTAACAAGGGGTCCAAGAAGAACCGGAAATCAAGAAAGCATCGGGGTGGGTCTAGAGCCTTTATGGGTGCATCCTTATCGGAGAATTCTATGCTTCTCCCTTCTGGACTCGAGCGCCAGGCTGCTCTAAATAATGATTGGTCTGCTGCAAGAGACCCTAATTATTGGGCCCCGAAGCAATAAATTTAGACTGCACCCCAGCGACCAACCCGGGTTGATTCTGAACATTCCGGAACGGGTGGTAATGAAAAGATTGACGAAAGCAGTATGGATTGTGACTTTAGAGCTGCAAGTTCTTCTGTAGAAGGTACAACAATGACTGAAACATATGCTTCACCAAACTTGGGCGTTCCCCTTATAGGCATACCCAATGTTGGAATAGTTCCAGTCCACATATTTTGAACACCGGCAGGAATCTCAATCGGTACTCCATTTGGAAATCCAGGGTGGCCTGAGAGGACCTTTTTAGTGCCAAGTAGTGCCTCCGATAGATTGAGTGTAATAGATGTCTTGAGACGATTGCCCTCTCTAGCCCACATGCGTGAGTCACCCTCCTCTTCTGCTTCTCTTAACATAACGGTAACATCACCCGGCTCTGAAAATCCTTGAGAGTCTGAACACATTCCGGTAAAGATGATGGTGTTACCAGATGCCATACCCGGCTCAATCTTAATTTCCAAACTCTTTTCCTCAGGAATTAGCCCACGACCTTGACAGCCGTCGCATTTACCGATATTCTGCTGACCTCGCCCGTGACAGACTGGACAGTTGGCTTGAGTGAGCATTTGAATCGGACCCATTTGCACCATTTGGCGCACCTGACCTTGTCCTCCGCATGGGTCGCAGCGTTCCATAGATGCTGCACCTGACCCCCTACATATTTTACAAAACGAGTGTCTACCGAGTTTGACACTGAGCTGACGTCCATTATAATAGTCCGCTATACGAAGTGGTAAATCCTGTGTCTTTCCTGGGGCCTTACCCTCCCTTTTGCTTGAAGGACCTCTTGGACCACCTGGACCACCTGGGCCACCAGGGCCAAACATTCCACCAAACATTCCACCGAACATCTCGTGCATTTGAAATGGCATACCCATTCCTGAAAATGGACTACCTTGATTACCTTCTGATACACTGCCCGTCATATCATATGTTTTCCGTTTAGTATCGTCTGATAATACTTCATGTGCCTGACTTAGCTCCTTGAATTTCTCTGGGTCACCGCCCTTATCTGGATGATGTTCCTTGGCGAGCTGTTTATATGCTGAACGAATTTCACTAGTCTCTGCATTTCGATTGACACCCAACACCTCATACAAGTCTTTATTCATCTTATTATGATGATGGTATAATGGTTTAGGTGTTTCAGAAATCTTTGCGCTAATGGTCTAAGAACATCCTATTAAGATACCGGTAGATGGCATCAAATGTATGTCAAATAAATACATCTCTTATTGGAATGGAGCAAATTGTAGACCAACTCAATTCATGTCTTGACAATCCACCACACCTTTTATTGGTAGGATTTCCTGGAACTGGAAAAACAACCCTTGCAAAAGAGTTCATAAAGGCCTATTTTAAAAAGCATAATATAAGCAAATCTGAGGAAAATCAATATTGTGTTGAGATTTCTTCTCATCAAGATAGAGGTATTCATACATTTCGACAGATTTTGAATGACCATGTACGATGGATTGCTCCACGAAAAGGCGTATATAGATGGATAATAATAGACGACTGTGACACTTTACCAGCTATATCTCAACAGGCTCTAAGACGTCCCATGGAAACATATGACCATATTTCTCGTTTTCTCTTTATAAGTCAAAATCAGGAATCACTTATCCCTCCATTACAATCTAGATGCCACATTATTATGATTGAGCCTTCAAACAATAAATATATATACGATAAAATTTTAGAAAAAGAAGGGTTATCTGTAGATAATATAACTAGTGATGCATATGATGAATTAATAACAATGTCAACATGCTCGGTGATGAAATTTCAAAGTCTGGTACGCATGTTACATGTATTGAAAAGTTCAGAGGGATGGGATAAGATTGATTTAGATTATATAAGAAAATCATTTGATCCACATATTTGGACTTCTATGCAAGCATTATTAACTACAATAATAAATGGTGAATGGGAAAATGCTCAAAAACAAATATATATAATATGGGAATTAGGATATTCATTTGAGGACATATTATTTGAAATAGAGCATACAGTTATAGTTATGAATATAATTGACCATAGAGCCTGGTATAATATTCAACAGTTCCTCATTAAAAGCTGGATTTATCATAGTCAATCTAGGTCAAGCATTTTGGATTTAATGACGGTTTGCGCTGAAGTGAAACCGTGGAGTCATTCAGATAAAACTTAGACCAATAAGGTCAGATTTAGAGGCTAAAATTGAACCTATACAATAATATTATTATTATATAGTTTGAAATGTCTTATCATACAACAATCAGCGATATGATGGAATCCCGTATTTCAAGGACGCAACTTATTGTAGGCAATGAATATTACAAGAATCAAAATGTTGGAGGTGTTCTTAAGAAAGAATACGTTGGAAAATACATTCGGACATACTGGATGGGTTCTGGTGATGGTACTACGGTCCATCTTGAATTTGAAAAAGATGGTGCTAAGGTCACCGTGAATGATGAAATGTGGGGTAGTGTATCTGGTGATGAACTGGCTTACTTCACGCTAGTGGTCTAAAATACGCACGAATCTAAGAGTAGAATGACTAAACTCTTCCGAGAAAAGCCAACATTTGATGTAACACTAAAAATGCTTAATGAACTTGGATTTACAGGAATAACCGATAGTAAAATTTTTAGTGCAGATGAATTGAATCTTACAACAATTGAAGAATGGGTACCCTTAGTTGAACCCTATTATTTACCATGTAAGGCTAAGAAGTATTTTGACGAAATTGATAGTCGGCGTATAATCACAATTCTTAAACATTTGCTACCATTTCATGGATTTCGTTTACAAATATATGAGCGACAACATAATGGGAAGAAGCGCACGGTGTATCAAATGCACCCTGCGACACCTCGTCTTTTAGCTGAAGGAGAAGAGATTCGTGTACTTTTTTTATGAAATCCTCTAAACACCTGCCTTGTGAAATAAGTCACTGATAACCAGATCGCTTTCTGCAATCTGGCTTTCAGACATTTTAAGAAACCAGCCAAAGGCTCTACGGTCTCTGAGTTCTGGCCACGGTAGAGGGACGTAGATTCCTAGAGGTCCAATTTCAAAGGGTGTCACACCCTCCTGCCCAGCTGCCAATAAATCCTCAATCTGAATACGCTTTCCAGATGCACCCTTGCGACTTACTTCAGCCATAGGTCTCACTTCAATATCGGGATTCATATTGGCTAAGGCAATATATTCCCATTTGTGGTCACCTCTTGCAGTATCACCTCCTCCAGATGTGTCAAGCCGTTTTTTAGATTTCGCCTCCCATCCTGCCCAGAAGGGATGATTCGGTACTGGAGACCATGCGACCTGGAAGTTGGGGACCTTTGTACCGGCAGTTCCTGAGAATGATTCATCTGGGTCTGTTCCAAAGAAAACAGGCTTATTGGGTAAGCTGCCAAATGGTTTCAGACAGATTGTTGCTGGTGATACCCAGAGGCCACCATATTTATTCAAAATCGATGCACGAATCCATGCAAAATCTGCAGGCTCTAGACTGACGAGAGGATTCTGGAGCTTATTCGGAAGCTGGTCCCAGCCGCCCAACTTTTCTGCAAGACCTGCAAGACCGCTAATTGATTCAATGCGATACTGTGAGCTATTCTGCTTAGCGATGCTCTCATAGCAGAGATTCAAAAATGGTAGTGCAAGTGCCCTAGACGACCGGGAACTAAAATCTGCAGATAGCCTTGCGTTTGGAATAGAAGTATCATAGAATATCCAAATCGCCGGTAAGTTCATACCCCGATTAAAAAGGTCTTTGGCTTCAAAAGGATTATTGCTTACCATTCCTTGACTAATGCTTGCACCTATACCAATTGCTACAACAGCTATCAAGCCTATAGTAAGTGGCATTATTAAGTCCTTCATCTCTTCTGTATACCGTGGAGTTCTTAAATTTACTTATTCGTTATCACATATTGTTGCATTTTCTTGAAATGTTCACCTATTCTCCGGTCCTCCTCAGAAATCCTAATTGCTTGATTCGACTGTCGTTGAGCCATGCGTCTCTCGCCCTCAGCAATTGCCTCCATCTCAGCCGATGATAGGGGTGTAGGTGCAGACTTTCGCTCAGTTGCTGCTGCATCAAAGCTGCGATTACTGACTCTCACATCGGCAACCTGGTGGCTAAACGTTGAGTCTGTCGTATAGGCTTTCTTGAGGTCTGTGAACTTGAGACCATTCAAGTTGGCACCTGTGAAATCTTCAGATTTATCACGGCCTAGCTCAATACCGAAGGTTGGAGCCATAACTAGAGCTTCCGGTTGTCTATTCGCAAGCTGCGATCTGTTTTGCTGTGCAGACCTGGATTTGAGTTCATTCTCAAATGTCTCATTGAAAACAGACCTATTGAATTTACCGTTGAACTTTGTCTGAGAACCACCTGCAGGCCCGTCTTCAGAACGCTTTAGCCAATCTCCATAGCCCTCTTCATCAGGATCGGGAAGTCTAGTTTCCTCAAAGACCTTATTGAAAACATCAATATTCAGACTCTTGGGATTCAGCTTCACCGGCTCGTTCATTTTCCACGCCTCCGAGTTTTGGTCTCTAGATGCTGTCAATCTGGCAGGCGATTCCTCAGAGACATTTACACTTTCACTGCGCCCACCTCTTACTCGCCGGAGAATTTCGCCGAGGTATGCATAAGCCCGTGTAACTGCATCAAAGGCCTCTTCAGACCCGCCCTTATCAGGATGAGCCCGGATTGATGCCTTCTTGTAGGCCTCTTTCAATAGTTTTTCATTTAATGCAACCTCCTCTTCTAGACCTAAGATTTGTAGGCATTGTGAGAAGAATGATATTGCCTTTGTGTGTGCGCCTGGGTCTCCTGCTCGGCTAATAAGGCGATTTTCAGGTTCTCCTCTTGGCCCAGTTCCACGTCCTGGTACCTGTAGTTGATTACTTCCTGTTTTTTCACCGGGAAGGACGGCGGGATCTCCACGACGAATTGATACAATGTACGAAAGAATTGGGCCATAGAGTCCAGTCTGCTTAGCAGTTGTGACATACTCTTGGGCGGCAAGAAGTGTTTCAAGCATTTGGAGACGCGTGGCCGGTGATTGTATCTGAAGAATATTTCTGTAGATGCGAGTGTGCGCTTCGGGGATATGCCCTGCAGCTAGAGATATATTATTACCCATTCTTTCTATAGGTATAGATTCATTCTAGGTTAGCTATAGCGCATCTCATATCGCAACCTAGCCGGTGTTAGCATAGGTATTAACGGCTCACACTCCCAACCAAAGCGTTTGCCGAAGGTTTCTAAATGGAACCCGTTTGGCCAATACACGGGAATCCGAATTGGTAAATCTCTAAAGGGTGTCTTGAGAAGTAGACCCCAACTGCTCATTGGCAGTACTAGTGCAAGTTGTTCTGTGGATTTTAGTGGAATCCTATCATCATACACTATATCTGAGTCTGGCAGTTCAAAGAATTCAAGAAGGTCGGACCATGTAGGAGGATATCCAGCAGGATAGACCCATTCTAGGTCAACAGGTCGACCTTGATAATAATCTAAAATCCAACACCAGCCTTTCCAGAAGTCTGCTACTCTTATTTTTCTTTGACTAATATCGTTTGACCCTAGTGCTAGCCTATTATATGTAGATTTCCATCCGCCCTTAAGAAAGACTCCATCATCAGATATATTCACAAGTGGCTTCTCAGCCTGCTCAATTAATGGTAGATTGTCTTCTTCAGATTCTCCCAATCGTGCATTTAACTTGCGTTTTATGGTTGTTAAAACCAGTCTCTCTTCTTGGTGGATTAGCCATTTTGTAAAGCTCTTTAGTCCATCTGCAGATGGTCTTGCAATACCCTTCTCATCGATTATGACCATGTGTCTATTAGCTTTCCACAGGGCTTCTAGACCAGAGAGCAATATTGAATGCCCCTCATCCCGTATTCTTAGAGATAGACCGGTCGGTAGAAAATCATTTCCACAGAAGGACATTCCAAATATATAGTCATAAAACTGCTCTCTCGACCACTCACTACCCCGTTGTATTGATATGCGCAGACTACTAATTTCAAAGAAGCAGAGTTCGACATTTGATGTTTCATCATGTCTAATGAGTTTTCCGAAGGCCATTGATTCACGCATTAAGAATATTGGATAATTGGGACCGAGTCTATCTCCGGCTAATAGACTTAGAAGAATCAAATCTGCATCTAGTCCATAGACAATAACTGAGCCGGACCTTATTGTCGTTGAAAGCAGCCATTTTAGAACCTTGTGTTCCCCTTCACCTGGTTCTTCTGTATCGCTGACTATCCACCCATATTTCGAGCCAGCCACCTTTAATGCAGACCCCATTGCCGTCATGAAGGGTGTCCCTGGTGTAATGGCATTTGTATCCCATTGACTGTCACCATCCTTATCGGCAGTTCGCTGTGCTGCAGACTTAAATCTACGAAAGCGTTGTTGCTTAATCTTTGCATAAGGAACAACGCCATCGAGTGCAATATAGACTTGGGAGGGAGAACCAGCAGACCGCCATATATGTGTTAAATAAGAACATACCTCTTCTTGAAGCTTACGTTCCCATGCAAGGCTTTCTGAACTTCCGGGATTTCCTGGATATAGTATTGATAACATTTTCGGCTCTCTTAAAACATGGTATATCATACAATTCATATCAATAACAAGTGCAGAAACATCATTTGGTGCTACTCTTTTAATGGCATGTGGAATTTTTGTTATGAGCGTTCTGTAATAAGAAGGAATGCCCATTGCTTTATATTAATATGTTAGATAGGCCTTATGTCCGCCACTAGTAAACCCCCAACTACACTACCTCTTGGTAAAAATGATTTATGGATACAAGTTACAAACGCAATTGGCAGTCTTGTACCCCTAATTGCAGAATTTATTCGCTTACTTCCGGATGGATTTATACTTGGTACAATCCTTATAAGTTTATTGAGCATGTGTAAATCATACGGTGTGCTATTATTTGCCATGTTTGAAATAATGATTATTCAGAGACTCTTTTCTACAGTTACGGGTGGAATATCACCTATAGTTTCTGGTCAGAATGCGAATGCATTAGTCTGTCAACCAGGGTTCATGTTTCCAAATAATATGCGTATATCATTATTGGAGAATATAGGATTAAAATCGCACTTTCCGTCACCACCCATGTTTTTTATAAGTGCGGTCTTGACATATATCGTAAGTAGTGTTCAAGATTTTAAAGAAGAAATCACTACATTGGGTGGCAATTTATCAACCCGAACAACGACTGCAATAGTCTTAAGTTCACTATTTTTATTTGTAGTATTAGCTTTTAGACATTCTTCCGGTTGTGATTCTCTTGGAATCCTTTTGATATCGACGATACTTGGTATAACGATTGGTGGACTTATTATGTTTCAGAATAAGATACTATTTGGTCGTGATGGAATTAATTTACTAAATATGCCAATTATAGTCTCGGCAGTAGAAAGAGGAAAACCGATGTTTGTTTGTGCATCATCTCAATAAAATAAGTTCTAGAGTTAGAATGTCGTTGGTATCGGCGTCAGGATTTATTACTGGAATAAAAGAATACATGTTTCGTGGCATACAAGAATTACCTATAGTATTGTCATTGACCTTTTTTGTATTTGCAATAACAACGGGTTCAATTGCACATTCAACACTCTTTTTTGGTATTTCTGTAATCATGCCACTCTATACATGGATATCCCAGCAGTTAATGAGTATGATTTTAACAAAATATTTTAGTGAACAAAAGGCGAATTGGACATGCTCAACTTCTGATACATGTAATATAGTGTCATCTTATAAAAATATGGGTAAAACCATGTATTTTTTCGATGATATTGAAAAAAGTCATAGTGCGCCTAGTTATTGGATAACAAGTATGGGCTTCTTTTTCGGCTTCATAATGACAAATGCAATTGATACCTTACAAACACCAATGTTTCCTGGAGCGGATCCAATTGGCCATGAGAAACGGAATTTCCAATCGATATTTCTTTTAGCTTCAACATCTATATTTATTGTATTACTTTTGTTAATACGATTCTATTTTATGGCTTCCTGTGAAGGACGAGGATTTTTAGGAAAATCGATAGGCTTAACATTCGGAGTGATTGCAGGTTTAATTGGCTGGGGCTTCTACGAGTTATCAAAGGTATGTGGTGCACGTTCTTCTGACTTATTCGGAGTCTTATCTCAGATTATTCCACCAAGTGCATCTGCAGTATCACCAACCGTATGTATGTCTGAATAATTAAATAAATCGTATAAGCATATCTAAATTTCTCCATGCAGTCTTCCATTCTTCAGACTTCAGAACACCTATCTGAAGCCCCCGTTGATATACGGTCTTTAATTCATTTGCAGCATCCCGTAGATTTACATTCGAATATATTTCAGTTAAGGTAGATTCTTGAAAATCAGAATTAATCTCTCGTCGTTCGTTTACATTCTGATGAAGTTTGTATACCCAGGCTCGCATATCATCTTGAAGATACCCGCCATTTTTACTAGTAAACGTGTCGGGAGGCTGTTTTCTTATCCACTCACGATAATGAGCTTGACATTTTTGACAAGGTAAAAGACACCAAAATGTCTTGAGTGTATGTTTAAGATAGTTTTGTTGGTCTCGTATCATAATCATGTTTGTTTGGTTTCCAACCTTTTCTGCTAATGCATGAAGTAATGTCCATGCATTTGGACCCCATTCTGCAGGTGACACCATTGCGCTTACCATAAAAAATGAAAGTTGAAGTGGCAATTATAACGCACAACCATGTCGCAAGAATATTCTATTCCAAGATGTCTTTGGGAAAGCCTAGATGCCGTACTTTATTCTAAAGGGGTGAGTTTGGCTAAAGAACTTGCTAAGGAGCTAGGTGTTTCTCCACAGCCACTTATAGCACAGTTAAATGCAGTTGAACGAACGAAATTTACAATCATACCTGATGATGACTCTACTACGTATCAGTGCCAAGAACCAATCAATAGTGGTGCTATTATAATGAGATGCAGGCAACCAACGCTTAGCACATCTAAATTGTGCAGCATTCATGAGCGGAATTCGAGTGTTGTACCGGTTAATTTACCTCTTGTTCAGCGCCTCGTAACAAGCGAGTCTACGTATGTCGCTAAAGATTCGATTGTCTATAGTCTTGACGGTACACAGTGTGGAAAGATTAAGGGGGATGTATTAACAATATTTGATATAAGCGAAACCTAGCTTCCGTCTAAACATTTTTTGCATTATTATACTATGGATGCTACACCTGTTTTTCATATAGGTGTTAAAATGAATAGTTATTCTAAAGCTGATAAAAAAGCAAAAAAGCAAAAAAAGGATAAAATAGAAAGAGAATATTACGCAAATAGACAAATCAATTTAAACAAACAAAGTAATCTAAGGCAATGGACTATACCTTCAGCATTAAAAGTTTCCAAATCTGTAATATGTAAATTTATGATTATGTGTTCATGTTCGCATTTAGAAATAAATAGTAAAATAAATGAAATGTTATATATTAATAAGTTGAAGCCTCCATTTAGTAAAACAGATGCATGGATACCTCCTGAATGTGTAACAAAATATATACAAGATTCAATTAAAAAGGAATGTGATGAATGGTTAAAAGTTAAGGCAATTTATTCTAAGATTATAAAGTTTATTATTAGCATTAGAAAGTTATGTAATGCCATAAAGATAAAGAGAGCTTTAAAAAATCTAATGAATAAATGCGACCCAGTAACTCTAGAAGAACCTATTAAGCCAATTTATATAATAAACTTTAAAAAGAGATGTTCGTATGTATATGAACTTGATACAATAAGAAAAACAATGAATAATCGACTATTATTATCTGATTATATGTTTCCAAATCCACAGTTACCACTTAATATTTTATCAAATGAACCATTTACATTTTATCAACTTGTATCAATATATTCGCAATTTAAGAAGTATGGTGTATATTCATGGGTATTTGATAGATTCAAGGCATCTAACTTTAATCTTGAGAAATTCAGTTTATATAATAGGCAGCAAATAAAAATAAGGGCAATTGAACACTTTTTTACAGTTGAGAATGATTTATATCAAGAAACTGTTCTTGATTACTTCTTATTATCTGATGATATAAATTTAACAAATCCAAATGATACAGACTACTATACTGTATTTAAGAGAGCTCTTTATTCTAAAAATCATTCACCTTATATTAAAAGATGGATTTCAACTACAAAACGATATTATATTGCAAAGGAATTGCAGGATAGTATTCAGATAAAAAGCGTATTACTCTTAACAGATAACCTTTTTTCAGAAATAGACATGTATTTATAACTGGTCTAAACATACATGAAATAACTTAGAATCAGATGGGATTGGTTGAATCAACGTTGAAGACTACAATTGTAAAGCCACTTGTGCGTGCAGATTCAAGCGCACCTCTACCTCTATTTAGTCTAGAATCGGCTAAGTTTAGTAACGGCTCTGTTGGATTTGTTATAACAACTGTAGACATTGCAAAAAATACTGCAATTTACATGCATTCAATAAAGACCTCATTTAATCCTACTGAAAATAGTATTCTATATGTTTGCGACGATGACACTATTTTTACGTTTATCCGTGATAGGTATACTAAAAGAGTGTTCTGTGAAGTCAGGCGTTTGAATATGCATATTATAAGGAATTGTCTAACTAATTATGAATCAATTGACCACGATGAGATAGATAAAATAGCAAAGTTGTTCATATAATTTCAAAGCGTTTAATTATAGGTTTGAAGGGGAGGTTTGATTGCATATTTTCTAAACACGGACCCTGTAGTTCAGAATATATTGAATCCCATTCAAGACTCTTTGGAAGAGTATCAGATAAACACTCATAAGAATCATGTAACCAGATACTTTTGTTTCTGATTACATTATTGATATATTGGCGAATGGCGGCCTCTATCGATTTACCTAATCCACGTCCGTGTGATTTTTCCTTTTCTGCTAAGGGCCACTCATCAGGAACATCATCTATTGCGTACGGGAAATATGTATTATAGAAAGCCTCTCTAAGCCATTCTGATTTCCATTGACCTTCTACCTGGTAGTCTTCTAAGATTATTTGCCAGCATGGTGATACATGCAAATTCTGTTCGAGACCATCTTGAATTTCACACACGTTTGAATCTGATACAGGTATGCAACTTCTTGAACAAATATATGTCAATGCTTCAGGCCTTATTTTGAACTGCCTTCGCTTTCTAATAGACTCTTCATTATCTAGTTCATCAATCATCTCAATAAGTTCATCAGGAAAATCCCTTTTCTCAGGCTCACTTACTGTGGCATTAATAGCCTCTCTTGAAAGAGTGATTAGAACGAATGATGCAATCCGTTTAAGAGTATCAGAGACTTCAAGAGATTTTATCAGCTTAATTAATTCAGCCTTTTCTGAGAATCTATCGATAACTGACCACTGTACATCTGAATCTAAGGCCCGTGCTATTATCCAGGCCTCAGTCAACTTTCTGCGAGTTAGACAATTATAGACTGCATGCTGTATATCTTTAAATTCAATTAAATGTGGGAATTGTATTATCCAGTTATAGGATGTTAAACTACCCCGGATAAGAAGTTGAAAGCACGTTGTATCCATTATTTCAAGACGACACCAGTTATATATACTGTAAATAAATGGTCCTCTTTCAAGCTCTTTCATTGTGAGTATGTCTTTGAGAACAGATATGCCGTGTTTTGTAAAACCAGTTTGTTGAATCCAGACTTCAATTAAGAATTCTGTATCCAGCATATTACTATCATAGAGTTCTATTGCCCAGAAGATAGCCTCTCTGTAATTCCGTGCCATTATAGCCCATCTTAGATTTGCGAGAACTTCTTCACATACATAGAGATGGATTGTAAGACCTTGTTTCGATTGTTTCATGCTTGTTGTCCAAAGTTCGTGCGTGACATTGTTTCATTTTTACTCGTAGAAATAATTAGTATGGAAGGTGTACCAGATGCACATGAGATTGTTTCAGGTATATGGCTTGGAAATAAACGTGCAGCCTTGAATGATAAATGGTTAATTGAAAAAAACATAAGTGTTGTTTTCAATGCAACCAAAGATGTTATATTTTCTACAAAAATAAAAAAACAATATCGTATTCCGGTAAATGATAATTTACAGGCTGAAGAAATACGAAATATGACACTATGGTCTCATGAAATTATTTATAATTTGCTAAAAGAATATAATTCTGGAGCAACAATTTTAGTCCATTGTGCAGCTGGAATGCAGCGGTCTGCTGCTATTGTGGCGATGTTTTTAATAGCCAAGAATCGATATTCTTGGAATCAGGCAATTGCATATATACAAAATATTCGCTCGATTGCTTTTCGTCCATCTGCAAACTTTGAACAAAGTATCATCGCTTTTGATAATTCATATCATCGGGAGATACTCCCAAAGTTAACGCTGTTGGAACTATGAATGCCTTTGCCACTGAGTTAGCATTTGGTTCGTTTGGATATCCATAAGGAGTGCAGAGAATTCGTACATTTCCTGCACCACTCATGGAAGAACTATACATAATATTAAAATCATGGCTTTGATGAACATGACCGAAAATCCACGTATGAACTGGATACCGAAACATATATTCTAAATCTTGTGCGTAGTTATATTGTGTGAGTTTATTTTTAAAATTTTCCTGGAGAATACGAAGAGTGGGAGGATAATGTGTAACAACTAATATGGGTTCTTTGGATTTACTTATTGTCTGCTCAATAAATTCACGGTCTTTTCGTCCCTCTTCACTTACTCTTAAAGACCAGCTAGAATCATTGGGTGCTATAGACCATCCTGTTGCACCAATGATTCTGACCCCGTCATAGACTTCTGTACGACGGTAGAAGAAATGGAAATTATGCCACTTCTTTTCTAAGCTACGAAACCATTCAAGTGTTGTTGCTGGGGTCTTTTTTGAACCTGGTATACGTTGATAAAATTCGTGATTACCTGGAATATAAATGACTCTCTTATATTTACTACATGCAATACTAATTGCTATATAGAGTGATTTATCATCTGGGTCACCAATATCACCTGCAAGAATCAGATTTGGTGCATTTCCAGGAAATATTTTCTCAATTTGTTCTCTGCTATACCTTTGCATATTCAAATGGGTATCACTTATTACCTCAGCATTAAATACCATCTATTATACAAGTTAATTAATTACATCAAAAAACTCCGGGACTTAGTTAGACCGATATTTAACTGCTATTATTTTTTTGTAATTTTTGTTTTAATACTAAGAACATTTCTGGCCACACCACTATTATCGATTCCACTTGAAACCATCTCACCCTTTACCTTCTTATAAATTCTATATTCATTTAATTCCTCTTTTGATTCCATTATATCATTATAATCCCACTCATCCATACATACTTTATTGGTGTGCCAATTACTAAATATCTTTATAATATCGCTATCCAATGTACCATCATGGTCATATGGTTCTTTACCAATATAATGGTTATCCATATAATCTATAACCGCTTTCTTATATTTTTCTAAGGGTAGGAGTTTCGCCTTTTCCTTCTCCAAAATAGCCTTCTGCTGCTTTAGTTCTTTTAATTCTGCCTGTAGGGTTTTATTTTGCTGTTCAAGGGTATCTTCTTTTTCAGTTAGTTCTTTAATAGAATATGTATTTTCAATAATAGTTTTACGCATTATATCTAGATCAAGTGTTGCATGTTGTGTCATATGCGGCTTCCATTTTCCAGCGAATAGGTAGAACTCCTTATTGAGTTCTTGTAGAGAGGCAGTTGTATCAGATATTATTTGTATAGGCCATCCACTGGGACTGGGACCATACTCACCCAATTTAAATGCTAATACAAATGTGTTAAAGGTTTGCTTTGGAATTTTATATGGAATTGGTTCTAGTTTTATTATAGTATCTGGTGTATATGTGTTATATTGTATAACACAATTTGTAGCAAAGTCTTTAACTTCTCTAACGGGATTTGTCATAAAACATCTTCCATGACTTGTTAAAACAATACAATTATATGTACAAGCATAGGGGCGGCTGTTATCTTGAATAGTAGTTTTTTTTGTAAATACTACATATTCATCTTTTGGAAGAATAAAGTTAGTCGAGTTATAATGAGATGCTACATTCGATGGAATTTTAAGATATGGCTCGTATATAACACCTTCAACAGGCGTTGAACTATACATATCTTCAATACCATCTAACGCAGAACTATCTCTTTGTTCTCTCATTTTATTAAATAATTCTGACATTTCCATCATTAATTTCTTTTCAGTATCTTTAAGATAATTAACAATGGGTTCCATTTTATGAATATATAAATACTTTAGCAATAATCAATTTTTATATTATGAATTATCCATTTGAAATACTCATTTAGTTAATACAATTTCCAGTTGTAAATGTACCTAATCTTTCTGCATTATCACCCCAAGGTTCATAGCAGAGTCGGTTTTTGACTTTACTCAAGTCTAAATGTGATGCCATACAATAAATCGAAGATTCAATCATATGAAGTTCATCTGCAGCCTCTAACAAATACGTATAGTCGATTAGAGGTTTCCCTACAACCTCTTCTGCCAGTGACCATTCATTTGGATTGACAGATTTGTCATATTGATTTTTATTAAGGTCAACTATAAGCCGAGTTTCCCCTCGATTTCTTAACATCTGTGTTATCCCTAATGTCTTAACAGACGACTGTGCATGAACAACAATATATGGTACAGTGAACTTTTTAGCAAGTTCTAGAGCTGCTGCAGTTCTTGGAACATGGAAATATGTTAAACGACATTCGAATGGTATAGATATGTCATCATAAAATGATTCAGGAAGATTATAGAGTACCGGCTCTGGTCTATTCGAAAACCCGCCAGAACCAAATACTGTATAGCCATTCTCAGAAAAAATAAACTGCTTAGTTATCCATGGAAATAATTCATGGTCATCTTCAATTAAAAGGAGTTTTATAGTTGGGTCATCACTGTACATTGCCTCAGCATTCTTTTGGTTACGCTTCTTGCATATGACTAGGACTTCATCATAACTTGTAGCCAAATAACGGACGGCGCCATTCATCCAATACATATCTCCAAGTCCCAGATGTCCATAGTACACACATTTCTTCAGATTATATCCTTTCTGTTCTCTTAAGTTTGATTTGGCTGCGGCATTTATTTTTGCCTTTACTCGGAAACGTCGGTCATTATCAAGAAGAATTGTATGACAGATTTTGGCACCTTCCTCACTAGAAGTATCCTTTCCATGAAATTTATCTTGGAGTTCCCAGATACTTAGATTGATTTCATACAGAATTCGGTAATGATAATTGTATTTTAGAACATACTCTTTTAGAATATTAAAAAGAACATCGTACTCCTTCTGTACATCTGCTTTTCTAGTGTCAGATATTTTCTTTAGTTTGATATCTAAAATAGTAAGTTTATCAATTGCCTCACCGAGACTCACAGGTAATGTAATTTCAGCCATCTTTAAAGGATTATAGAGACCACTTTAGGCTTCAGCAAGCATTTTAAGATTTTTATTTATCTCAATTAGAATGCCTTCAGCAAATATGAAATCAAATGTCCCACCCGGTAAGATTTTAACAGGTGGGTCAAAAAAGAGTCGTAAGAGAACTATAAAAAAGAGAAGCCAGAAAACTAGGTCTAAACGATGATTGACATTATATAATAAAGATGGATAAATTTGTAGTAATCCGTATAGGAAATCCCTCAGGTCTTCTACAGACATGGTACAATCAGAAAAAGTGGAGTACTGCGGAAAATCCAAATTTAATTCGCAATCAGATAATCCGTGATCTGTTTGTTGAAGGTTATAATGTATATCTGCTATTTTTGGAGTCAGGAGATATACCAGTCTATACGGCACGAGTAACAAATGTGAGACCTAGAAATACTGCAGATATTGCATATCCTATTGCAAATGAGTATGGACCCTTTCAGACATTTATTGAGTTTAATAAGGCATTTAAAATCAGTGCAGATACTGCAGTTGCCTATAGACCACTCCTAGATTCTATACGCTATAAACGTGGGCAGCAGCTTCATCTAAATGGTCTTTTATCGGAACTACCTATAGCTATATGTAAAACTCTAGAAACGATTGATGATTTATATGTTTTTAGTAATGGGCATAATAGAACCGTAATTAATCCACAATATAATCTATATCAATAATAAATATGAAGACGAGACGAGTAAAACGAGTTCCTGAATATCAAAAGGGAAAAATATGGCCTACCGGCTCAATAGTATATATATGTGGGTCTACAAAACTTGCATTTGATGCACGGCAAGATGATTTAGGTGGTTCTGAACAGGCGGTTGTACAGCTTTCTAAACGATGGGCCGCTTCAGGAAGACCAGTTGTCGTATTTGGAAATGTGAAAGAGTGTACAGTGGATGGTGTAGAATATAGGTCAATTCATAAATTGTCTTTGGCAGATAAGTTTGACACTGTTATATTTTGGAGGTCATTTGGTATTCGTCTTATACCTCTTATACAGGCAAAGAGACGTATTGTTGATTTACATGACAGCTGGGACCCTAAGAATTATGTATCACCAGCAGAACTTCTTGAGAAGGTTGACCTATTCATGGTGAAGTCAAAGTATCACAGAAGTTTGTATTCGTATATTCCAGATTCAAAGATAAAGATTGTAATGAATGGTGTTCAAATGGATGTATGTGAGCCGGTCGCCGAAAAACATGGTGACGATATAAGAGAGCCTCATAGATTAATATACGCATCAACATATGAGAGGGGATTAGAACCTATTTTGAAGCATACATGGCCACGCATCATAGCTGCTGTACCAGATGCTGAATTGCATATATATTATGGAATGAATCGACTTGCAAAAACACCTTTGGGTCGCAGTCTAAAGGAACTTTTCAAGCAAAAAGGTGTTCATGAACACGGGCGAGTCTCCTTAGATAAGATAGCTGAGGAGAAATGCAGAGCAGCAATGCATTTATATATAAGCAATTCACCAACTGAAATCGACTGTATAAGTGTCCGGGAATCACTAGTCTGTGGTTCTGTACCTATACTGAGCAATGATTATGTTTTTAAGGAGCGGGATGGAATCCATGTTTCGGGAAGTACGGACAACATGGAGACGTATAAGAAGGCTGGAGCAACAGTGATAAAATATCTGAAATCTCAGGAGTCCCTATGTAAGATACGTAATAAATTAAAGGGTAGTAAGACAATTGTGTCATGGGATTTTGTTGCAAATCGGTGGTTGGAATATTTGGCGGTATGATGCGTTATAAAAAGAAGTATAAACCCGGCAAGCTTGATAGAACTTGCCAAGTATGTCTTCTTGGAATCGTGCTGTAAGAACCTATGCTAAACCTAAGATTTCTTTACCCTTTTACTATGATTTAACGACAACAACAACTATTTCTGATACATTTTTAAATCTACTTGGCGCCTTTGTCTATAGTCAGAGGCAGAATGAGCGCTGTGTTGTATATGACCCAAATAGTCTTATATCACAGAGCCTTCGTTATAATCCGCAGCTGAAGTTGATGACTGAGATTCCAGAAAGCACAGGTCGCTTAACTTTAGAAACCTGTGTAAATGTTGTGTCAAATGTGAAATTCGCTGATGTACAGAAGGCTGCAGCAAACTTATTCCAGTACTTACCAGATTTCAATCGGTCTATTCTTCAGGTTTTAGAACAGGCATCAATTAAGACGGCATTTGACTTTGGTATCCACATAATTCCGGATGCAACAAAGGAGAATATTGCCTTCTATGTTAATACGATAAAGGACTATCAGAAAAAGACAAAGAAGGCGACACTTTCTATATATGTCATGGCGGATTCATATAAGCAGGTTACAGATTTTCAGCTACAATGCGATCCTTCTTGGAAGCTAACAAGCCTTAGTAAGTTTCCGCTAAAGGACATGTCAAGCCTGGCATTCAGAGAATTGGCCGAGATTCAGATATTTGCAGTCTTACCGGCAGCAATCTTAAATTTTAATTATCCGGTTGATAGATTTACATACATTATGCAGCGGAACATTAAGGGGTATGATTATTTCAAGGAGGAATCTGGAAAAACGTGGTCTCTAGTCTAAAAGCTGGACCCTATATCCATATAGAATGGATGATTTTGAGATGCCTCCTGGTACACCTATAACTGAATATAGGAGCAAAGGGACTCTCGATACTATGTTTGTAGTTGGAGCAATATTATTTCAACTAATATATATAGTCTGTATATTTACAAAAATAATAAAACCTATCACACATTATTCAAATCATTTGACAGCTAAGCCTGACAATTCAATCGACTAATATCACGCTAACAATTATTCAGAATCACTTTTTGCTTCCTCATGTCTTGCCTCCTCTCTTCTCGCCTCATCTCTTTTCTTTTGCTCCGCTTTTTTAACAGTCTGGCTGAAGGGGTATTTTGCGGCCCAGTTGCTCGCATATTGAGGCACAGATAACTTGAGTCGTTCATGAATCTTTGCTAATAACTCATTGATATAGATTCTCAGAGCATCTATCTCATTAAGAATATCCTGTTTCTTTTCAGGATTCACTTCTGCCATAATTCTTCTTAGAATATCTGTGCCTGCCTGAATAAGCACTTCATATGCACGACGTTGAGCCCGCTCCTTCTCACGCTTCTTTTCCCTTTTTTGAATCTCCACTTTCATTGTATCTGGATTAATATATCCAAGTAAATACTGAATACGCATATCTTCATTATCGGCTGCATTGAATACATTATGGAATCTAGCGAGTTCAACGTGCTGAATGTGTGTTAGGACACGGTGAAATGTAAGAATCGTGTCTATTCCAGCTTTAGTTAAACTGGTTATACGATTGCGAACGTCGTGGTATGGAGGAATTCCTCCGCAGGCAACATCACCTGCAACACGGGGAGCGTTGCCACCATTCTGTCGTCTCTGCCACTCGTAAAAGTGTGGATTATGGACAATACCGGTTTCCTTATGACCCGTTCGCCAGGAGAATGCCGTGTGACACTGTGGACACCACATTTGGTCACAGCCTTCAATCTTTGAAATCACAACTCCGCAACCTGGACATGGGCGACTATCTTTAGCAAGCAGTTTTGCAGTTGCCACGTTTTCAGGATTGCATTCATGTGGTGCATCCCGATTCTCTCCCTTGATTTCGTGACATTCTGGACATGCCCATTTTGAGCAGAGACCACATTTCCACGCAGTACTCAAGAATCCACGACATTCACTATCGGGACATTTTCGAATAAAGGTCGATTCAGCCTTTTCTTTTGTTCCAGTGCCTGTTCTAAGAAGACGAATTTGATATTGAGTTTCAGAACGAATTGCATAGACTGCATTGATTTTCTTTGTGATATCTGCTGATTGCTCATAGAGTTCCTTTAGCTGTTTATCAAAAGGTGGAAGAACTTCAGATGCAAGTTTATCTGCCTCTTTAATTTGCTCGGCTCTATACTGTGTTGCAGGCATAAGAGCAAGTTCTCGTTCAAGTAGGATATTTTCACGATGCCTCTTATAATCGTTCATGCGATATGTTGCAGTAAGATTATCATCAATGAATTCTCTTTCCCATGCCTTTTTACAATGCATACAATGCGGATCATTCGTGGTACTACTAATAAAGGTCTGAATACAACGGCGGCATGATGATTCTTGACAGAAGCAACATGTTACTTGAGTATTTGCAACCTTGTTATAGGGTTCGAGACATACACTACATGACGGTTTTTCTTCAGGTGCTACGATTGTATTTTCTGGGACAGCTACACTAGGTTGAATAAGAGCTTTTTTCTTATACGTTCTCTTTTTCGGTAAATCACTCATTAGGCTTGTATAAATTGTAATATAAAATACACATTCAACTTTTAGGCCCAGTAACACCCTCCCTCAATTGTTGAAGCAGCGCCAGGAGTTTCATTGATATGTGGCCAGACCCAGCTTTCATTCCAGAATTTAGAAATAACTGAATGAGTTTCCCAGCGTTTTCCTTTAATTCCAAATAGGACTTGAATTGCGCCACCGAGAACAATCGCTATAATTCCCCGTTCCTTTAGCATTTTTGCAATCGGCATACTAAGACCACCACAGCCTATGAGAGCGATTCTTGCACCTGTTTCAACGACTTCGCATACAATATAATTTACAGCTTCTTTCCAGTTATTCACATTTGCTGGCCACTCATTTCTTCCTTGTGCGATTATTTTAGGATGACCTGTTTGAATCCAGTGCCATTTTACATGTTTGGGTATAACACCTCTTTGACCCCATATATCAGATGGGTTCTTCTTAAGTTGTTCTTGAGCGGAATAGGTAAAACTACTTACGACTGCGACATCATGGCCGTCTAGGAGATGGGTCCATTGCTCTTCTTCAGACACGTAATATGGTTCAAGTGATCTCAGTGGAATTTGTTTAGCTGTGATTGCCAGCTTTTTAAGAAACTCTCCTTCTAGCTCCCTTAGAGGCTCATACCAACCTGTCACAAGTACATCTGCAGCCCTTGTTGCCTGTATAGTATCATGTTTCCATTTATCAAATAAATATGAGGATGGAAAAATACCGGCATTCGTTTCAAGCATTTTCATCATAGTTGATTCAGGAGAATACGCATTAATAATGAGACCAAGTTCTATTTGACCATTTCGTCCAATTAGACACCCTTCTTCCAATAACAGTGCATTAGAAATAGCAGCCTTTATTTCTGCATTTCCTTGACTTATCGACATTATATATATTATGTATAATAATTTTAGACCCCATTTAATTCAATCTTCTACCTTGACCACTAAATGGAATAAATCCGGGTTTTACTGCTTGTGTCATAGATGGAGGTAACATAGATGTAAAATCTGTAAATGATTCTACACTATTTAATTCAGGAGGTATGGGAGTGCCTGGACGAACAGTAGATTGACGTGATGTTTCCCGTGTAACCAAAGCCTGTTCTAAATTGACTCTTAGTTCTCCATCTGCTAAACAAATATCTGCTGGTACAAGCTCCTCTATCATAAATTCATGTGGTTCTGGAAGTGATGGATCTATGATAAGTGATACGATACCTGGTTGAATAATACCGAGTTTATTAAGAGCTTCAGTAAGACCATCTATGAATATGGGCGAGTCTGTGCTTGATTCGCTGACGGGTCTCAGAGTAATGGATTCAGCCTTTGGAATTATATCAATTATGAATTCAATATTGACATCGTCACCATTAGCAAGACCAAGTCTTGACAAGGCCCAGTCAGGCATAAATACAATATCATCACCATCAGAATGTGGACCATCAATTGCAATTGCCATAGTATCACCTCGTAAATTTGTAATATTTACAAAGCATCTTCTTATTTGGTGCATTTGCCGAATTATATCCATATACAAAGAATCAGGTATCTGAACACCCCACCATGCACCAGACTCTTTTGAACTATAATAATGTGGATATGCTAAATGCATTGCTATAAAATAGCAAACCATTTATTAATAATCAATTTTACTGCATATTATTACGACGAGCATCATTAGCCTCTTTTTTATCATCTACAACACATGCTATGCAGCCTTCTGGTTTTCTTACATCAGATACATTTAATACTCTATCCATTTGTGGCATGTGAAAATTTATGTTCCTTACTATTTTTAGTCCGTGAATGAAAGCGACATTACTCATATAATGTTCAATATGTGATTCAATTGGAAACATTTCCTTACATAGTATTTTCGCAGCATCCCGTTTTATTATATAACAGTGTGCGCCGACAAAGTGAAGTATTTGATGAAACTGGTTCTTATCTTTCTCATCCATATCTACTGGAGAGTGATTCCATCCTAAAATCCAAATATCCCATTCTTTCGGGAGAGTTTTAATTGCCTCTTTTACCATCATTGAAAAGGTAGGTGGTAATTGTGCATCATCTTCCATAATTAATGCGTATTTTGCACCTGACTTTAGAAATGCTTGCCATGTTTTATAATGTGAATATGATGCTCCAAGTGCGCCACGACTATGGATTTCATAGTGCGATCTACGATAATGTGTAGCGACTTGAACACGTGTATGAAGACCAATCTTTGTATTTTTCTTAATATCAATACTTAGTCCGTGAATTGCAGGAATGCGTTCAACTGGAGGCATTGAAAGAAGTGCAGCCTGTGATTCAAATAATTGTCTGCGATCTGTCCTTTTATCAAGATTTATATAGTATAATTTCATATCTGTTAAATCTTTCATTTACTCTAGCTATAGACTATATTATTTATCTCATAAATCTAGAAAGATGCCTAAAGCTCCGGGGCAATTGGATGAGTTATGTTATATGTTTGATTCAATAAATATACAAGAATATCAAAAGGATATTTTAAAAAAACGATATATAAGTGTAGTTAAAAATTTTCAAATACGGGCATTTTATCTTACATATGTCTTCTATATAAGTAAAACAGTCATTACGGTTGGAAGTATAATAGTTCCTGCATTTATTTCAATACAGGGAGCATCATACGAGCCTCAGCTTTATTGGATTACGTGGTTTATATCTCTTCTTGTTACTGTATGCAATGGTCTTCTTACATTATTTAAGATAGATAAACGATATTATTTTATTCATACAACTCTTGAACTTCTTACATCTGAGGGGTGGCAATATTTAGGATTGTCTGGAAGATATTCACCCAAAGATGCACCAATTGCTCCAACACATGAAAATCAATTTCTTACGTTTTTTCATATGGCTGAGAAAATAAAGATGCGTCAGGTTGAAGAAGAGTTCTGGAAATTTACTGATACATCTGGTGTAGGAAATGCAACAAATCCCGTAAGTATGAATAATTTACAAACACCAGTCACACAGCAGGGAGCTTTAGCACTATTGCCATCAGACCAACGTGTAGCTATAGAGGGGTGGTTAGATGATATGAAAACGAAATCAACACGCATTGGTTTAGTACCACGCAATCAATTAAAATCGGCTCTAGTTATAGATGGGAGTGAAAGAACTCCAAGAAAAGAGGATACCTCATTTTATCAAACTACCCAAATACCCGGTATGTCAGTGCAAGAAGACATGCCAGGAGAAACCACTCCCGAAACAACCGTGGTGCAGTTTTCACAGACCAGAAAATAAAACCCGTAATAAACGTGATACTTGTGAAATGAGTCCTACAAGCGGCTATGAACCTAAATTGGATATGAAAAAGTGGAATGATTATACAGCATTAAAAGAGAGTCATAATTGTTTTGCATATGCAATTGATACAGTCGATTATACAATGGTTGATAAATGCAGCAAAGAGCCAGAATGCAATGTAGGATTTCCTCAGCCAGGATATGATGCTGGTCATAAGAAGTTTTCAGAGCAGAAAGAAAAGGGGTGTGGAGATATGGTTATGCGTTTGTGGGGTGATAATCCAAAGGTATATAGCACAGAATTTAATGAAAGATGTAAAAAGGGAACAAGTAAGATTGCTTTAATTGTTGACCCTAAGCGGGATTATCACTTTTTAAGACAAGACCCAGATGGATATTGGTCACATAAGCCCGGTGCATTATCTGTAAAGCGTATTGATTCTTCTAACCGGCCTATAATAAGGCCAGATAGAGCAATTTTCTTGTATAAAGAAGTAAAAGATCCTCTTTTATATACTGATTTTTGTGGATACTATTGTGTACCCAGAGGTAAACCATTGCATATGAGTACAGTTGTCCAAAAGGGTGGTCTTAGAGGGATAGGCGACCTGCTTTCTTCTCTTGAATCCAGTCGTAAGCATTATCAGAAGTATTTTCAGACCCGTCGGAAACGTCGGGCTTAGAAACAAGTGGATGTTTACCTTGGCTCAGATAATATAGCGCTTCAGCTGCATCTAAGCGATGTGCAGGATGTGCATGACACATACCAAGTAGAACACGTTTAATAAGTTCACCCTTAGTTTTCCACATCTCACTTTGTTGAAATTCTGGAAATCTCAATTGAATCTCAAGAACCTTACAGAACATTGCACCTATGGACCAAGCATCAAATCCCGGCCAATAAGTCTTCCAACAGTTTAACCAATTCTTCTGTTGAAAACTTTGGGAATCTTGTGTCCATTTTTTGAGATGGAGACCCCATAAATCTAATGACAGTCCGCAGACGGTTGATAGGACTTGTAATACTGGCTTTTCTCTTTTCATAGATTCAATTGCATCTGCGATGTTACCTTTTTGATGCGATACAAGGATTAAGGTGACTTCGGGTGTTTCAGTATCGTGGTCAAAGCCTATTTCTCTCCAACGAAGACTCAAATCAGATGATTCTAGCTTAGATGGTCTGAAGGCAAATCCAAAATCAATGAGCTTAGGTGTATTTTGCTTATCAAATAAGAAATTCTGACCCCAGACATCAAAGTGGCACACATCATTTATTAAGAGGAAGGTGCCGATAGAAAGTATATGTTCCATAAACTTGAAAAAATTAAACCCGGATGGATTTAAATTGATACGACTGAGAGGATCTCCTCCTAAGGGCATTATAAGTTGTACAGACTGCTTCAAATTTGTATTTTCTAAGAATGGGCAATCATCGATATCTTCATCCACTTGCTTACTTTTTGCACGGGGAACACATGAAGATGGTTCGGGGTAAATGGTATAGTTCTTAGATTCAGGCAATGTATCTAGATATTTTGCAATTTTAAGTTCATTCTTTGCATCAATATATCCGGTTACTTTCCCGACCTTATTTGTGTCTGTAGGATTTTTAGACCCACGGCATAAAAGTGCAGGTTGGAAAACACATCCGTATGTTCCATATCCTTTTAGACTTCCACCTATCATCTCTCTATTCATCTGCGAGACTCTATTCCATTTGAAAATCCCTTTAACGAATAGGATATGTCTGGAGACACTATATTTGTATATAATAATATCACAATATGGGAAGCCCTTTTATATATAGCTGTTGCCATCCTATTTATTAGTTTAACCCTTGACTTTTTAGTCCCATATTTTTCCAAAGAGGGTTTTTTAGTAACTGCAGGAGATAACCCATTCTTAACTCCATACTTCCCTCGTCGGGGTGATATTTCATTCGGCACAGAAGAGGCTGGATATGTTCAAGATAAGCGTAATGTAATGGGATATGCCGATGTACAGGGTTTAGGAGTGAATCATGACTTCTGTAGAATGGTTGTGCGAAAGGGTCAAGATGAAAAGCAGAAATTCTTTGCATGTGCTTTAGCTGGTACAGAGAATCTGGCCTCGATGTCTTTCAGAACACCGTCAGTAAAAGATGGGTTTAAGACAAGTCGTGATGATTATATGCGTGATGCAGATAATGATGGGAAGGCTGATTATTGTGCTATCGTAAAGGTTGCTAGTAGTTCTTGGAATACTCAGTGTTACCGTGCTTTAACAAATGGCTTTGATACTAGAGCATTTATTGATACGAAACCTCCAGAAGACATTGCAGATGTTTTAGAGTTTTATCAGGGAATTATGTTTTGGTTCAGATTCATTGATGATATGAAGGACTATAGTGAAAATTTAAGAACATTTCTTGCTGGTGATATAAATATTGATGAGACAGATATTAAACTCTTACCGTCTCAATCACTCTTAATGGATAATGATAGAACAACGACACTTGATGAGAGAGTTCAGAAAACAACTGGGCTGAGATTCAATGGTAGCGACCAATTTATTCGTCTTGGTGACTCTTCAGATATGAGTTTTGGTAAGGTTATTAAACTGACTACCATGCGGGCCATGTCTATGTGGGTATATTGCGACGAGTTCAGAAATAATATGCATTTTGTAGACTTTGGAAATGGTGCTGGTATAGATAATGTCTTTGTAGGAATTCTTGGAAAGGGAGATGGCACAATTGACATGAGTGCAGAACTCCGAAAGGATGCATGTGATAATATAGATTTGAATAAGGTCGTTCCCGATTTTCCATCTGGTGCGCAGTTCGTTCCGACAATGTCACCGCTCGAACTAATGCTGGCGACTGCGAATGTTGATGACCCAGCATGTGAAAAGCCCGTTCTTCCAAGAGACTTGAAACCAATTCCTCCTCCACAGGCAGAAGTTCCAACATCGGGTGGTAGTACTGCCACTCTTTTATATGAGGTCTGGAATGGTAAACTTAGAATGCAGCATATTAAAGTTCAGGGAGCTGTGAAGCTGAAGAAGTGGACTCATATTTGTATAACGACTGCGACGGGCGACGGAGTTCGCCCAGCTCTACAGATTTGGATAAATGGTCAGAAAATGGCGGAGGATGCAAATGCACATTTGCCGCAGACATCGAATACTACCGATAATTATATTGGAAAGTCGAATTGGTTTAATGCATCGTCTCAGTACGAGAATAGGCCGGAAATGTTTAAGGGGTCAATCTTTGATTTACGTGGTTATAGCCAAGCAATCAACGAGAAAAAGTTACAGAAGACTATACGATGGGGAAAGCTAAGACTTGGTCTTAGATGAGAGAAAGCTAAGACTCGGTCTTAGATGAGAGATGAATCTTAGTTCTTGCCCATGAACCATCAACACTCGCATTACGTTTCCACCACATTCTTCCAGCCTTTGACATTGTATTCCATTCAGAAGGTGTAATGGACCCCATCTTCTTTTTAGCATCTGCAGCATCTGTCACACAGATTACATGTATACCATCTATCAGCGGCTCAGCATATCCTGAAATATCAACACCTGGTGTTACTATAGGAACCGTACCCATTGCCAGAAGTTCAATCTCTCTATTGCACTTCTGACCAAAACCTCTTAGACACAAGCCATATTTTGCATTCTTGAGGGCCATCAAGTATTCTTCAGGACCCAATAAATACGGCTCCTTTACACCGACAGGCATGGAAAACTTGGAACAAATCGATTTCCAGCTATCGGTATCTTGACGAAATTTGCCTTGAATATCATTCTCAACACGTCCATAGAAGACTAGTGAATCACTTCTCTCTGAATAGCCTATCTCATCGACCGCAAGCTTCTCAACAAGACGGGGCTGTCTTGGCCAGAAAATCCATGGCTGCGCATCAGGCTTCTCAGATGATGGAGGATTTCCTGCGAGACAGAGCTTATATGACTGCTCAGCTTCCCCAGACTTCTCTAGCCAAGACCATGTAGGTCTATCATAAAGTAAGACCTTTCCTACACCTCCTAGCCAGCACTGTGTTAGAATAGGGTCCTCCTTGTGTTCCACATAACCCTTTTCGGCCCACATATTGATTAGCTCTCTAAATGAATCTCCCTTGTGTCCGAAAAAGCCGAATTTCATTGACTTTGGAGGTGTCAAGACAAGGGGTAGACTGACTGTCACTTCTGCCTGAAACCATTTATCAATCTCCTTCATTACAATCTTCTTAAATCCGTCAGCTGTTGACCTCGGATACTGTAAAAGTGTCCAATCAAGTGAAGCCGCTGCTGCAAGATGTAAAAGTGACTCAGAAGGCTCCCTTTCTTCTTGTAGCTCGAGAATCTTACAGCCAACAGGTGCAAGCCACATCCAAGCCCAAGTGTCATATTTGAGATTTTTTACTGATGAACTAAGAATGACTCGACCGGCTCCACAAAGTGTATCTGCCCATACAGATGCCTCAGCCCTAGAATAAATCACACGGATTTCATATCCCTTTCCTTCAAGGTATGTCTCAACAGACTTGAGTAGGTCATCTTTGATATGGAGTTCATCAGAGACAACTACGATAACCTTATCATTTGTTTCTTTTGTCCATCCACCAAACACATTGTCTCGCAGAGCATCAATGTCGGTTGGCATTAGACGCACTGAATGTGCAGTACGACCAACAACCGTATTTGCGAAAACCTGCGTCTGTTCACTATAATGGATAAGACGACCACGGGGCGATTTCCAATTGAATAGCTTAAAAGCCGGTAATAGGTCTGCACTTTGCTTACACCAAAATGATGCCTCTGGTGTTTTATTGTGTTGCTTGATAACCCGAGACAAGTAATAGAGTGTATATAGCGCAGGCCTATCTAGCCAATCGGTTTCTAGTGGAAAACACATCATCGTGTCAGTTATCTGAGCAGGCATCAAATGACTAATCTTATTATCTGACCATAATTCCTTTTGTATATCTGTTGAACCAACGCAAAGGTCAGTATGCTTGTATACTAGACCATTACAACTTACGAACGCTCCGTCAGTAATCTTAATCTGATGGTCCTGATTTGCTGGCGTCACATATGAATTTGCTCCATCTGCAGTCCAGGCAAAGCTGGTATCACGATTCATTTGAGAACAGAACATATTTAACATCTTGGAAGTTGTAGCCTTGATGGGTCTATCGAGAGGCTTGTAATTGAGAGCCTCATCCGTCCATTCATCCCAAGTCGTCAGTGGATTTAGCTCATGGATTCCATTAGGGTCTACATGCATATAGACAGGTCTGTCAACAATGTCTTTTGGGTCATAGTTGCGAATCTGAGATGCATGGACGTGTAGAGTACGCAGACTCATGGCAGGATTTACAATTCTGAACTTGTTTCTGAGAAACTCTACGAGAATCGCATTGTCACAACCGGCTGTGCCGAATTGAATTCTGAAGGGGTCTAGATTCCAGCGTCTCTCGAGAACACTGTCGCTATGTATGACCCAAGTATCCTGAGAATCTGAACGAGGGCCATTCTGACTAAAAAGTTCAGGCTGTCCTTGACCATTATTACCAGTCTCTTCCCAGCGTAGTAGGGCGAAGAATATATCATGTAAATCTACTGACCACAATGATGCCCAGCTATCATCTAAATAAATATCTGCGTTGGCGAATGCAACTAGGGTACCCTTACCAATTTTATTCTGTATAAATTCAATACAATCTGCATATGTTATACGGGTCTTCTTGTGAATCAATACTAGCTTTCCACCGTTACGATGCTGGGGCAGTTTAATATCTTTGGTTTCAACAAAAAGGTAGATTGTATCAATTAGGGGGTTATCTAGATTTTTAATGAGACACTTCTCAAGCTCCTTAGCACGAGACTGCTGAGGCGGCTTATAATACTGTTGAATGAGAACTAGAGGCTCTGGTAAATCTGCATCCTTGAGAAGTTCTAGTTTGATTGGTTTGAGCAGAGCGTCTGATAGACGTGAGTGACCGGCTTTGACACCGACAAGTCTCTGGTAACGAAACACTATAGATGCAGATACTAGTGCATCCTCCATAGTCCCGTCCCAATCAGGTCCAATGAATGGATACATCACTGAGAATTCCTCTAAACATAAGACGTTACCAAGACCAAATGCTCCAAATGTATCCTCACCGATACTCTCAACAATTTTAGACGAGATTAGTATAAAACGAACCTCTTTTGCTTCTGAACTTGCTAGCCATTTATGGACTTCTGGTGAATCATCTTTTAAAACAACGAGTTGAGGGTCCCATAGAAGCAGCTTTGGATCAACACCTTCAATTGCAATATCCCAGCGTTTCCATCGACCTGCATTTTCTGAAGGTGGTTCCTTCATCCAAACGAGTGTCTTTCTATTTTTCCAGACTGATGAATTTGACCTCATGAGGCGAATTGTTCCACCTGTCTTAGGGTTTCTTGCAAGCATCTACCATATTATAGTCGGAATAGTTTAGACCTCTTTATTTGATACTTTTATTATATTTGAATCTGTAGTTTTATTTAACTTAACTATATTTGGATATACTCTATATATATTTGCAGTTTTAGACATTAAACAGTATTGATGGTCAATAGCTTCTTTCATTATACTTAATTCAGGTAAAAGCCTAGTCTTAACTGAACTATTTTTAACAATATAGGCCCATGTTCCCCAAGGAAAAATCTTACCATTTACTTCAAAGATATTCTTAGATACTTGTTTACCACGACGACTGCTTGTATTTCCTAAAAATACAAGGTCCCAATCGTTGGGCAATTGTCCTTTAATAGTTTCTAAGGATTCTAGAAAGTTTGAAGGAAATACAATATCATCTTCAAAAATAAGAGTTGCTTCAGATTTATCGGCCTTATCAGCTGCAATTCCTTCAAGAAGTTTGCGATGCGCTAGAAAACACCCTATTACACCACGGTTCCTTTTAAAATTATGAGCTTTTCTAGAAACTCCACGTACACCTTTTTTCATCATAGACTTTGTTATTAAGACTCCTGCAACAGGTGTAATATTTAATCCGGCATGTTTAGCACTTTTACGTGTTTTCTTAAATCGTGACCCATTTTGATTCATAGTAATTGTATATGCATGTTTGAATAATTTACGATTTTTCCGGGTACCGGAATGTACCATCTAATTATGTAATATATTATTTAGATTCTATATAAACAAAAATAGTCATGTTATTTTAGATGTCCTGGTGTATCCTAATTAATACAACACCCAAATACATGCAGCTTGTTGAGGTTCAAATTACATGTATTCGTAGATATGCTAGCCGCCTTTCTTCAGTACCCATATTTTTAGCAACTGAACTCACTTCTCTAGATGAATGTGTGCATCGTATACTTCAATTGGAAAATGTGCATCTCATACAGCTTCAGAACAATGAATCGGGATTTTTAGAAAGTCGTGTAGCTGCTTTATCTTATATACCCGAATACGAGTTCGTATTACCACTTCAGGATGACTTTTGGCTGGATAGAACCCCAGATATTGACGAGGCACTCTCAATCATACAATCTGATTCAAGAGTACACAGTCTCAGATTAATGCCGTCTCCAGGACCATCATTTCATGACGTTGCATACAAGGGTGACTGGAAGGTTCTTAGTAAGCATGACACCTATAGATTTACATTTCAGGCAACTCTATGGAGAATCTCATCATATGTAGAATTTTTAAATCTAGTTCTTTCATCTGCATTAATAGAATTTGCCCGTCTTGGATTTCCTAAGTCTGAGTGGTCTAGATATTGCATTCGTTCAAATGTTGCTGAAAATATCAAAGGGCAGGAGATTTTTTATGAGACATGTATGAAATCTGATAGATTGCATTTAGCTATAGTTAGAAAGCATTCTGAAAAAAATGCAGTCTTCATGTGTCCATGGCCATATAGGCCGACTGCTGTCGTTCAAGGCTGTTTGGAGCCTTGGGCGAAAGAGTTTGCAATGAGAGAAGGTTTCAATATAGAATGGAATTAGAAAATATCACCAAATGTTGTCCAGAATACACCCTTTGAAGCTGTGCCGTTTATAGTGAATTGTGAGATAGTCTTACCACTGACATTTAATGGTGTAGTTACTGACCCCTCAGCATAAGTCAATTGAACAGCATAAGTAGTATCTTTATATGATTTACCAAGTGTTACAGTCGCAGCGGTTGTATTTGAACCATATTGTATAAAGGGCTGTCTTTCTCCAGAAACATTGATTGATGATGTGAAGATAGTACTTGCATATAGTTGCCATGTTATTATAGTTGATTCCATAAAAGGAACTAGAGATGTACTAAAAGAGTCAATACTTGTACTCATTGTTGATGTTATCAATAATACATTTGTAAGTAGAGTAGAAATAGTTGAACTATCAGTTCCACCACCAACGTCTATCAAACTTGTACTGAACGTATCTATACTTGAACTGATAGTTGATGTTATTAGTAATATATTAGTGTAGAGAGTAGAAATAGTTGAGACGTCATTGCCTAATTCGGCCATTGGATTTGTCATGATTGTAGACATCAAAGTGGAGAGACCCACATTGATTGTTGAATTGATATTATTGAGATAGGTAGCAAATGTAGAAAGTGTACACGGATGATTTCCTCCCAAATCAATCACTCTATAATTATTGATACTAGAGATAGTTAATGCTGAAATATCTGCATATGATGAAGAAATAGTTGAAACAGATAGATTTATGGCAGTTATATTTTGTGATGATATACTTGATACATTGAGATTATTTGTAATAGTATTATATGTCACTAAACTGGATGCGTATATACTAGATACATTTTGTTGAACAACGGTAAAATTACTGAGATTTAGATTTACGAATTCACCATTATATGACGAGACATTTGATAGATATAATATAGACGACATATAAACAGCCGCAGTATATTTGTAGCCCAATTGATTCGTATATAATGAACTTATACGGAAAGTTTCAGAATTGGTCTGGCGTCCATATACTAGTTGTACAGTATATGGGCTAGATGGGATAATGCTCCCAAAGCTGTAACCGAATGCGTTACTTGCAGAATATGCTGTAAGTGGACTATTTTGTGATTGACCATTAATCAAGTTTTGGTTATAGGCAACTTTGGATATATTTGTAGTACTTTCAAGAAACGTTATACCATTATACCCATCAGCAGCAATATTAAAATTCGTATTACAACCAGATGTATAAAATGTGCTGGCAACCATTACATAGGTTGATAATTCTAGATATGGCGCCACGTTACTCAAACTAGAAAAGGTCTTAGGAAACCATGAAATAGATTCACTGAAAAGTGGAGCCTCTAAAGTATTATAACCATACGCATTATAAATTGGTGCAATAGAATATGATTGCACTCCATCCAGATAATCTGTCATATTTGTGAATGTTAGATAGTCAGTTTCTTGAATCTTGGAATATGTGAAATTTACTATGCAGATTGGCTGGTCAGTGATTGTATTTGTGATTGTATTTTCAACAGTTTTGAATGCATCCAAGCGTGGATATGCCAGAGCTTTTGGTGTATAATCTACACCGTTTATATTGAATGCTAGATTGCCTTTCCATGATACTGAAAACGGATGTGGGTCATCATTTGGAAAAAAGGCGAATGTTCCCTTTAGTGCATACATACTTGAAAATTTCACATTTGCTAGTGTACTCATTGTAGATATTGTTGTATTACCAGATTCTAAATCAACTGATGTAGGATATATAGGGGGGCTGACTGGATTTCCAAAGGGCTGTGTATCATTAAATACGTTATAGAAACTGGAATACGTGGGGTAATATGTTATATTAAGCGGTGATACAGATGGACTATTCGATGCAATCGGGACTAAATTAGTATTTTCTAACTCTACAAGTGTAGACGCCCAATAATAGGGAGTTAAAATAGTAGATGTCATAATTAGACGTGAATTATTAGAGGCTTGTTGATTCAGTATATCAATTTCAGATTGTAAAGCCGATGATGATGAAACTATATTTGACCCAGTAGATATACTCAAAACATACCTATCTGTAAAATATTCATACCAGACAGTAGATATACCTCTTGAAAATCTATCAACGTCTCCTATTATAGTTGAATTATATGCAATCTTATTATCAATATTTGTAGACATTGTACATATTGCAGATTCAAAGACATCATATGATAATATTTGTCCATATGATGTAGAAAGAGTTGATAATTGAATACTTGTAACTGCCGTGCTGATTAGAAAGGTTTGATTTCCAAAAAGTGTACTTAAAAGGGGTAATGTGACAGTTGATAGAGAAAATATAATTTGATTCTTTGCATAATTTGTTTTAATGACAACTACATCTTCACCCACAAAACTTAAAATCGAAGATGGACCTTGAGCTTCCATAACTATACTTTTATTCGTGCTAGCTTCAACTGTATTTGCAGGTACATTACTGTATACAAGCATTTTATTGAATGAATATGGTAGTGTGCTAACGAAGGGTAATTCTCTACCATCAAAAAACATCGTGTTTGTTTGGGGGTCACCCGTAATAGTAATACCACCAGTTCCTACAAATAATACATTACTATTTACCTTATTAGCAACAGGGTCAAATGCAACAATTGAATTTTGTTGACCACTGATATCAAATTGTCCAAACGCCTTTGCATATAAAAAGGCTGTATTAGATGCCGTAGGATCATTTATAAGCCCAGCATTCGGCCCATCAAGTAATGAGAATGTTGCATTTGTAGCTTGGTCAGCTGTATACGTGCCTACAGTGGTCCTTATTTTATGAAAACTAGCACCATATAAAAGCGATGATAATGATGACGGTGTTGACCAGAATGTTCCACCTTCACCGTCAGTTGTTAGAAACTGAAAGGCGGGTATATTTACATTGTTATCGCCTCTTGTATTGATTGTATTTACAGTGAGGTTATCAATATATTCAGACCTCTCATGAGACGCCATACTATCTTTGATTAAGATTCTTTAAGAAGCCTATTCACTCGCATTTGTAATGTGGATACCCTATGAAGAAGATGTTGCGTTAATCCATATCTTGCCTTATACAGTTGGTCTGTATCAAGTGATTTGAAGTTAGTAAATCCATATTCATCCTTCTCATATACGGAATTTGTGAATATCTTTTCAACTTCTTGACTGAGAAACCCGATTGTCCTATTTGTTGGTAATTGTAGAGTGCTACGATATGATTCTTCCCAAGTATATGAAACAAGTCGGAGACTAGAAATTTGCTCAACTAGTAATTGAATACTTGGATTTGATATTGTCTCTTTAATGCGACTATCAGATACAGTTAGCCATGTAGTACCAGACGGTTTTCTTGCATCACCAGTTGCAATATCTAGAGCATATGCTGGATTTAAGGTATTTATTCCAACATATCCGAATGCAGTACGGTTGTATATACGCAATAATGATAAATCACCATTATTAAAGCTAGTCGTTGAATAATGTGTTAGGAGGGACTGTTTGGAATTAATCGGCACAGGATATAGGCTATTATACATTTCAAAATTTGGCAGAATTAAATCAGCAACCGTCGTAGTTATCTTTGGTTGAATTGATATTCCGCCTTGTATATTCAATCTATATTCATTATTTAATGCAGTATTTACATTTACACTACTTATTCTAAAGGATGATGTAAGTGAACTTAAATTATTAGTATTAACCGAATAGAATATTGTGCTACGTGTTAACCATCTTGGAGTTATATCCCCCTTTGCATATAAACTCGTGCTATAATCAGATATAATAGGTAAAGCTTCATAATAAATGCTTGAACCTTGAAACGGTATGAGTGTAGATAAGAATGTAGATTGGACAGAAGTACTCAGTGAATTAAGATATACATATATGTCACCTGCTTTTAGGATATTCGTACCAGGAAATGCTTGATTATATATATATGTGCTATAATTGATTGTTGTACTTGAAATTGAGTTAAAATTTGTAGCGCTAGTGTTATAGGCCGTTATTCCAGCACTGATAAAATTTGCTACATTTATATTAATTTGATAAATAATAGTACTATTTGTAGATAATACCTGCTGTTTTTCGTAGAAATAGCCACTACTCACATATAAAGTTGCGCTACTTATTGTACTCATTATTGTAGAATTATATACAAAGGCTGTGCTAAATATCGATGATACACCTGGTGCTGAATTAACGAGATTCACTGCATTCGAATACGGTAGTATAATGGAAGATATTGTATGACTATAGTCTATATAGGTTACACTTGTATTGGTGCTTAATTCTGCATTCATAGTTGAAACACCAGGTCCAGTTATATATGAATTGATTATATTGTATAATGTAGAAGTATCTATAACTATTGATGTGGATAATGAGGATACTCCAGAATTTATAGTACTAAGATTATTAATTAAACTAGCTCCTAATATATATGCTATATTTGCTGAGAATGTACTAAATACAGTAAGTGATGTAGTAGATAAATTGGTATAACCTAAATAGTTAGTAGACACATTGAGTGGTCTATAGAAAGAGGTAAATGTAGAATCTAATAATGTACTCATTATGTATAGTCCTGGTAGTGAATTAACCCTATCATAGTATGCTATAGATGAAACAATTGAACTTACCGCAATTGTAGAAAATGTACTTAGTGGTTCAGCTAGTACGTTCGTACTCATGGCATTAATAAGGCTTGTATTAAGAGTTTGTTGGTCTCTATTAATTCCAGCATTTCCTGTGCTGATAAATTGTGGAATACTAAATCCATCGAATGTAGGAATTTTAGTATTGTCTATAGTTGATATAAGGAATGATGATATAGTCGATACTTGATTACCAAATGTTGATGCATAATTCAGTGTACTTATAAATGTGCTTTGAATATCTGTATAGAGAGTAGAGATTGACGAACCTCCGTCTACATAATTATATGCACTTGATATAGTCGCATTAATAGATGACCTATATTCGTATAAACTGCTATTTGAATATCCCCAACCAGTTGATATACTAGATAATGTGTTTGGAAAGTTAGTACTTATATTTGTATAAAAGATTCCATTTACATTATTGAAAATAGTCGAGATTGAACTTAATCCTGGTCCGATATATCCTGAGGGCAATCCTGTCCAGTATGATGCTAATGGAATAGTGCTTGGAAAGTCTCCACCAAGAAGAGGGTTTGGATTTAATATTGCATTATATGTAAATTCTCCAGCACGCTCTCTTGGTATATATTTTTTAATACCGATTTCAATAAGTGTAGAAGCATTTGGTGAAAACAATGTGTCATAAAATCCATCGACAGTTGTACTTACTCCTGAATAAAGTGTAGAGTAATTACGACTAACAGAACTATATGTAGTGTATACAATCGTAGAATTTATACTACATATATATTGTAGACCAGATACTGTACTTAGAGGTATATTACTATATGCATTAAGTGTTGAATACATTGCATCAGTAAATGATGCTAAATTTGACGTATTAAGATATAGTGATGACGATGTTTTATTATATGTTTCTTGTATTGATGAAATCGCCTGTTCAAATAATATACCACTTGAATAATTATTTAGCAAAGGATTAAATATAGAGTCAGTCGGTTCATTTGTCCACTTGGAAAATGCACCAATACTACTAACAATCGGAGTATACGCCTTTGAAGATGACACTAGCAAACCCCTATTATAAAGTGTTGCTATTGTCAATAAGTCTATATCAAGGCTTGTTTGGGATAAAGCCATCTAAGATTACCGTAGAGTTCTTAATTTAAGAACTCTCTAAGGGTGCCACCGAGTAGCGAATTATAATACTTAATAGGTCAGACTCGCTTTGCGAGTCTTGACATTAAGAGTTCTTAATTCGGTACTTGGCGGTATGATTTTTTTTATTATATACATTGCAAACGAGATTCAAGTGTTGAAACTTGGGCTTCTAGTTTTTGAATTGTATTGAGTAAATACTTGGTGGCTCCAAATTCTAATTTGAATATTTGGTCAGTATCAAGTGAATGAAAATCATTGAGACCATATTCATTTGTATATCTTATACTTTCTGGTAAAGATTTCTTAACTTCTTGTGCTATAAACCCATACTGCGCATTAGAACCGACACCTGTTTTTTGTTGAAACTCTTTTACAAAACTGTATGTGCGAAGAGGTATTTCCGATACTAGATTTGCACATGACATTAAATCAACCGTTTCAATATTTCTTTTCACACGTGAATCACTTGCCGTAACCCAATTCGTACCGATTGGTTTTCTAGCATTTCCTACACCAATATCAAGAGCATATTCGGGATAAGTTGTATTAATTCCTATATTTCCTTCATTGAGAGAATCTGAATGACGGATTGTTAAACTACCATCATTGAAATATATGGTTGACTGTATGATATTCATGCGATTTCTTGAATTCATTATAGCTGGAATTTCTCCAGAATAGATATCAAAGTTTGATAATTGAATTGATGGAGTTGTATTTGAAGAGTATCCAATACTATTGATTTTTCCTGTGGTTACACCGATTGTTCTTGTAGTCCATGAGAGGCCATTCGGTGAAGTCATAATTCTTTGCAAAGAACCTGCAGTCCCTGCAAGATTCCAGAGTGACCCATCCCAAGTAACTGTTTGAATTGTGCTGACTTGTGTTTCTGCTATAGAGACATATGTCCAATCAATACCGTCATAACTATACATTAGATTCGATGAATTACCATTTGAACCAGCCGCTAAAAACTTGTCTCCATTCCACGCAACTGTCTGTGCTGTACTCAGCTGTGGTATTCCAACATCTGTCCATACAGATGCATTACCGCTGTATTTCATAGATGTTGTACCGCTTCCAGTTGCAACCCAAGTTCGCCCATTTGTAGTAACAGAATTGCCTTGACCAGAAAATGAGTTCGTTGCTGCAGCCCATACACCTGTGGGTGTTGTATATTGTATATTTGTAAATGGAGGAACTGAATTATTGCCGACTGATACCCAAGCAAGACCATTCCATGCTAAGCCATTCATTGAATCCATTACAATTGCAGGTGCTGCGTCTGTCCATGTAATTCCGTTATAACTTATTAGTAAATTTGGTGAATTGACTGATGTTCCTGCTAACCAATATGACCCTGACCATTTAACACAGAGAACCGAATATGAACCTGCTGGTATTGTAGCATTCGTCCAACCAGACGCTGGATTTATAGAATATTTAATTGAATTTGTAGTTGGACTAGTTTCACCTACGATGACCCATATCTTACCATTGTATGCAATATCATTTGCTTTTACTGTAAATCCTGGGTCTGACGGACTTATTCTGTATGTAGATTCCGCATTTGAGTTTATAAAGGCGGTATTCGGATTTGCTATTCCAACTAATATATGATGTGTGCTAGGTTCATTTGGTAAGAGGAGTTTGGCACTTCCTACGATAGAAAGCGGGTACTCAGTTGTAGATGATGTATTAATACCGATTGATGATGCGTAGAGTACAGAATTTATAGTGAGATTTGACGTAGTAATTAGATTTGTAGTAAACGTCGAAAATGTTGGAGAATATATATTTTCTTCTGAGACGGTTGATACTGATGTGTAGCTAGATACAAGATAATTCAAGGTTGTAAAGAATGAGCTTTCAACACCAATATAGGAAGAAAACAATCGTGAAACGGATGTACTGGCAAACGTTGAAACGTTGCTTGTTTGTATTACTTGAGTTGCAAGCTGTGTATTAACATAATTAGAAAAACTTGTAATTGTATTATTAAGTGTAGTTATATCAGTAGCAGGATTTAGATTTGAATATGTTAGAGCATCATTTGTACTAAGAACATTATATTCACCAATTAGACTACTGTTATTTTGAGAGATGGTTATAATAGATTGATTTAAAATTGCATATTCACTGGCATATGGAGCCATTGATAGTGTTAAGAATGTTGAAAGAGATGATACACCAGGATCCGTTCTTAATGACGATGTAGTATATATATAATTTGAGAATGATGAGAATAGTGAAGTAAGACTTGTACTTATAGATGAAAAATTGGGGTTTATAAAAGACGAAAGAGATGATAGCCCTGGTCCACAATAAATTGATGGAAATACTGTTGATATATAAGTAGAGAGATTTAATATTGCTGTTCCTTGTGTAGTTGATAGAGTGCGTAGAGTGGAGAATGGAGACTGTAGATCAAAAACAGTTGATATAGTTGAATATGCAGATGGCAGCATTGTAGAGAATGATGAAAGACTTGTCAAATTATTGTAATTATTACCGAATGATGTTGATAATGTTGAAAGTGATACAGACACTGCTTCTTGTTGAAGAATTACATACGTGTAGCCAACTGTACATATTGCTGTATTAATTATATTAATCTGAGTATAAAGAGATGTAGAAAATGTTGAAACAGTGTCACCCTTCAAAAACCCTGCACTTGTAGATACTGATTGATATATTCCAGTTAAATATGTACTCATCGTACAAAGTCCTGGCGTACCAGCAGTTGCTTGAGCATTTACAATACTTGAAAAATATGCTCTATTCATTAATGTAGAAATAGAGCAGATACCAGGTATACCACGTTGTATAATATAATAGGATGATAGTGTAGAAAGTGAATTATCGGTATATGTTGATAGATTACTGAGTCCAGCGGTTGGGTTATAATTTGCAACACTATTACTAAATCCAGTCAGTGTAGATGTAATTAGGGTTGATAATGTACTGAAAACTCCTCCTGAAGCAGTATTAATAATGTTATAAATACTACTATTAAATCCAATCATAGTTGATGCATCTTCACCTACAGTTGTTGATATACTATTGCCAGTATTAGTACTAAGTACTGTTATTCCACTGCTTATATTACTGTAATAATCAGTGAACAATGTTGATATAGTACATACTGCAGGTGCTTGATTAAAGGTTATTTCAAGTGTTGTACTGAAATCATTGAATAATGGAATAAATTGTGAAGAGATTGTTGAAATAGAATTTCCCAGTGTAACAATGTTACGCTGCAAGGCGAGTGTTTGAATATTTTGTCCTTGAAGAATATTATTACCTTGAATTAATAATAAATATGAATCATTATATGTAGATATTAATACTGTACTTATATATTTATTTATAGTACTTTGAGTGGTAGATGCATTAATACCAACTGCAGTAGATACACTACTGATACCACTTGCTAAATTTAGTTGATTTACTGACAGACTATTTATAGATGTTATTATGTCTGGTATGGTTGATGGTGTAAATAATATACCAGCTACGCTTAGCACTTGTTCAGGTGTAAAATATTGAAATTTCTTATATACATTACTACCCCCTGGAATGACAGGAATTGTATAAGATGAAATTTGTTCATTTGATTGGGATTTCAAATATAGATTTTGATATGTCAGCTCATCTATATCCAAGGTTCTCTTTGAAGAGGCCATTATCTACTATGGTAAATAGTGAAAATTATGAATATGATGCGCAAATACCTATATTCATAATTCTATTTCTAAGTGTAGATGGTCGGGCAAGGAGGGCTTTTACAGTTAGTAGCTCTTGGAAAACAGGATGTATTCTTAACTGGAAATCCTCAGATGACATGGTTTAAAATGGTTTACAGACGCTATACAACATTTGCAATTGAGAGCCAGCCAATGTATTTTGATGGTACACCTGATTTTGGTAAGAGGATTACATGTTTAGTTCCCCGTAGGGGTGATTTATTAAGTCAAGTAATTCTGGAACTGACCTTACCGGCATTAGAACTTCTTGATGGAACGCCTGTATCCTATGTAAACGCTATAGGTCATGCATTAATCCAAGAGATAACAATTGAAGTTGGAGAGCAGGAAATTGATAAGCAGACTGGAGAATGGATGGAGATTTGGTCAAATTATATAACTACGAAGGACAAGCAAACTGGGTTTTACAATATGATAGGAAAAGTTGATGGATATTCTCCACCGACACTTAATGGCCCAATTAAGTTATACATTCCTTTGCGATTCTGGTTTTGTCGTAATCCTGGATTAGCATTACCGCTATTAGCTCTCCAGTACCATCCAATTCGCATTAATCTTACAATAAGGCCTCTCAATCAATTGTTTTTTTCACAGGCATTGACTACACCGGCATGCAACAGTCTAGAAGTGAAACCGGCACATATAACGGATTTGATGTTGTGGGGTGACTATATATATTTGGACCCTGAGGAGCGTCGTAGGTTTGTTAGTTCAACACATGAGTATTTGATAGAACAAATTCAATATACTTCTCCGATTCCAATCGCCCCCGGTGCTACGAATGGGTCTCTTCGTCTAGAATTTAATCATCCAATTCGTGAGATGTTTTGGTATGTTCAGAGAGATGATATGACCCGTTATCATGAGTATTTCAATTATAGTTCTTTAGGGACCTTTGAGGTCGGAACTAGAAATGATATATTATTGGATGCAGTTCTTCAACTTGATGGGTTTGACAGGTTTCAAGTTCGGGACGCTGGATATTTCCGTCTTGTTCAACCATGGCAACACCATACTGTTATTCCAGAAGAGTCATTTGTTTATTCGTATAGCTTTGCTTTAAAACCAGAAGAAGTACAGCCGTGTGGGTCAATGAATGCAAGTCGTATGGATTCTATAGTTCTTCAAGTTAATATAGACCCAGCTTTGACTAACTTAGGAACTTTACGTACAAGAGTGTATGCTATCAATCACAATGTATTCCGTGTAGCAGATGGTTTTGGTGGAGTTCTATTTACAATATAATATGGGTTGCGGTTTGTAAATTATAGATTTATAGCATCATGTAGGATAGAGAGGAATGAATCTAGATATTGGTATAACACAGGGTTCCTATTGGGGTGGGGCTCAAATACCGTATTGGTTATATATGGTTATAACAATATTTCCAATTACGGGTCTTTTAGGACTTGACCATCTAATCTTACGAAGTCCAAAGACCTTCATATTAAAATTATTGACAATGATACCATTATTGGGATTCTGGTATTTCTATGATATAGGTCAAGTAGTTGGTGAAAGAGAATTGGTTGAAAAATATGGACTAGGTGTGCCTTATTATGGTCCGATAGCTTTGGGTGCAGGTATGTTTATTAATAAAGACTCAAAAAATCTGGCTCCCGCAGATGTTCCAAAACCATGGATATTTATGGCATATGTATTAGTCAGTATAATATTCATAGCCTTTCCTCTGAATAAACTAGTCATTGGTGACTATTGGGGTGCAGGAGGACAGTTGGGAATGTATTTTTTTGGTATATTTACATTTGGAATAACAATATTATTAGCAATCTTTTGGGGGTTGTATGATATATTTAGGATACTATTTGATACTAGGGGCCTTTTTGAAAAGGGAGCAGTTCGTATATTTCCGGCAACAAAGCTTATGGACCCATATTTTAATAAGGGTGCGCTTGGACCAACTAAAGCGCTTCCTAAACTACCTGAGACTCTCTTTGAAAAGACAGTTGATGCTGTAACAAAGGTTCCATTAACTGCTGCACAAGCTGCTTCCACTATTACAAGTGCCTATGGCAAGGCGGTGGCAGGTGTTGTGGGAGCAGCTGGACAAGTCACTAAGGATGCAGTTGAAGCAGCAGATGCATCGACGATTGGTTTAATAAAAGAGGGTGCTAAGGATACTCAGGAACTAATGGGTACAGTTACTGGAGCAGTGACAAATGTCGTAGGGGCTACTGCAGGAACTGTCACAAAGACAGCTGAAGCTACGGGTGGATTACTTGACGTAGTAACAAAACTTCCAGGAATTCTTGAAAAGGTTGGTTCGGCAGGTCCTCCTAAACAGACTGGAGGTGCAATGATGGATTCTGCATCAACATCATCTACTTTACTATTATTTAGTGTAGCTGTAGCGGCGTTTGGGGGATACGTTTTATATACTATGAAAAAAACACTCGGCTCAGGTATAAATGTCGAGTCAGATGACCCCCCTCCAAACCCAGGAACAGTTCGAAAAACTTCTGAAACCAGTTGATGAAAAAGGTAAACCGGCAGCTGAAGCAGTGATAGTTTATTTTACGGCATCGTGGTGCGGGGCATGTAAGCGTATTGATTTTGATAGCCTACTCTCATCTACACCTAAAACACTTGTATGGTACAAGTGTGATGTAGATGAGAATAAGTATACTCTTGGATACTGTGGTCTAAGTAAAATCCCATCATTTGCTCTTATAAAGGATGGAAAGTTTTTTGGCAAATTCAGCAGCTCTGACACACTTACAATATTTGACAATCTTAAGATGGCATTTTTTGACTCAGCAGTATAGAATGGAACCGGTTGCACCAGTAAAAGTAAAGAGACGAGATTTAATGGATAATATTAAATCCCGTATAAATGCTGGATATAATGTCAGTAATCTTAAGAAAAATGCAAAGGATTTAAAGGATAAGGTAAAATTCTTTGAGAAAAAAGAGGCTACCGGTGAACTTAAAGAATATATGCGACCAAGATATGAATTAGCAAAAGAGTTACTTGGCAGATTATCTGAATTTGGACCGGGTCAGGCTACAGCTATTGCTGCGCCTATGCCTGCGCCTATGGCTACAGCTATGCCTGCACCTATGGCTACAGCTATGCCTATGCCTGCGCCTATGGCTTCATCAACTGGGTTTGCTAATGCTGCACCTATTGTTAATACGTTCAATCCAAATGCTGCTTCAAAATCAAGACAGAAGTCAAAGGGAAGTTTAAGGTTACGTAAATCAACACAGCTACCGACTGAATCGGCGTTACCGACTGAATCGGCGTTACCGACTGTATCAGCTTCACCCACTGGATTGGGTTCACCCACTGGATTGGGTTCACCCACTGGATTGGGTTCACCGATTTTCAATCCTCCGCCCGCAAGTCCTCCTCCACTCCCCATTCCAAGTGGACGCTACGATGCAAATGGCACATTTCACATAAATGCAGTTCCAAGACCTCCTTTTGTAAATAGTGCAGTAGCAGTAAATTCTCCAGGCCAAACATTTGGCCTTCTCAAAAAGGGTCGTAGCAAAACTATAAAAAAGCGCCTATCAAGCCCAATTGTTAATAAGTATTTGTATGAGGCTACACAAGAGTTCCTACCTCTTCCAGAGTTATATGACCCATACACTGGAAGAAAGTTTGCAGCAGAAGAAGACCCAATGCCAGAAATTGAGAGGGCATATAATATGTTAATTGATATCTACAATAAAGCGCAGCGCAAGGCAGCCACTCTAAGAAAACGTGGGTCTAGATAGAAGAGATGGTTCACTACGATATATGTATAATAGGCGCCGGTATGGCCGGCCTCTATTGTGCATTAGAACTCAGTAAAAAGTATCCGACCATGCATATATGCATTCTCGAGAAGTATCCATTTATAGGTGGGCGAACATCAACCTTTCATCACGATGGTATGCAATGGGAAGCAGGTGCAGGACGTCTTCATAAGACACATACAAACGTGATTAAACTTATAGACCATTACGGTCTTACTCTGATTCCTATAAGTGATGAAATAGAAATACGGCCTAATTCTTCAACTGTGATGCCAGTCGAGTTTTCAAATTGTCTAAATACTTTGGCTCTTGAATCTTTGGATCCACTCATCTTAAGAACACATACTTTAAAAGAGCTTGCCACTAAGGTCATGGGTCCAAGTAAGGCGAATGAACTCTTAGATACATATGAATATAGGTCTGAGCTAGATACTCTAAAGGCTGATAATGGTCTTTATTCACTCAATCATGAACTTGGTAGCCCTAGTGGATTCTCTGTAATTAAGGAGGGATTTTCAGCTCTTGTTGGTGCAATGAAGCGTGATATAGAAACAAGGGGTGTTGAAATTATGCGAGAGTATGAAGCAACCGATATATTAATACATGATGACCACTATAAACTGCCTATTCGGAATAAACCAGCTGTGCAAGCACGGAAGGTTATTGTTGCAGTAACAAGAAATGATTTGGCTCATATGCCGTGTTTCAATGGATTACCAATTCTTAAACAGGTCAAAATGAGACCTCTTGTACGAATGTATGCAGTCTTTCCTAAGGTGAATGGACAGGTCTGGTTCAATGACGTAAAAAAGTTTGTATGTCCTGCGCCTGTTAGATATGTTATTCCTGTAAATCCTGCTGAGGGTATTATAATGATATCATATACTGATGGAAAAGATGCCGAGTACTGGATAAAGGCTATAAAGAATAAAGGTGAGGGCCCTGTAATAAAAGAAGTAATGAAACAGGTACGTGATATATTTCCCGGTAAAATAATTCCGGAACCCACATATTTTAAGATTCACCCTTGGTCCGATGGCTGTTCATATTGGACACCAGGTGATTATGATTTTAATAAGGTGTCAAAGGCTTCCGTAAGACCATTACCGAAGTCAATGCCAGGTGTGTATATGTGTGGAGAATCTTGGGCTTATGCTCAGGCTTGGGTGAAGTGTGCAATAGACCAGGCAGAACATGCACTTGATGCTTTGTATGAGGATAATTGAATTTTTATAAAAAACTATTATTAGATGGCTGAAAATCGTTTAACTAGAAGCACTAGAAACAATAAATTAGCTCCGGTAAATATTAATTCTAGTAATTTACTTACACGTTTAAGTAATATCAATACTGATGATATTTCAATTAACTACCTCAAGTATATTATTAATAACCATATATCATCTGATGATTTTACGGTGTGCCCTATTATTGATATTAGTTTGAATACCACACATACATCATTAAAAATATTAACAAAGATGTTAAAAACATCAGACAATTTAACAATTAAAGAAATTTATAATATTCTAACCAATAATGGACAAGGATTAATTATAAATAATAAAAGTGGTGGACACATCCGTAAAAACCGATTTTCAGGAACTAAAGATATTGATATAAATATTGTTGAATGGAATAGACTTGCAAATATTATTTATACTGGTAGCCCTGATGATATGATATCAAGACTTAGAGGAATGTATGTATTTCCAGAAAAACGAGTATCTAAATTTCAATTAACACATGCAAAATTACTAGAAGAAAATATTGGAATGCCAGCCGTTAATAATGATGAGCCATTCGTTACAACTGAAATATTAAACGGAGTAATTAAAAATATATTAGAAGAAAACAGTAAGCGTCCTACAAGAAATTTAAATGAGTCCATTTACCGAATGAGTGATAGTGTATATGAAGGTTCTAATGAAGTAATGAATGCCATTGAGATCTTTTTAGAAAATACAATAGAATCATCTATTGTATCTAATAGTGAATTAGTAAATGGAAAGTTCTTAGCAGAATTTAAAGTGGGTGAATCTGTAGATGCAGATGCTGAAAGAACTGCATCAAAATTTAGAATATTTTGGCAATTTTCAGATACAAGAGTTTTAGTAGATGTAATGTGGAATAAATTGATTTGTCATTTATTGGATACTGATCTTATAAATAGAAATATAATCTTACATGATTTTTCTTGTGGAATACTTAATACACCTCAAACATATGGAATACAATATACAAAGGATGGTCCAGCAGACATTGTACAATTTGATTTTACAAAATGTTATGATTCTGTTTTATGGGAAGTAATAGAGTTATTATTAACAAAGTGTTTTAAACGGCGATTTAATTACAAATTCAATGATGAAACTCGTGCAAATAAATATTCTCATTATTTTGTTAATATCTATATGACATTATTAAGAAAATCTATAATGGACTATAATGGCAATCCTATACTTATAACTACAGGATTACCAACAGGATTAATATCATCTCGTGCAGTAATAGCATGGTGTTTGGAGGAAATAATATATATGTGGTTAGAAAAAATTGATTATAAGATAGAAGAAGATTTTATTATAAAAGTATATGTAGATGATATTTTTATTAGATTCTTAACTGCACGTGCTAAATCAAATGTATCAGAAATAGTACAAAGCTTCTGGGATTTTATGCAGAGTTTTGGATTTACATTTAATTCTAAAAAGTGTCTTGCTGATCCTGCTTTAAACATTAAATTAATAACTAAAACGGATGGTGCTAATAATGTCCAATTTGAATTGCCAGAATTAACAGTAAGAGATAAATATTTAGGTATACCATATACACGTGACCCAAAAATATATTTAGAAGTATTATTTACAGAAATACCTAATAAAAAAATGGAGTTTACAAAATTTAATTCATGGTTAGCAATTATTGGAGTTCTTGAACATCCTAGATTAATACATTACTACAAATGGAAACTACGCCCATTTTTTATTCGTGAACCTAGTTACAAAGAACTAAAGGATTGGCTTATTGAAAATACTTTAGGAAATTATAAAGCATTGACTATTGAAGATTCTGTCCCATTTATTAGAAAGACTGCACTATCAAGAGAACGAGTCACTGAATTGTCTGCAAGTGATATAAAATCTCTAATAGAAAATGAGGTCATATTAAAATCATCAAATAAGTCAGGATTTATAGAACAAATAGCACAAGGATATGAGCAAACAATTCATCTTAATGGTAATTTTGAGAAGCTTGAACAAACACAATTAAATATAATTATGTTAGAAACTGGTGCATCTATTACTAAAAATCCTGATAATACAATAACTATTACTGGTCCAGAACAGGCATGTAATATTGCAAAAAAATATATTCTTGACAAGCATAATAATAGTTTAGTTTCTCCTAATTCTAATATAAACCCATCTCTAAAACCACCGAGTGATAACAAGATAATAAAAGTTAAAGTTAGATTTTCAGATAATGATGTTGGTTGGTATAATTTAAGAGATCTTTTAATAGAAAGTGGAACTATTTCTACATTTAACGATGGTCGTGAATTTAAAATCGTAGTTTCATCGTCATTTTGGCCAATGAAAGGTGGAAAATTAACTAGGCGTAAAAGGAAAAATAAAACCATTACTGCCAAAAAAAGAAAGTAAAGATATCATCATTAATAACGTAATTTCTAAAAGCAAAGCTTATAGAAATTAAGTAGTTCACAGTAGGTTATCTAAAAAATAAGCTTTTTATCTTCAATAAGTCTATTATAAATATAATTTACTAATTTATTAGGAGCTATTTCATTTAATTTTGATTCATTAAATGCGCTAATTCTATTTGATTCATCATTTTTAGAGAATCTTGCTAAATCAAAGTCTACAATATAGACATCATTCGCCTTTGATACCATTACATTCCCTTGATGTAAATCATGGTGGATAATTCCTGAATTATTTAACTTCTTTATTTTTTTACTAAGTTGTTCTATAGCATCTGCTTTTTTTTCAGATGATTTCCATTTTATGTCTGACCAAGATTTACCTTCAATATATTCAAATACTTTTACGATTTGCACTTCTCCACTTTTTCCAAACATAATAAAACAGTCATAAAATTTAGGACCAATGTTAAGCTTGCCGGGTATTTTACTAATAGCCGTAGCATCAGCCACACGTGGCGCAGTCTGTGATGAAGGCGTCCATGAATCAAATTTAAATGCTTCTATTTTAATTGCCACATAACTAGTACCCTTTGGCACATTTTTAACACATGTTGGTGGCTTAGTCTTAAAAACACTACCATAAAATCCGGAACCTAGTAGCTTTGCATGCTTTTCATATTTTTCAACACACTTCTTAAATTCATCACTGGTTTCCATGCGGATTCCATATTTACTCCAATATTTTGGCTCTTTTATTTTATTATTTATTAGAATTCCAGATATAATGTTTTTAAAAGAATATAAAAGGGGGTGCTCGGGTGGTTCAGGTACATCCATAGTTGGTTTATATTCTGAAATGTATTTTATAACAGTTGGTTCAAACTTTTTTAAATCAAGAGATTGATCATTCATTCTATTTAATGTCTGCGTTTATTTGTCTTCTTAACTTTTTTACCCTTATGTTTTCGCACGGTTTTACGTTTTCCACCATCTGTGTTATTACCGGGAGATTGAGATGGAATTTTTCCAATTTGAAACAGAGGTGATTTACGCAACTCTCTTTGCATCCCCATTAATTTCATTCGCCTTTTTTCAGTTTGTATCCGTCTTTGTATATCTGCAATCTCTGCAGCCTTTCTTGCCTCTGTCGCTAGCCTTATTTGTGCTAATTCAGTATTTGTGGGAGGTCGATTAGGGTTATTTGGTGGCGGCTTAGCAAATACTGCGGCATTTGATTTGAATGGCTGTCCTTTAAAGAATTTGGCAGCGTTTGATTGGGGTTTAGGGTAAGGGATGGATTCGGCGATTGCGCTAGCAAGTCCTGGCACAGTAAATATAGCAGGCTCTTGAAGTGATTTAATATTACGTGGCTTAACTCTTGATGTTACTGTTGCTGTCAAATCTTTTGGAAATGGTAAGATGGGTTCCATTATACTATTATATATTGTGAAATTATGCTAAGGCACCAGTGGCCAATGCATCGACCTGATGATTAAACATCCAAGGAAATATGTGCTCAGCACCTTGCTTATGCCCTTTGACCCATTTGTATTCTAGTAAGTGGCCAAGTTTGCTTGTCCTATCAACAAGCTGTTTTACTAAGTCAAGATGCTGAATGGGACCACCCTGTTTTGTCCATCCCTTGCGTTTCCAGGATGGTCCCCAAACGGACGCACAATTAATTGCATATTGACTGTCGGACCAGACTTTTATGTTTCCCGGACATAATTCAATGGCCTCTAGACCTTTCAGTAAGGCCTGAAGTTCAGCCCTTTGATTTGTTTGGGGTTCTGATTTCGGAATGGGCCCGGAAATCCTATTGAGAATTTTATAGTCTGGGTCGGATACTATAATTGCTCCCCAGGCAGCATTTGCATTTCTTTTTCCATTATTTGTACATGCCCCATCAGTGAACACATGCGTTACCAAGCGTTTTTGTTCTGAAGGTAATGGTAGAGGTAAATGGACTACCACGTTATTCTGGCTCTCTTCCACGTGTTCTTCGTCGCACCCCTTTTGATATATGTAGGCGTCCAGAGGGCCGGTACGCCGGAACTTGTGTTTAACGGACTTATTGTTTTGGCCATCGTCATTTTCTCGTATCATCTGTATAGAGGATACACTAAATGGTTAAGCCAGTCATCAGGTTTATGGATAAATCTCATACACATCGGTCTAGTCGCACCCTTGCTCTTTTGGATTGGCTATTACAAAAAAGATACAAGCAGACCTGCATTTGAAATGCTGCTTCTACTAGCTTTTGCAGCACTAGGATACAACCTAAATAGTCTTATAATTCAAACACATACCGTTTCTGGGAAAGTCTAGATGATAGCGAGTTTAGCTTTCAGAGATTCATCTGGTAGGTCTTTTGCATGGTCCATAACGTGATAAAGAATGGAAGGATATGACTTACATTCTTTATGACAATCTCCACATGTGTATGTATTGGTTTCATTCTTTACTATCCATTTCTCCAACTCCTTTTTAATATGATTACGAGCAATATGGATTCGGCAGTATTCCTTCTTATGAAATGTTTCGTTACACGAATCGAAGGGACATTTGATTGAAGCCTCCTTTTTCTCATGTACTAACTTTGTATGTGTATCTAGCGTGTATTTCTGATAAAACTTCATATCACATTTATCACATTCATATGACATCACACCCTCATGTCTTTTAAGGTGATAGTGCATTGTATTTTGATTCTTCTTAACTACATTGCAGACACCGCAGACATAATGACCATCGTCGTTTTTCTTGTATTCAAATACCATATTTACTTCGATGGAGCATCAATCGCATTTCAATTTTTACCGTTATTGGATGACGGTCTAAAAATAAACTACAAACTATATTATAATGGAATCATCATTAATTCCAATAGATTATATGTTTAAATTAGATATGTTAGAGACTTATCTTGAAAAATATCCAGAAGATGTTGGTAAGTGGATAGAGCATTTAGGCGAAAAGATGGAATTAATTCATGAGAAACAATTATATAGAAAACCAAGTGAAGATGATATTCCAAAAAATGTATTGATGCCTGAGATTGATAGTGAATTACCAGAAAATGTTCTAGTAAACCCTGAATCTGGGTGTATACAATGTAAAAGGACTTGGGAAAGTACCGCAATCTATCCAACAACAACACTCTTATGTGGTCACAAATATCACACCGAGTGTTATTTTTGGCTATCTTATCATGATCATGATAGATGCATATATGATGGATGTAATTATGCAATATGGGAACATATGAGAGATGTTGAACGTAAAAGAAAGACCTCTAAAACTGATACAACAACCGTATTACTTAATGCAGTTCGTAAGACTCCAGATTTTAAAAATGATATTAAAGTATTTAAATCCTATATTACAAAGGTTAGCAGTAATATTTTTTTAATTGATAAGGCGCAAAAAAAAATAAAGAGTGACTTAGTAGAACGTAATTTATATAATATACAAGCTCTTCAAAATGATGTTAATAAGTCAATAAAAGATGCTAAAACTATACCAGAATTAAGTGAAACTAAAAAGATTGTTAATAAATTTAGGAAATTTGAAAGGACATTTTATCATAAATATCATTTAGATTTGCGGGATTTAATGAATCATAGGTTGATAAAGAATATGTCTTGGAATGTACGACGAATATTGCAAAGACATGCAACACTTTCTCCTTCTAAATATAGATTTAGAATCCGTATTTATCCTGGAAGTAAATCTTGGGTCTAAATCGGTTCCTGCATTTATATGTAGATATGGATATTACGATACTTACTCTAGCGATTGGTGTAGATTACAAGAAATCGCTAGAAAAAGCCTTTGAATCAAAACGACAATATGCAGCAAAACATGGCTATAAATATGTGCAGGCTGGAGAGGAATGGTGGGACAGACGGCGACCGACAGCGTGGTCAAAGGTCCCATTTATTATTGACCAGCTATCTAAACTTCCTGAAGGCGCCATAGTATGGCAAAGTGATGCGGATGTTCTTATAACCAATCAAAATCTTAAACTTGAAGACCATGTGCTGTCAATATTACCTGCAAACAAGGATATGCTTTTAATTTATGACGCATGTGAACACTTGAATAGCGGTAATATCTTGATGAGGAATACAGCATGGTGTAGAGATTATTGGCGGAGAGTAAATGAGAAAACTGATTGCACATATCACATTTGGTGGGAGAATAAGGCGATGATTGATTTAATAGATGAAAATCAGGATGATAAGAATCATATTTATATAAGCAATCAACATAAAAAGTTCAATGCTTATGTAATGGGACTTCCTGGTCAGCCTCTTTGGGAACCTGGTGATTTTCTAGTACATTTTGCCGGCGTCTATAAACATGATAAAATACGGGATTTAATAGATTCTATTCAAAAGGGGCAAATACCTAGACTTGATATGTATAATCCTTAGGATTCAATCTTCTCAGCGAATTCTTGACGACCTCGAATCTGTTCGACTTCAATCTCTTTTACCCGTTTAAATCCACTCTGTCTTAAATGCTCTCTAAAAGCCCTGTCACCCAATATTCTACGAATTGATTGACACCATGCATCTATATCATTGCGGTCACATTGAATACCTGCACCACCTACACATTCTACGAGACCAGGTGCATCACTGTGTATGACTGGTATACCAGATGCCATAGCTTCAACAGCAGTGCGTCCCCACGTCTCATTCTTTGATGGCATGATTAATATTCCAGTCTTTCTTAATACAACATTTATATCTTTTTGATTTTCCATATATGTTAGATTTTTTGTAACAGATTTCTCAATAATTTGATTACTGTATCCACCTCTTATTCCTAAGAATTGTACATCTGGCATTTTTTTAGCAATTTCTACTAATATTTCTCCACCCTTATTTTGATTACAGTTTATTAAAGTAACCACGTCATTTTGCATTGTGAATTGTGTATTCAGTCTTAATTTACTGGTATCTACATATGGAATCATTCTCATATTATCATAAAGTGTTGGTAGAGTGTCTTGTGTCATATGACTATTATATATAATTGTAACAGGAAACCCAACTTTTTGCTGTAGTAACCAATCATAACTATTGACCATATGAATAAATAGGTATGTCATCTTATTTCTTAGTTTAACGACATCTAAGCTTTCATGGCCATTTGACATTTGAAATAAAACCACGTCTGTATTTATTACATCTTCTCTACATTTGTGATCATTCGGATCATATTTATAGATTGGAAATTGGTCATAATGTAATACTTTATGTGTTTTAACATAGATAGAGACATCATGACCACGAGACCTTAGATATTTTATAGTTTCATATGCTGATAATTCAGACCCTGCAACGGTAACAGGTAGAAAGCTATCGCACATAAGTATCACTTTTTTGGGATTTGATGTTTTTACTGTTACCTCCTGTGTTATAGGTATTGGTATTGTTTCCTTATAGGGTATTTGCTGGTGTTTATAGAGTGGTGCTAAAACAATACATAATAATGCAAAGGCCACGAGGACGAGAAGGTTTCTCGACATTCTAATCAAGGCTACTTTTTTTGTTGGCAATTAGTATAATGGCTCAGATGCAAAATGTTCCTGCGGTTGGTTCAAAGGCAATGGTTTGGCATGGAAATGCTAAGCACACTCCCGGAGGTTTGACACGTAAGGATTTAATGAAGACAAAGAAGGGACGTATTGTTAGCAGAAAGAAGCACGCTATAGGGAGAAAGCGTATTCAGACTTTGCGTAAGTTGGGATACAAGCCAAAGAAGGGTACGTTTAAGCTTTTCCGTAAGTAAATTATTTATAAGGAGTCGCCAAGTCGTTCTGTAATTGTTCGTAGAATCATTCGCAAATCGGATATATGTAGTCGTAGGGCTCCATTGATTTCCGGGTAAAACCACATTGAACTATATTCAGGTATTTGGCTAATTAAGCCATTGGTTGTAGAGCGTGAATCATTCAAAGACAAACATAGGCTTGCACCGGCTGCTCGTAGCTCTCGATAAAGGCTACGAAGATCCAGTGATTGAATTGAATGATTTACTTGAGGGCTTAATACAGATGGTATCTTTATAAACTGTGCTTCACTAATCACGTCTAATTTTGGGAAAAAAACTGCATTCGGTGACCATTGTATCGGAGCTTGTTTAATCGTATCATCAGGTATATTACATAATGATACACATGTAGGTGACGGTTGCAATTGGCCACATTTATTCCAGAATGCTGGTGGTACGGCACACTTTGGCGTTGATACAATTAGAATTGGCTTCTTAAGATGAACTAAAATGGACAGGACCAAACTCCAATCGCTTGAGGCTTCAGGCATAAATGTATTATCCCAAGAGTGTGCTAATAGCCAAGCTTTCGATTCTTGTTTTGATGTTAATAAGATATGTGTCTGAAATGCTGTAGTTCCGGTTAAGATTTGGTCTTGGAATCCATAGGGGAGAGCACATATATCTGAAGGTATGAACCATTGACTATTTTTTCCCCGTAGATTTCCATCAAAGGCTTCTAGTGAAATAGAACTCATCTAGTTCACTAGAATCCATTATTCAAACTAAAAAAACGTGCTGCCTATTAAGATGAATGAGATAGCAAAGGTCATATTATTTGCTGTCGGAATAGCTATATTAGATTTACCTTGGCTCTTATTACAGAATTCATGGGTCCAAGAGTTTATTAGAGAGATTCAAGGTGGGCGGTCAATGAATGTGCGACTTTGGGCAGCAGTACCTGTATATATAGCTCTCGGGTATTTATTGACACAGCAGATTTCAGCACCCCGGGCTGCTCTTGCTGGAATGGCAGTCTATGCAGTCTATGATTTTACACAGCTTCTTACATTCGATAAATATCCCTTACAATTTGCTGTAGTCGATACTCTATGGGGAGGTCTTCTAATGTCATTTAGTTGGTGGCTAGCTCATCGGCTAGGACTAGTCTCTGCTGATAAATGAGGCTTATCAAGATTAACACATCTAAGATAGTGTTTACGACATAGAGAGACGTATATATCACCACCACCAACATGAACCGTATCGGTTGAACTAGTTGCACAATAACTGAAGAGAGCCGTAGTACCATCGGCACAAAGTTTACATAGTGATGTCAACTTTGTTACACGGTCCGCAATAGGAATTAGCTGGAGAATTTCACCGAATGGTTTTCTAAATCTGTCTCCATCAAGTCCTGCAACAATTACATTCTTGTTGTCGGTTTCAACAGCGTAAAGTACAAACTTGTATAAATCAGGAAAGAATTGACCCTCTTCAATAATAATGAGTTTTGCGTCATGATAGTCTTTCGTGAATAGGTGAATTGCCAATGACTCGGTTCTATGTGCTGGAACCTTTGTTCCATCATGTGTATGCATGAAATCCTCTGACCCTTGACGATTATCAAGAATAGGCTTATATGCAATACACTTAATACTTAGAGCTTCGTGTCTCCGAATGATGGATTGGAGTGCGCTTGTTTTACCTGCAAACATTGGACCAAGAATTAATTCAAGACTCATTGTGTTTAATAAATGTATGGATAGATGTGTCATTTTTTACACCGCATAAAAATTGATACATAATTCCAGTGATATAAAAGTATGGAGTCAATATTAAAAGGTGTAGCATCTGTATTTATTGCATATACTGCACATTATACTAGCGTGAAGGTATACAATTATATGTGTGTTCCTGATGGATTCATGGGCTATATGACAGGGATTGTTTCTATGGGTAGTCCTGTCTGTTCTATGGGAGTTCATATTATAAGTTCCACACAGTCATTCTATTCATCTGTGATTTTAATGGCCATGTCAAGATTAGTAGTAGATAATATTATACCGTCTAAAGAGGCTTAAATATCATATAAAAATACTATATAATGATTACTATTGTAGGTACGTGGATTAATCATCCTGAAGTCTTAAAGATTCATAGAGACCTCTGGGTAAAAGCTTTTTTGGGTGAGAATGTGCGATATGTAGCTTATATTGATGCGAAGGACCATGCCGATTTTTCTAATTTCAATGATACATCTGTAAAAGAGCAGCTCATACGTGTATGTGAAGAGAATGCAATTGAATATGTAATAGTTCCTCAAGGTTGTCATAAGATTCGTAGTATGGTCTTTACAAATTGCCAACTTGAATCTGACCAGAGTCCTTCTGGTAGGAATGCTCTTGTATGTCAATATGCATGGAACACGGAAGTTTTAGAGGGCGGTGTTAAACAATGTGCGCTCGTTCAAAGTGATATTTTCCCCTATAGACAATTTACTTGGGCGAATATAACTAGGTCGACTGATTTCTATTATAAGCCACAAGTGCGCAACGAGAATGGAAAGAGTATTACCTACGCTTGGGAAGGTCTATGTTTATTCAATATGGATTCATGGTCAGATGAAATGAAAAAGGCGGTTGATTTTCAGCACGGGTTCTTCAATGGTGTCTATACTGATACTGGTGGGGGTCTTTGTAAGATACTTACTATTCTGCCTGACTATAGAAAATTTGGCTGGGGTGGACATGATAGCGGTCAATGGACTTCTGAGAGCGCAATACCTAGTGTGCCTTTTTGGATAATGGAACATCTAAGAAATGATCCACGTAATAAAATACAGGAGGGTGTAATAACATATTATAGCGAATTACAAGATGATAGGTGTTTCCATTTACGAGCTGGTGGAAATTGGGATAATGCAGGAAAGCAGGTTCATGATGAGCGCTATTCAAGGTTCATCTCGTACCTAACAGAGGCAATGTATGATGGGACTGTCTTTTTAGATTAATTATTAGTGTGAACTTATTTAAGTTCATAATGATATTGAATAGATTCTAAGTGATGCTGACATATCTTATCATTTTCATTATATTTTCTTCCTAATAGAATCTTGCTATATTCTTCTTTATATTTTTTTAGCAATCCTTTGTATATCTTTTTATATTCTTTTCCATAGAAGAATATATAGTAATCAATATATTCTTCTATATTCTTTTCTTTAATTGCCTGAGATTCAGCAATATTATTTGCTTGGGTTTGTGCCTCTAAATGTGCTTTTGGATGAGCGTATTTAGTGTACATCTCATTTTCTGCTTCAATGCATATTAGACATTCGGTTGGTGTGTTCTCTCTATCTATATCTCTTTCATACCACATTATTTCACCGAATTCGCTACTTGAGTCTTTAATATTGACATATCTATCGGCAATGAAATCGTAATCTTTAGTGTTATACGCCATTATTATAAATTATTTTCAATATATTATAATAATGTTTCAAATTTTAGTGACCATTTGAAATATTACTTTCTACTACCTTTCAGACCTGAAAGCACCTGCTGCTTAAGTTCAGCCCTCTTAATATCTATGACAATATCGTTCATACCATGATTACTAGCATACTCAACAGGAGTATCTCCATTTTGGTCTAGAATTTTGAAGTCAGGACCTGCTTTAATTATTTCTAACAGACAACGCTTTCTTTGATCAGCTGGGAATGAACTATACATGCTAATTGCATAATGGATAAGTGGCCTACTATTTCCTACATCATTGATATCCGCTTTGTGAGCTGCCAAGATACTAATGGCCTCGTAATTTCCAGTGAGAATTGCCTGTCTAAGAGGTGTGTCATGTGCTTGGTCTAGAATATTAAGATTCGCACCGCCAGCACACAATGCTTTAAGACAATCATTATACCCTTCTGAAACAGCCCATTGCACAGGAAAGTCAGCATTCATATCCGCCCCAGCCTTAGCTAGGACCCTAATCATATTTGCTTGTTTGTAATATGTCGCATAAAATACGGAATCTGCAGGAGGCTGAGCTATTGTTAAAAGGTATTTGAGAACGGCAATATTACGGCCTCTAATTGTAGATTCAAAGACGTCATTGGTAATAACGGCTCCTGCAGCAAATAGTTTCTTCACTATCTCAAGGTGGCCACTTTCAGCGGCATATGTAATAGGCATCTTACCACCCTTACTAGGAATATTCACATCAGCCCCCCTAAGAATAAGTTCTTTAACAATTTCAATATGACCGTTGGCCGAGGATAGGGTTAGTGGCGTGAAACCGTATATATTACTTTTCTGATTGATATCAGCACCGGCATCCATGAGAATTTTCATGATATCAAGATGCTGAGTCCATCCATTACGAGCGCAGACGAGAAGGCCACTCCAACCATTTACATCTTTAACATCTGGTTTTGCTCCATCAGCAATAAGCTCACGAATACGGGCAACTGCGTTATATTTATTAGGGAGTTGCTGATGCCATTCTACACCTTTAAAATCATAATACTGGCCATTCTCACAGATAATTTGAATACGGGATTTCTTATCTGGCCCATACAGTAAATTTGCAGCGTGAGGTGACCAGAATTCTCTATTCGTCCAAGCAGCCGTGTCTACACCGAGATATGAACGCATATCTTCGGTGTAGCCATTCCAAGAGCAGAAGTGAGCGACATCATATAGGGTTGGCATTTGGGATAATACATTTCTAGGGCTTGGCCTTGTTCAATTTTTTACTAATTTATTGTATTCTTCCTCAAGTGCGGTATAAATATCTATATCACTTATTTCATTATATTTATCAATTTCTTCTTTTCTGAATGTTCCACCCTTTAGTTTCAGATAAGCAGCAGTTGGAAAATTCTTATAGATAAGAGCAGTTTCCATGAAACTCTGTATATATCCGCAGTCTACCATGAAACTCTGTATATATCCGCAGTGTACTTTAAGACCATTTAGAATGATTGTATCTATCATTTCCTTGTAGTTTGGTATAGGATATCTAGCAACAATTTCAAGTATAAGGTCTCCATCATGCCTACCCGTGCATGTCAAGTCAAAGACATCATAGAACTGTAACATGCCTATACCATATAGTACCTGTATCATCTTATAATCGCCTTGTCTAACATATTTAATTATACGTTGTTCAAAAATACAAGATTCCATAGTATATTCTAATACAAGTGTAAATATTTAGGCCCATCACATTTATATGAATGGATTATGAGACCATTGAAAAAGGCCTTGACGCTGTCTTGGACGACACTCTAGGTCTCCTGGTGTACAATTCGCCTTAATCTGCCCAGCGTGGCGTGTAAAGGCCTTCCAGCGTTTAATTTGAACTGCATCTAGTTGTGGAATTCTGCGCCCCATCCAGTAACGACAATACCATTGAAACCAGCCACGTTCATCTGGATTAATCTTAGAATCTGATAGCTCAGGATGCTGACCCTTCTTAGTGCCACCAGGAAGCCAGCCAGATTCTGTCCAGAATTTTATGGGCTGTCTTGAATCTACACCAAATAAATTTACTGAGACATCTGGCCCTTCAGGTCTGAGTTTTCCAGCGAGTATAGCGTTCCAATACCATTCTGCAGGGAATTCTAAAAGACAGTCATTTAGATATTTCCCTTCGAAGGCACCCATTGCCAACATTTCACCGGGTGTTGCGTAGGGTTTAAAATCTGCTGCAAAGTTTGTTCCAGGATCGACTTCCAATTTATATGAATAATTCTTTACCATTTTATTGGAGACTTTTATGATTTGACCGGCCTTGAATGATTCGAGTGGTCTTCCTCGTGACTCGAGAATTTTAGTCATATCCGCAACAGTCTTGATTTTTGTGATGCTTCCCATTTACATTATACTTCGGTAAAAAATGAACCTATAAGTCTAATAGTTTCATGTATGGACAAATTACCTCTACCAAAGACTCATGAGCTTACGAAGGAGGAAAAGGCCTTTGTAAAATCACTTGATACTAAGCATCAGGAATTGCATAAGATTGCAATTCAGTGGCTTGAGACATCATATCGTCCGGAGTGGTCGCACATGTGGCAAAAAAAAGCCTAAACCGGTCATTCATAATTATTCTAGATTCAAACAATTAATGGTGAAAACTTTTTTCACTCGTGTATTTATTGATACCACGCTGAAAAATCTCCGGCAGCTTATTTCAACCTTTCCTAAGGATATTGGGTCAGTTTCAGTTATCAGTCATTCCCGTATTGAGACACAGATTTCGAGATGGTCTCATTCTTTACCAAGTGTTATACCACACTATGCAGTAAAGTGTAATCCTGAACCGAAGCTTCTTCAGCACTTATTTAATAACACAGTCAAATTCGACTGTGCGAGTTTGAGTGAAGTCTATGCAGTAAAGAACCTTAGTGGATTTGATAGTTGTCAACATAAATCCAATATTATTTATGCTCATCCAATGAAGTCTGAATATGATATTAAGACCATTAATTCTCTCGATATCCAGACAACGGTTGTTGATTCGGTTGAGGAGTGTGAAAAACTCAGTGAAGCTAAATGGGCAGGTTCAGCCTTATTAAGATTAGCAGTATCTGATTCTGAAAGTAAAATGCCCTTTTCATCAAAATTCGGTGCATCATTAAAGGAACTCCATAGTATTGCTAAGCTAAGTAAGATTCCAATTTCAGGTGTATCATTCCATGTTGGTTCTGGATGTAATAATCCAAATCAATATAAGGATGCAATTGAGTATGCTGCAGTTGAAGGCTTTGCTGTCCTAAGAAACTGCGGACATAATCCAAAGGTTATTGATATTGGTGGGGGGTATCCATCGAATCCTAAAGAGTTTGCACCGATTGCGAAATCCATTTCAGAAGCTCTTGAACTCCATGTCCCTAGAAATAGGTCAGTGATTGCAGAGCCTGGTCGGTATATGGGTCAGCCGTCTCACGACCTTTTTGTTCGTATAATTGCTAAGAAACCTGCTATAAATGGTAAGGGGTGGAGATATGTGATTGATGAGTCTGTGTATGGACATTTTTCATGTATTCCATTTGATTACCAAAAGCCTGCTTGGGTACATATACCAAATGGAACAGACTCAGATGATAGGAAGGAGGAAAGTGTGTTATTTGGTAGGACATGTGATAGTTTGGATTTAATAGCCAAGGGGCCTATGGAAATTATGAATGTTGGAGACTGGCTTTATTTTCCTTTGATGGGAGCGTATACGTCTGCAACAGCTTCTGAATTCAATGGATTTCCCAAACCTACCCTTATAATTGATACAGAGAAGCTTTTACCGAATGTGGATGACGCATGGATAATATATGACTCTATACATAAATTGAGACCTTTAACATATTCAAATACCGTTAAGACAATTTAGATTTTAGCAATACACATATTATTGAATTTATAAAAATTGAACAACTTGTTTATTTACTATAAAGTATATAAACGAGATGGATATTTCAGCACACTATGTTTCTAATTCTGATAGTGGATCTAGAGTGCGCAAGGCAGCTTTGAGATTAAAGGGTCACACGAGAGAAGACCAAGAATCAACACATATCATCTTCCTTCTTGATACGAGTGGAAGCATGGATGAAGATGATAAGTTGGCCACATGTAAAAAGTCGCTTTCTTTCGTATTGGAACTGATGCGTGATACAGATGCAGCAAGTATTGTAACGTTCGGTGATAATGCAAGTGTAATTATAAACTGTATAGAAACAAGTCCAGAGAATAAGGTCCGTATGTTATCATGTATTGATTCTATTGTGACAAATGGTTGTACAAATATGTCGGCAGGTCTTATTGAAGCCAAATCACTAATTGAGTCTGCTACGTCTCTTAGAAAGCAGGGTATTATTCTCTTAACTGACGGAATAGCAAATCTCGGAGTCTGGGAACCTGAGAAGCTCTTTGATGTTGTAAGAAATGTTGTAGGTGGTCGAGATAGTCTAACTGTAAATACGGTTGGTTATGGACTCAGTCACAACATTGATTTACTATCTAAAATTTCTGACTGGACAAGTGGGACATATTCTGTGGTGAATAGCTTAGAGCATGTTGCTACAGTCTTTGGTTCTATTCTCGGCTCTATGGTATCAACAACTGCTCAAACTGTGAAGCTTCTGTTGCCATCAAGTTATAAAATGATTACGAAACTTCCTTCTGAGACGAGTCCTACAAATACAATTGTAAGAGTGGGGGATATTCAGTCTGAAGTCAGTCAGATTATCTTATTTGAGGTGGATACTGAGGTGAATTTACCATTTCAGGTGAGTGGATATAATCTTCTTAATCATTCGTTCATTGAAGAGTTAGTGCATGTTGGACCAGTTCCAGCTATGTCTGATGAGGATAGAGTGAGTTTAGAGTTTGCATTCTTACGTATCGAGGTTGTTTCACTTATGACAGAAATTCGTGCATCTGTCGATTCAGCAGGGCCACAGGTAACTCCTCAACAGAAGTCTATATTCTTAGAAAAAATTGCTGAATTGAAGCTGCGCTTAGAATCAGCCGACGAATCGCTTTCATCTATAACATCTGTTATGAAAACAGACCTGATTATGCTTGAGCGAGTTCTAAATGGGACTAATTATAGAAATAATGCAGATTTAGGCTTACTCAGTCAGCATGCAGGAGTATATTCATCTGGACGAGGAATGACGAGTCTTGGTGGTGCCTCTGTACCAGATGATGATTGTCCTAGTGCGCCTCCAGACGTAATTGCAAGTCCAATGATTAGTCGGAGTGCTAGACGGTATGCGTCAATTCTTCGTAACCGTAGTCAAAATCCTGAGGACCCAGCAGTCTAATCATATAATTCGTCAAAACTGCGAATATTGATTATTAATTCTGAATCATTTTCTGCATTAAGTTTTGGGTCAATAGGTAGACCATTTTTCATTCTTAATTCTATAATTTTCCAAGCGGGTACAGGTCCAACTGAAGCCGTTGGTGGCGGTATAGTTTTTTTTGTATGCAACTCATGAATATATGATAATGCGAAGTATAATGAATGTAATTGGTGCATAAGATATTCTTTTATGACTTTCTCAGGCTGTTTAGTATTACGAGCAATATTTGCATCTAAGCAAATGTCTAGTAGATAGCTTAGTTCACTTTCACATTTCGGGAAATCTATACGAAGAATAGTCCATAGGACTAGAGATATTTCATATTGTAATACGGCACCGGATTCAAATTCACGAGATAATATCAGATGTGGATAATCTTCTTCATCAATTTCAAATAAATCAGAATCTGAAGGAAGTTCTTTTAATATTTTTTCAAACGATTTAGTAATTTCTGAGATGCATCTTTTTAGAGATTTCATATTGATATATGGCTGTAAATGGTAATTAATTGAGAGTGGTGCTAATAATGAATCGTAGATAAATGTCTTGCACATTTCGCACATTGTATATGGTTGTTATTAATATAAGCTGACATATTATTTCAATTTTTAACAGTGATGGTCTAAATACTAATGCATTTTAATATTGAGATGGCTACAAAAATCACAGCGCTTTCTGATGGTATTGGATTCGTAGAGCTTATTGGAACTTTCGGAGATGACTTGACGGTTGTAAATGCAGCTCGAGTGAGTTTTGCGAAGGAATCGGTAGAGCTAACTTCTGGAGATGCGAAGTTAATCAAGTATTTAGCAAAGCATGAACATAATAGCCCATTTTTCCATCCACAACTTCGGTTTCGTCTAAAAATGCCAATTTTCGTCGCCAGAGAGTGGTTCCGTCATACGATTGGATTTGCCAGAAATGAGGTTAGTCGGCGATATGTTGATTCGGATGTTGAGTGCTATGTTCCTACTGCTGATATGATTCGTGAGCGGGATACAAATAAGAAGCAGGGGTCAAAGTCAACTGCGGTTGATAATTCCGAGTGCGCAAAAGAGCATATTGTAGATTTAACGGATTTGGCTGTAGAGACATATAATAAACTATTGAGTGAAAATGTTGCGCCAGAGGTTGCGAGAATGGTCTTACCTCAGTCGATGTATACTGAGTTTATTGAGACTGGTTCTCTATATGCATATGCTAGACTCTGTAAACTTCGTCTTGGACCTGATGCTCAGTATGAAATCCGCCTATATGCTCAGGTATTGAGTAGTATTCTTGAGCGGTCATTTCCCGTAAGTTGGTCGGCTTTAATGGAAACTGAACAGTTGATATCTGCGCCAACCCATTAAAAAAATCCAATTATACTATAGTATAGTATGCGTTGGCTTTTATTATTATCTATGATTGGACTTATAAGTGCAACACCCCCAAATAATTGTGAGATGGTAGCTTCACATTATGGAAGAAATCTGGCGAATATAGGTTTAAATCCAACCCGTTCTGCAACTGCGTCGAAGACATCTACACGTACTTCACAACGTTCAATATCGTCAGTGATAAGTAAAAGGGCTACACGAACTTCAGATTATACACTTACAATAGTTCCTACTGAATTTATGACAGAGTCTGCAATCCAATCGGATACACCTAGTTCATCTTCAGATGTGTCAATTAGCTCAGCATTAACTAGCACCCATACTTCTTCTACAACAAGTACAAAAACTTTTAGTTCTTCAAAAACAATAACGGCTTCTACTTCATCATCTAAGAGTATGACTGGGTCTCCAACACAATCTATAAGTGTTAGACAGTCAAAGACACCAACTACGTTGCAGACGGCTACTTCTTCAGCCCGTGTATCAAGAAGTCCTTCTGGTAGCCATTCAGTCACTAAGAGTTCTCTAGTATCTAAAATACAATCGACAACACCGACGGCTACATCGACAACAATGACTTCTAAAACTGTAACATCTTCAGGAACTGCTACTAGAACAATTACTTCAACTAAGAGCGGAACACCATCGAATTCACAGTCATCATCTGCGTTTTCTACAAAGACACCCTCGTCTAGTTCTTATATATCACGAAGTATACAATATACTTCAACTCCGAGCATAAGTCTAAGACCTAGTAAAACACCTACGTCATCTGTCACACGGACTCGTTCTTCTAGAGTCAGTTTTACTACGACGTCTACAACGAGTATAACAGGCTCTTCTAATGCATGTAAAACAATGACAGGAACAGTTACACTATCCCGTTCATCTCTTTTAACACGAACACTTACACCGTCTATTTCTAGTACTGCATCTATACGGAATACTGCCACTAACAGACTCACAAACTCTATTAAAAATAGTGTATCACCAAATAAAAGCCCGACTGTCTTAATGACTTCTACACCGTTATATACATTTACAATTACAAATTCAAAAAGCTCTTTTGAATCAAAGTCGACGACAGCTTCTCCAACCTTATCTCGTAGTGAAATTCCTACAAAGAGTGCAAGACATTCTACCACAGTGACTAGGTCATCTCTAGCATCTAAAACTACAACGGCTTCGGTAACACAAACTAGAACTCCACGTACATCTTTGTCTGGTCGTATTAGCTCAAGTATAACTGTATCGGCTCCCATTTCCAAGACTATGTCTGGAAGTCCAACATGGACAATGTCGCCTATACAGACTAAAACTATGTCTATGAGTGCTATAGTAACAAATGCAAATACGAATACTCCAACTGAGACATATATAATTAGGACACGAACTGCATCATTATCTGTATCATCGGCACCTACAGCGAAGCAAACAAATTCTCATTGTAATTCATTAAGTTCTTCAGCATATGAGTCATATTCTAGCGGACAAAGCCTTTCAGTAAGTTCTTCAGCATCATATTCATCAGCTATGAGCGACTCTAGTAGTGGTTCTGTATCATTAACTATGTCTACTTATTCTTCGGCATCAACTACGACTTCAGCAAGTATATCTAAATCACCGTCAGCATCCGTTACAGCTTCTATATGTCAGACTAGATCTGCAACTCATTCCAGAACGGTATTAGAATCAAACTCACCATCTCTATTTCAGAGTGGTTCTTCATATATGTCATATACATCTGCATTTAGTGCAACATCTTTTTATTCAACTACATCTGTAGTTACTTATACAGTGAGTTCTTCAAAGTCTGTAAGCATGACAAATGAACCAACATCTTCATCAGCTATAACTATCACTGCTTGTGTAAGCCCGTCATCATTAGAATCTATAACACCTCTGATATCTTCATTACCTGCACCATCAATGACCCCAGTAGAAACTCATAGTTCTACTGGCAGCCCATCAGTTTCATCTGTAATATCACTAAGTGCAATTGAAACACTTACATCTACAAGAACATCGTCAGTAACATCTTCAAGAACACCTTCTATGACTTCAAGTGTATCACCAACACCGTCTAAAACGGTTACTCCATCGATGACTGTATCGGTGACACCTTCTAAAACAAGGTCACCATCACGAACTCCATCAGTAACTCCTTCTAAAACAAGGTCACCATCACGAACTCCATCAGTGACACCAAGTAAATCTCGTACACCATCTAAGTCAATCACACCATCACGAACTCCCTCACTGACTCCATCAGTTACTCCTTCTAAAACAAGGTCACCATCAGTGACTCCATCAGTAACACCATCTAAATCACGAACTCCCTCAATTACACCAACTCAATCTTCTACACCGTCGAAGACAGGAACTCCGTCAATTACCCGTTCAGCTAGTCCATCTAAGTCAGGAACTCCATTAGTGACTCCGTCAGTATCACCTTCTAAAACAAGGTCACCTTCAGTAACACCAAGTGTTTCTCCTACACCATCTAAGTCAGTGACTTCGTCAGTGACAGCTTCTAAATCAAGAACGTCTTCAGTAACTCCTTCAGTAACTCCTTCTAAGACGAGGTCGCCTTCAGTGACTCCTTCAGTTACACCTTCTAAATCAGTTACACCTTCTAAATCAAGGACACCTTCTAAATCAAGGACACCTTCAAAATCAGGAACACCATCTAAATCAGCGACTAGATCTGTAACAAGGACTCGTACTAGATTGTAGACCATATAAACCTTTTAAATTATACACAATGTAATGGAATATGATTACTGCATAGTTGGAGCAGGTTTATCTGGTTCAACTATAGCTCGATTGGCTGCAGAGGATGGCTATAAAGTATTGATAATAGATAAACGTGACCATATTGGTGGAAATGTCTATGATAAGATTGATGAGATAACGGGTATTCGTATTAGTTTATATGGCGCACACTTGTTTCATACGAATGATGAGGGCGTCTGGAACTTCGTAAACCGTTTCGGTGAATGGGTTCCATGGTATCATAAGGTTGTTGCTGAATGTTCAGGTCAGCTTGTACCCGTTCCAGTCAATATAACTACAGTGAATATGCTCTTTGGTGAATCTATTAGCAATGAGGAGGAAATGAAGGAATGGTTATCAAAAGAGGCTATTGCATGTGATAAGCCAAATAATAGTGAGGAGGTTGCATTAAGTCGTGTTGGTCCAAGACTCTATGAGAAGCTATTCAAGTCTTATACATTTAAACAGTGGGCAAAGAAGCCTATTGACCTTGAGCCATCTGTTCTTGAGAGAATCCCAGTTAGAACCAATTTTGATGATAGGTACTTTACATGCAAATACCAAGCATTGCCACTAGATGGCTATACTGGTATAGTTAATTCAATGCTAGATCATCCGAATATTACTGTGAAGCTAAATTGCGCCTGGACTAAGGATATGAAAAAGGTTTGGAAGAAGCTAGTATTTACTGGACCTATTGATGTATATTTCAGTGAAGCGGGACTGCAGCCATTAGAATATAGGTCAATTAATTTTGATTGGGAGCGTATACCTGGTCTCAGATATGCTCAGACAAATTCAGTTGTAAATTTCCCATCTGCATTTAGAGATGAGACCCGTTGTGTTGAATACAAGCACTTTCTAAACCAAGAAAGTGATTGGACTATTTTAGCAACTGAAACAACCTCAGATAAGGGAGAGCCATATTATCCTGTTCCTACAAAAGCAAATAGGGATTTGTATGAAAAATATAGGAGCCTTGCTGAGAACACGCATGACGTACATTTCGTTGGACGTTTAGCGAGTTATAAATATTTCAATATGGACCAAGCGATAAGGAATGCAATGGATTTTTACCGTGAAGATCTTAATTTAGGCACTTGGCGTTACTCATCATCTGAATCTGCGCAGTCGTAAAGTTGTTCTGATTTGTAGCGACCCTTATACGCTCCAACACCTGTTTTAGTGACCTCGTATAGTTTACTGGATTTGCTGTCAAGATAATACTCCTTACCTTGACACTTTATCTTTGACACTTTCACTATAATTGTCTCAGCAACCATAATCGGTGGACTCATAGATTCTAGCATCTGTGGTTTTACTTGTACAACCGGTTGTGCGTCTACTGCGACTGTAGATATGGCTGGAATAATAGACTTCTTTTTGTAAACACGGGGCTTCTTTGGTTCAACTGCAGGTGCTGCAACGGTTGCAGGTACTGTTGGAACAACAACTACCTCTTCAGTATTTACAACCTTCTTTCTTGGCATTTCACTAAGAGCTTTAGTAATTGCGTCCTTAGCCCTAGTTTCATCAGACTCTAAAATAGTCCATCCTTCTTTCAGCTGTTTCAAGTAAAATGGTGACCCGTATAATTTACTATCTGCAGGATATGGTCCTCCTACAATACCATGGTCACATTTCGGATTCGATTGATATTTATATTTTGGCAGCTTATTGCAACAATCTGTGCATAGGCTTAGACCTTCTGAAACTACATTTGGGCACTTATATTCTGTCCAAATATATTTTCCTTCTTTTCCATTCATTACTAAACGAAATGACTTTTTGTCTGGATGTGCACGTCTAGCAATACATGAAGACATTATGGTTACTTCATTAAGTTAGAACTAGGTGGTCAAATTTTACCCTCGAAATTTACTTACGTCTTTTAGTATTGTTTTGCTTTTTGTGAGATACCTTTCTTGTTCCGCCCAAACGAGTAATATCAATTAAACCTTGACGTTTTTCTTCAGCTATAATCATAGCTACCATGTCTGCCAAACTCTGAGAATTATTTAATACTAGACCTATTTTAGCAGCCTCATTTATCATTGCATCTTTACGTCTTATTGCCATTAAAGTAGCTCTTCTTTGACTTTCACTTGGCCTCGTTGCACCTCTAGCACCAAGAGACATAGGTACACGAGGTGTACCTCTTATACCTTGTACCACTGCGGGTCTAAATGCTGCACCAGGCTGGAGATTCGGAAGCACTGGTACTCCAGCAGCTCTTAATGTTCCTTGATTTGGTCCAGCCCTCTGTCGTAATCTATCACCTGGCATTGCCCCGTTTGGAGTAGGTGGTGATGCTGGTCTATTATTTCGTGGATTAAAACTCATTGAAGTTGAACTTGATGAAGGAGGTGGAGGTGGGGGTGCACCTGATGCAGTAGTTGACCTTCCTAGAGATTGCGTCGTTCTTGCAGTATTTGGCGGAGGAATAGCAGCTCTAACGGGTTGAAACGCAGGAACGAAACCAACCCCCGCTGCAGGATTATTCTGCTCAGCAGGGAGCATTCTAGCGACTGGAAGAGTACGATTCGGTGAACCTGCTCGACCCCGTTGTCTGACAGCCTCCATTGGTGGAGATGGTTCTCTGAATAATGCATCTAGCCTCCTAGCTGCTTCATTACCAGCTGCTCCTAATCCAGCCACTGCAACTCTTCCAGCTGCTCCTAATCCAGCTTTTGCACCTCTTCCAGCTGCTCCTAATCCAGCCATTGCACCTCTTCCAGCTGCTCCTAATCCAGCCACTGCAACTCTTCCAGTGGCCTCTAGTGCCTTACCAGCTACGACATCAGCTCCTCGAGCCACAGCTAATGTAGCACCTTCTAACATAGCAAGAGCAGCTTTAACACCTCCAAGTGCTGCTCCAATAGTAGGGAACAGTGCATTATGTGCAACAGCAACTGTTACTTTTTTTGTTGCAGTTAAAACTCCTCCTGCAGCCTCAATAAGCTTTGCACCAGCCTGTTTACCACCTATTTTTATAAGCTCTCCTCCTGCACCCAATATCGCCATCAGGGCTTCAAGCTCTTTACGAGTTTTTTCTTCTTCGTCTCTATTTCTTGCGGCCCGCTCTCGCAATTTATTCATAGCAGCCTTAGCCTTATTTGCAGCTTTAATGCTATTAGATACTTCAGCACTCGCATTAATAGCAGCCTTAAGCACTGCAACAGCGGCTTCTCTAGCACTATTAGCAGCCTCTTCTGCAGAAATCTTAGCTGCGGCATTATTAGAATTATTAGCATTAATATTATACGGACTAGCAAATAATTGGCGTAAGGAATCACTCACGTCATCTTCTGCATCACTCACCTTTTCCAAGGCTTCTTCTAGACTCAATGGAGTAGTAGGGTCTTCTTCTTCATAAAACTGACCTTTTCCATTATTATTAGGATCATTATTATTAGGATCATTATTATTAGGATTTGCGGCTACTTTAGCTAAACCGTTCATTTCTAATTAAACCGCATATTAAAAAGGGCCGGGGAAAATTATTCATCATACACCTCTAATGTTCTTGCACTCGGGTCACTAGTTTCTGGTGACCATTTTGGCATCCAGCGATAGGGGACCGTAGCGGAAATTGGATTTAATCCATACATACTTGTAAATAGGAATCGGTAATAATACTCCTCGGGTGTCTTTGGCATTAAATGGTCGGAAGCAGATAATCTATTCATCCAATCACCTGGCACCATTGATGAAACCCGTTCCTTAATCTCCTCAAACCATGCCTTCTCTGGTGTGGAAACACCGTCACTAAATGCTTCCTTACGCCGCATTAAGACATCATACGGTAAAGTAACTCCATCATCAAATGCCTGTCTGAGAAGCGCCTTCTCAATTCGCCCTCCTCTATGCGGTCGTAGAAGGCTGGGGTGAATACTACGAACAAGAGAAACAAATTGTTTATCTAAGAAGGGTGTACGAGCCTCTAGACCATTTGCACTAATCGACCTATCACTACGCAGTACATCAAACGTGTGAATATCTTCAAGCAGCCGCTCAGTCTCAGCATGGAATGCCTCATCATTCGGTGCATTATTAAAATAGAGATATCCTCCAAATAGCTCATCAGCTCCATCACCATTAAATACAACCTTGCAATTTGTCAGCTCTCTTATTTTCTTTGCAATCAAATAATTTCCTGTACTGGCTCTTACGGTAGTCGTGTCATATGATTCAATCGCCCGTATAACATCAGGGATTGCAAAAAAGAACTCATCAGGTGTCATTTCAATCTCCGTGTGGTCACTTCCAATCCAATCTGCAACGATACGGGCATGTTTCAAATCAGACGACCCCTTGAATCCAATTGAAAATGTCTTAAGGGGAGGTTGACCGAGCTGTCTCAGATTACTCTGAACAAGAGAAGCTATTAGACTGCTATCCAAGCCGCCACTTAGAAGGGCTGCAACAGGCCTGTCTGTTAACATGCGCTTTCTTACAGACTCTTCTAAGGCGAAACGAATAGCCACTATGGCATCTTTTACTGCCAAAGGCTCATTAGGTCTAAACTGAGGATGGGTCATCCATGGAATTGTATGATACTTGATATTTTGCTCTTCAGTCATTGTCTCCATATTATAAACACTCACTGTTCCGGGTAAAAATGGTACGATTTTCTCGTAATATGGTGATATCGCCTTTATTTCAGATGAAAAGACATATGTCCGTGAGACTGCACTGGAACCAATGAATAATGGGCGGACTCCATATGGGTCTCTAGCAATAATTAGCTTCTTCCTTTCTGAATCATATAATGCAATAGCAAAGACTCCATCAATTGCTCTAACAAATGCTTTAATATCATCTCTGTGACGTAGATATAGGTCACCAATACAATAGCAATCAGACCCAGTATTGTTTAAACCAAGAGATTCCTCAATTTCCTTGTGATTATAAATTTCGCCATTGCATATCCAGGTTAATCCGTTTTTTGAGAATGGTTGCATACCATCCTTAGTTAGTCCATTAATTGCGAGGCGTGTAAAGCCAAACATAAGTGTCCTTGACACATTTATAATTGCCGTCCCTTCTGGTCCTCTAGCTTCTAACCTCTTTATAAATTGCTGAGGATAATCTTGCTCAACACTTACACCTGCTCTTACCCATATTCCACACATCTTGATATATTCATAAAATATTGTTTAGACCATATAGAGATATGGACGCTAGTGAGTTAATAAAACGACTAAAGGAGAAGACAATATTCTATAATATCCAAGCACAATTTTCTACGGCACAGGCGTCTAATAATTGTAAACCAAAGGATTGTGGGCCATCTAATAACTGTTTTTATAACTTTTCAAATTATGAAGTGCGTAATGATTATTTTAATGGAAGATATGAGGTTGGTTCTGCATGTAGTACTTGTAGCACATGTGTATCATTTTGTTTTCAATAATATGTTTCCGGATAATATCTGTAAGAGCGCATAAACAGATTTGATTATACGTATATATAATGCCAAATCTAAAGTCAAAGGGTGAGCGTTTGAAGGAGACTATTACTCTTTTAAAAAAGCTTCCTGAAGTTGGTGTGCCAAGAGAGTCATATGCATACAGTCAAGTGCAAGATATTATGACAGCTTGGGTGTATGATGGACCCGCAACAAGAACTACAATCGATTTTCAATCTCATGTAGGGGAACTTGTATTACCGGTTGAAGAGGGAAAGGTTAGTTCTCTTGATTTGAAGGTCAAGAAAAATAAATGATTTTTTTAAATGTATGAAGTTCATACACATAAAAAAATTTGGTCCAGGTGAGGATTGAACTCACGACTTTCGCGTGACTTGTATATACATAAGCTGTATAAGCACGACGCTCTAACCAACTGAGCTACAAGACCATCAATAGCCCTTCGGGCTATACATGGTCTCATAGCAAACCACCCAAAGGGCGATAAGCTACAAGACCATCAGGCTCCAGCTATCTTTCGCCTACATTTTATTGTAGTCTAGGATTTAAGCCTTCATCACCACACCAATTCATGAGCGGCAACCCCACTCAATTTTTAGCCCCGATTTTTTTCAGCTAGACTATTCCTAGATTGTTGATTTAAATAGTCCAGACCCTAGTAGTGGTGGATTTATACCATAAGAATGCATTGTATGTAAATGAGCAAAAAGAAATGCATCAGATGCATATGCACAACCAACCTCATCTATAACTTTTAAGAAGTAGCTAAGACCCTTTGGACTCATGATATATCCAACGGTTCCTTGACCAATATATTCTGGTGGGTCCATGCGATATATATCATACATATCCCAATGTGTTACAATTTCACGTTCTCCTGGATCTCCTCCAGAAACCCACATAATTTCCCAATCTGGATCAAATTTAGTTAATTCTTTCAAACCTCTTTTAATATTATATTTGAAGTGTGAATTTACTATAGTATCATCTTCCATAATTAAAATGGGTTCATTTGACCTACGATTTGCTTTCCATGCCTGAATATGACTTAATGCACATGCCATAATATTTTTAGTCTTCTTGAATATCGGTTCCGCCTCCCGTTTCTTAAATAATGCATCCCTTTCTTCCTTACTATATTTCCGTGTAAGTCCAGGTTGCCCTGATGCTATTCCAAATAACATATCAGTTTCTTCATCTGTAAATTGATGTTTTGCTCCATCTACAGCAGAATGCCGCTTAAATGGAATCCCATGTAAATCACATTGCAATGTCATCATCATAAGTCTGTCGGGACTTCTATCCAAATTTATAAGAGTAGTTGGTATAAAATTATCAATTGTCCTCAAATATAGAAGTATAATTATTACAATAACAATAATCGCCCAAATCCTATAGGGCATCTATTGATTGTCAGATTTTTTAATTGGGTCATCTTCCTCAATGAAACAGTATAACTTTGATTTATAGTATCTATAATGAAGATGAAATGAGGATTCCATATCTCCTTCCATCTCCATTTTGCATGTTATCACAATTGTATTATTTTCGGCCTTTAAAGAATCACATTCTTCCCTCTTATTATTTTCAACAGTGGACCAGGTAGTTTCCGCTAAATCTCTGAAGTAGGCTTCTTGAGCAGTAGACGGAGGAATAACAATCATCTACCTCTAATATATTTAGCAGCCTTAGATGAGCATTACTTAGCAGTAAATTTGAACAGTTTACTAGTATTAGATTAATTACAAATGTCATTTCTTAAGATTGCTGATGTTCAAAAAGGCCCCGCAGAAATGCCTGCAGACCCCCCAATCAATTACAAGTTTCCTCTAGACCCATTTCAACAGCATGCTATGAAGGCAATCTGTCAGGAAGAAAATGTTCTAGTGACGGCTAAAACTGGTTCGGGTAAGACTTTAGTTGGTGAGGTTCAGATTGCCTATTCTCTTAGAAAGGGTAAGCGTGTATTCTATACGACCCCAATCAAGTCTCTCAGTAATCAGAAGTTTAACGACCTCAAAAAGCAATTCGGCTCGGTTGGAATTATGACGGGCGATATTAAGTTTTGTCCGAATGCAAACGTCGTAATCATGACAACTGAAATCCTGAGAAACCTTCTATTCAAAAAGGATTCCACAACTAAATCAATTGGCTTAACGGCTGAGATTTCATGTGAAGACCTTGATGCAGTTATCTTCGATGAGTGTCATTATATCAATGACAGGGACAGAGGGCATGTCTGGGAGGAAATCATGATTCTCTTACCGCCTGAAGTAAAAATGGTTATGCTTTCAGCTACACTTGACCATCCAGAATATTTTGCAGAGTGGTTAGGTGAATTGAAGCAGAGACCAATCAATTTAATTAGTACTGAGTATCGTATTGTTCCATTAACCCATACACTCTGGTATGGCCAGCAATCCCATGTACTGATGGATTCTAAAAATATCTATAATGATAGGGCTTATAAGGATTGGCTTGCATGGCGCCTGGATAAGGAGAAGGCTCATGATAAGTTTCAACAGAAGGTGAAGGATGCTCGTGCTGGAGGGCAGGAGGGTCCGATTGAAGGAAAGACTCGACCAACAACCTTTCTCCATCAAATGAATGAGCTTATTGCGACTCTTGAAACCAAAGAATTGCTTCCTGCACTCTTCTTTGTCCTATCAAGGAAGGATTGTGAGAAGTATTCACACAAGGTTGAAAGTACTCTAATTACATCATCTGAAAAGGCTGACGTCATTCATATTTGGAATTATCATCTTAGACATCACAAGGAAAGTCTAGAAAAGCTCCCTCAATATCATAATTTGAGGACATTAGTTGAAAAGGGTGTAGCATATCACCACAGTGGTCTAGTTCCAATGCTGAAAGAAATCATTGAAATCTTATTCTCTAAAGGGTTTATCAAAGTCTTATTTGCCACAGAGACCTTTGCAGTTGGAATTAATATGCCAACAAAGACGGCAGTCTTCGTCGGCGTCAAGAAATATGATGAGCAATGTAAGGATATGCGGGTATTAACCACTGCAGAATATCTTCAGATGGCTGGACGTGCTGGGCGACGAGGATTAGATACTATGGGAACTGTTATTTATCTTCCAGATAGAAATCCAATTGACCCGCATGAGATGCGTGCAATGATGTGCGGCGGTAAAGCTGAAGTGACTTCCCGTATGGAATTTGGCTACGATTTCATTTTAAAGACAATACAGTCTGGAAATCGTTCGTGGTTAGATATTCTAGAAAAATCCTATTGGCGTCGTCAGCGTCAGGTCCAGATTCTTGCGATTGAGTCTGACCAACGTAAACTAAAGGGTCGCTTAGACCAAATTGTTCTTACGCAGGATGAAATAGACACAGTGCAACAGAAGTTTGATTTAGAACAGCAGTTATCATCGCTTACAAATGCAAAAAAGAAGAAGGTCGAGCTTCAATTAATACGTTGGAAAGATGAAAATACTGGTGCTAAGTGGGAACGTGCCGTCAAACTATATGATGAAATACGGTCAATTCAGAGAGAGCTAAATAAACTTAGTGAAACCCTTGAACTCTTATTAGACACTTCATCGGATGTTGAGCGTAAGATTCGAGTTCTTGAACATGCAGGCTTTCTAAAACCACTTGATAATCCAAAGGCCCATACAAAAGATTCGCTCACAACCATTGGTGTTCTAGCAACTGAATTGAATGAATCTGATTCACTTCTTATCTCCCAATTCTATCTTACTACTGCAGCAAAAAAGCTAGAACCGATTGAACTATTAGCAGTAATCGCCGCCTGTATTGTTGATGGTAAGGATGACAATAGTATAACACTCAATGATATAAAGGTTCCAAAGTCAGTCAAAGACTCTCTACTTGAGATTAATGATATATGGGATAGTCTAAGAAGAATAGAACGGTCTCAGAAATCAGTAGAGAGTGATTGGAAAATGAGTGTTTCATGGATTGGCCCTCTATGGGATTGGATGCAAGGTGAAGCAGTCAGCACAATCTGTTCTAATTATGGAATCTATGAAGGGAACTTGATTCGGTCTGTTCTTAAACTTCAAAATATGCTAGATGAATGGAGGTCTATGGCAACCTTCTGTGAACATACTGATATTCTAGAAAAATTCAAGGATGCACATAGACTTCTTGTAAGAGAAGCAGTTATTCAAGACAGCCTGTATCTACATCTTTAGAGTGAATTCTAAATATAATTTTATCCTTCCATGATACTTTATCATAATTAATATAATATGAAAGTCTCACATACTTTTTTAGTTCTATGCGTTCAGTAGTTCCATCTTTTGCCTCTATAAATATACCATCCGTATCTTTCTTAATGATAGCCTTCACACGAATAATGCGATTCCATTCTTTGACCCAAAGTTTAACAAATTGCTTTTCCTCATGTATCTCAATAATCAGTGGTGAAACCGTGGCCTCTTTACTTTTAGCAAGAGTACTGATAAAGAATTCATCCCTCTCAAACGCCTTTGCATTTTTTTGAAGGATATTTAGTTGTCTGCAAAGTGACTTAGCATTTTGAGATGGTGCAATCTCAGATTTAAGTATTGTAAGAATGCATCGCTGGTTATAGAGGTCTGCATATCTACGAAGGGGTGAAGACGCATGTGCGTAATCATCAGTATTCAGTCCCCAATGTCTCCCAATGGAGTCTGATGTCACATAAGTGGCAGCTGAGAATGCCATTTTTTCTAGAGAGGGGTCAATACTAGACATATATTTGAGTTTTTCAATGTCTGGTTCTGAGTGATGTCTGAGAATACCTAGACCATTTGCCTTTAGAAGTTTACCAGCCTCAGAATTATAATAAATCATGAGCGTCTCAATCCACTCCTCGCTTGTAGAACGGTCAGTTTTAGCGATATCATTTACAATTGATTTGAGAATGTTAAACTCTTCTAATGTTTCTTTCTGACCAGTCTCATAAGTATATGCTTTATCTACAATGACTTTTGATAGTTTCCATTTAACCTGCTCAATGCCAGTAACAGGAGACCATGTAATACATAATGAAATTGCATTACGATAAAGACCCTTTAGTAAAGAAAGCTCCTTTGTACTTAATAAAGGTGGTAGCATATGCTTGGGTTTATTAGTATCTGGATACAATGTTTGCCCAACCTTTCTTGCATACATGTCTATAGGTGAGCCATCATCAATAGCAGTCGCAACATCTGTAATACTAATACTTAGACACCATTTATTATCTGATAATTTATTTATACTGATTACATCATCTACATCTTCACAACCAGGTGGGTCAATATTAAATGTGTATCCAGAAATAAGTTCTCGTCTCTCTAAGGCCTCAATATAGCGGGGCGAGATTGCAGCTATTTTTGGAAGTGGCCATGGAGAATAACGCAGAATCAGCATATCCTTTTCAATCTGAAGGTTACCACATGGTCCAATGATTCTTTGTAAAGATGCTTTAGGAAATTTTGAACCCATTTCCCATGATTCAAATGTGGCTACAGCAATAACATTTGTCGTTGCATTAGTTTCACCACACCCTGTTATCATAAGAGGATATGATTTATTAATAGGTTCAAATAAATAGATTGGTTTACCTCTCGAAGTCATTCCATATCTAACCTTACTTTGAAGGTAGATTATCCCTACGATTGGAGGGTGGTCAATTCTCTTAAGAAGAGTACCACATTCCGTAATCTTATCACCTGGAAGTGCTGGAATAATATTCTGAACACCTTGAATTGTATTTATACAATTACCATCTTCATCAATAACGTTAAAGTTAATATAATCTTTTGTTTCGAGTGACATTTGCATAGTTAAATGGCTAAATAGGGTCAATTTTATGTTTATCTAAAGCAGTCCCCATGTATTATTGCATATGGACGCTGACTTGTATACACTTGTTGCAAAGTATGGCTTTAAAAATCTACACAGTCGCCTTGTTGATATAATGCGTGAGGAGTATACTTACTTGCATTCACAGTTTCAGACGACTCCTGTACCAGTCAAGCAAGTTGTTTTACAGGAAGTACCTATCGCTGAGAAAAAGCCAAAGAAAACTTATACTAAGAAGCCTGTAGCCAAGCCTGTAGAGACTCATGAGACAGTTGACTTAAGTTTGGATAATGTGGAATTGAAAGATGTGATTGTAACTGTATCTGATAAGCCAAATCAATATCGTGACCCAAAGGAAATGAAGGAGTTTCAGAAGAATGCAATTGAAGCTAAAAAAAGAGAAAATGAGGCGGCAGGATTGGAGCCGTCTCATTTTCTCACAAAGGATAATTTGAAGCAATGGATTGAGATGGAAGGGCGCACGTATGCATGGGTAGCAAGAGAGAAGGCAGGATGCCCCGAGTCTCAGGTTGCTGCAACTGCTCAAATGATGGGAATTAAAAGTAAGATTTCAAAGAAGCGTGGAATTATGATGGCTGGAAAATAGTTATTTAGTTGATTTCTTACCTTTCTTAGATGCTGGTTTATCTGTTACGATATTTACTGGTTCAACTTCAGGCTCAGTATACTCACCCAATAACAGGCCTTTCAAACTGTCTATATCAGCAATCTGAGAACATACCTCAGCAATATTGTTATACGTATTTGTTTCAATTAGTTCAATCTGTTGCTTCTTATCTGCAGTCATCTTTTTTATTAATTTGCCCCCTCTAGCTATGATTCTATCTAGAGAGGTCCTTGATTGGTCTATGCGTGATTGTAGAGTAGATTCTTGAGAACCTGCAGTGTTGCATAACATAATATTATTGAATACTCCAGTAATCTTAATCAACTGGTCAATAACAGCAAATGTATAATCTATATCTAAATCTGCACATGATTGAATATAGACTACACACTGTGACCCATGTATCCACTCAATCGTAATAGGATTAGTCGGATTTCTTCCTTGAATTGATGTATTAAGTGATATGAAAATGCCAATAAGAGCTTCAGGATGCATTTTCATATCACGAATAAACTTAGTAACCTCAGTTTGTGGTATTGAGTTAGTATAATTCTTAATCTCAAATAGCGATAGTACATTATTAATCGTAGACGAGTAGTCACATGAGAAGGTTGGAGCCTTAACTAAATCCCAGTTCATCTTTTCTTTAGCAATATTTGCAAAGAAGTGTTCACCATCGTGACCTCTCAATACAGATGATGATTGCCTTTGAATCTTAGTCTGCAACTCTTGCTCCTTCAAGGCTAGTTTCTGTTCCCTCTGCTGTAGAATACCCTCCTTTATTGTAATTATCTCCATATTCTTTTGTTCAATTGCTTTAATAAGTCTATCAGATTCTTGCTGACATTTATCTCGTATAATGCTTTCAGATTTAGATGCAACATTGAGTTCAGCTTCTAGTTCAGATATTCTCTTTGATAGACTTTTAGTTTCCCGTTGATTCTGAACTTCGAGTTCAGATTTATATGCAGTTATTTCAGATTCCCGAATAGAAAGTTGTTTTTGAGCCGCCTTGAGTTGTTGCTCGTATTTGCTTTCAGATTCAGACAAGGATGATTTATATGTAGATTCCATTTCAGATATTTTAGTAACAAGTGAATGTAATTTAGTATTCATATCAGAAGATGACTTCTTTTCAAAATTTATTAGCTCTTCTGAATGTTTTTCCTTAATATCTTTAAGATATTCAGCAAACAACAAGTCTCTTGTGTATTCATGTTCAAGATCTTTTTCTAAATCAAGTAACTTCGATGCGAATGTTAATATTTTCTGAAATTGTGGAATACTGCATGAAAGGAGTTGGTCTGGAATCTGATAATCATTTGTAGAACAAAACGTTAATAATGATAATTGATTGATTTGTTCTCTTGATACGAATGCGGGACCAGTACTCATACTATATATATGCCAAGTAATGTTTAGACGCTTATTCATTTAGGATTGTTCTAGCTTTTTTCTCAAGTATGATGGAATATATCCAAGAGGGTGTGGTAATTTAGTCGGAGACTTAATCTTTGCCAAAGGACCCGTGTAATAGTATGGGATAGGAACCCACCTTTTTTCCATTCTAGTCTATTATTTGTAATAGGTTTAAATTCCAAATAGTGCTCGCTTTGTTCCATTAGGATTAGTATTAGTATTATTATTACGAGGGCGCTTTTTAGTTTTGTTATTAGCCTTCGCTTGAGCATTTGCTCTCGCTTGCAAATATAGTCGCTGTGAGTTATTTCTATTTGTCTTAGCTTTCACTTTGTAATTGAATTTATTTGAACCAGCTAGAATACCTGAATTCAATAAGGCTGCAGTGGAATTAAGGTCTGGTTCATAGTTTTTTACATTTTTAGAAGGAATCTTCAGGCCGTATTCATTAATTTCTCTACGTTCATTATTAGTTAAACGCGGTTTCTTAGTTCTATATCTAACAATTGCAGGCGGTTCCATATCTATTCTTACGCATGAAAATAATGAGACGAAATCACAGCGTACCTTTCAAAAAAAGCGGAGTTAGTGTGTGTAGACGTATACAGGAAGGCGCTGCATGATAGTGTAGTGTTGTTAGCGTCAAAAGGTGACGAAGAGTCTCGTATTAGGATGA